AAGAAACCCAAACAAGATCCAAAGAAGAAAGGCGGATTTAAGGGGGGAGCTAAGAGAGTAGGTAGAAATCTAGGGAACTTCTACGGAAAAGTCCTAACAGGAGGTGCTTATGGAGTAGGAGGAGTTGGAGTACCCGGAGCAATAGGTTATGGGATTTATAGGTGGTCATAGCCTGAGCCAACAGTAGCTGATTCTCTACTAGAGGAACAGAGTAGACAAATAATGGAACTTGGAAAACTTGGTAGGGCTAGACAGAACCAAATAACTATAGATTCTCTAAGACGTTCTCTTTCAAATCCAGTACAAAGTACCGGAGATACTCTTAGAGCAGGAACAGCAAGCCAAACTCCACAACAACCCGTAGAGGAAGTTAGTATTATTAAGAACAATCCATTTATGCAGAAATGATAACAATAGAGATAGGAAATAAGAAATATAAGGTTCAGGAAGCTCGCACTGAGGAAGAGAAAGAAAAAGGACTTCAAGGTGTAACGGAGCTTCCTGAAGACGAAGGAATGTTGTTCTACTTTGATCCTCCAGAGGATGTATCCATGTGGATGAAGGATACTCTTATACCGTTAGACATAGTATTCATAAATGATGACGAAGAAGTAGTATATGTAGGAGAAGGAGTTCCAAATACTGAAACTCAAATGACTGTCCAAAATGTTGCATATGTGCTGGAAGTTAATAGTGGTTCTGGAATTTAGGAAGGAGACGAACTTGACTTTGAAGAAGAGGATGAGGATGATGCTCCCGTAATGAAGGTTCTTGCATAGGATGGATCAACATAGATGGATTTATGGGGAGGAGAGCGTATCTTTAGTAGAAAGAACACTGTAGTCTTAATAAGAAAAGCCAAGAAAGCAAATATGTCTAAAGATGATAAAGACTACAAGGCTCTAGGAAGGTATATGTTTAAGTGTATAAAGGGCTAGGATGAAAGACCTCCAGAGTATGTCGAATCTCCAAAGTCCTCTGACGAAGATTAATAAGATATATCTAATATGTATTACATAATTGTATCCTAGCTCGTTTTCGTTTGGAATAAATAAATTAATTATGTAAATTTGTTATCATAACTAGTTTAAATTTAAACAATAAAAATTATGAAAATTACACCAAAAAATCAAGAAACACGTAAATTTCAAGTGGGTGGAGCTATGCCAGCTGGTGCTCCTGCTGAAGATCCCACTGTAGGTGGGGGAGCTCCTACCGGAGAACCTGCTCCAGATCGAGGAGGAGAACAAGATCCTATTATGATGCTCGCTCAGATGTCAGCTCAAGCAATACAAGCTCAAGATTGTCAAATGGCAATGCAGGTATGTCAGGCATTCCTGGAGATTGTTCAGCAAATGCAAGGAGGAGCTCCTGAAGAGCCACAGGGAGAACCAGTTTTCCGTAAGGGTGGAACTTTGGTTCGTAGAATTAAGAAATAATTTACCTTTAACTCAGATGGGGGCATATATTCAAATATATGTTCCCATTTTTTAGTTTATACCATATGATTCAGACAAGAAAAATGGAAGAAGGAGATAAAACTCCAACACTATATAGCTTCTACGATGACTAGTATGACTTTAACGATTTGTCTAGGAGAGTAGACTCTGGTTTAAACAACTACATTTCTACTCTTAAAAGAGGCAAAAAGTATGAGTCAGAAATAAGAGAAGCGGTAGCTAACCTGATGGCAGGAGTGAAGGATGGAACAATCACTTTTGGGAATGGACGCTACAATGACTCACTTGGAAGATATAGTAATGCAGAGGATAAGGATAAGGATGTGTATGGATGGGCAGCCAATTACATATACAACAATATGAGTAAATCTCAGAAATATGTAGCTCCACAAGATACTAGCAAAAAGAACTGGAGCAATATGGCTTTATCCCAGGCTTTAGTTAAGGACATCTTTAATTCTAATTAGCCAAATATAGACTACTTTGTAGATTAGGATCAGCTAGACCCTGAAACTAACACTAGAGGTACTGCTGTTAGAGCAAAGATGATAACAGATTGGATTGACACTAAAGTAAATGATCAGTTATTCAATAGATATACTGGTTATACAAATGAAGATAAACAGAACTTTATAAGACTAGCTTAGGAAGCCTCTGCTAAGTTAAAAGAGAATGGAGTGGATCCTGGGGATTATTTGTCCTTGAGTAGAGCTTTTCCAGGAATACCTTGGGAATCATTATTTAGAACAGGTCCTAAGCAAACCACACAACAAGGAGAAGCAGATTAGGGAGGACTGACCCAATCTGGATTTAATGAATACCTTGACTAGAATTGGAAAAGAATGTCTAATGATTCTTCATCTTTCTCATTATAGAATACTACTTCAAAATATGGGGAATGGACACAGAATCAACTTATTTCGGCTATTAAGGGGATGGATGATTAGACATTAGCCAATTATTTAGTAACGGCTATAAATAATCCAAATAGGGACTTTGGTTCTGAGAAAATCTTTTCTAAAGCTAATGGAGTTCCTGTCTCTAGTTAGTGGCTAGCCCTTACTATCCTATAGAGGATGGCGGCTGAAGGTAAACTCATATAGGATAAGGAGAAGTCAAATATATACTATATACCAGAGTTGTTAAGTAGAGATACCAACTCAGGATATTATTATGATGATAATACAAAAACGATATATAAAAGGAGTATAAGAGATATTCCATACTGGTAGGACTAGTTATATAAATGGTATTCTGGAGACACATCAGAACCTTGGACGGGTAAGTATTTCACAACTGCTCAGTATAAGAAGAACGGTGGAATCATAAAAGCTCAGGGCGGAACTCAACTTTGGTATTCTGGACTGTCTGCCGCTGGTGACTATGATCCAGCAAAGTATCAGTATTCTTATGACACATCGAGACTTGTAGATGCTGATATGTCTGATGACAAGTGGAATCCTTGGGTATCGGATATAGCAGGACTTGGAGTTGGTAGATACAAACCTACTGCTGGAAATACTAGAGCTTATACTTAGAGTATCGAGAATACTCAATATTACAAAAACTTCGGAAATGCTTTATTGAATCCAGATGGGACTTTCACGGATGTCGGATTAGCTTGGGCTAAAGCTGTTGATGCCTAGCTCCCAAAGGGTTCCAAGGCTACATTCTTTGATGAAAGCGGTAATCTTAGAACTACATGGGCTCCAACAACTAATGATACTTATGGTAGAACTAAACGCCAATTTAATAATCTTGCTGATTATGTGAACTATGTTCGTAATGATTAGATTCTAGGTTCTAGACATAACGTATTCCTGAATCAAGGAAATAGATACTTCTATAAGGACTAGAATGGAGTTGAACATTGGGTAGACCCAAATGAGATTTCTAAGTATGAAGTATCTGCTAATCCAGTTCGTTCTTAGTGGAATGATGATAATACTATCTATTGGAACGATTATGAATTGACTGGACTGAAGCCAGATCAAGTTGTTCCTGATGATTAGAGAAATACTGGTAGCCGTGTATATCCAATTGGAACTTAGCCTAAGACTAGTGAGTTTGGAGACTTCATGCTAGGAATAACTCCAGATTTAATTGGAGCTGGACGCCTTTTTGCTTCTTTAAGAACAAACAATAGAGTTGCAAGAACTTTAGATAGGTCACTTAGGCCAGTACTAAAGGATACTTATGAGAGATATTCTCCTATAACTGGCGCATTTGGAGAAATGTCTTTTAGAAATAGACAAGCAGCAGATCTTAGAAGACAGGCTTCTAGACCATTTACTTCTGACGCCTCCTTACAGTTAGCAGGATAGCTAGAAGCTGACAGACAAGCTCGAGACTTAGAATATTAGGGATTCCTAGCTGATGATAAAGAAATAAAGAGAACGTAGGAAGCTGCTCTTGCTAGACAAGAGGATAATATGGCTAGACGTTCCGAAGTATCTAACTTTAATAGAGCCTCTATCAATCAAACTAATAGAGAAAAAGCTCAATTGGAAGCTACTAGACTTAGACATAATTGGCAATCTGTTGATAACTTCCTACAAGGCGTAGAAAGAAGGCTTAGAACCAGTTTGGCAGAAAGACGAGCTATAAGACAAAATGCTTCAATGCAGGCTGCATAGACAAGGTACTAGGAGTTCCTACAACGATTTAATGAGGATTATAAACGTAGACATCCAAATGCTACTTAGGAAACAATGTTGAATGATCCAGAATATATTCGAACAGTTCAAGACCTTAGAAGAAGGTATCAATATGATACATATAATATAGGTCTGGGAAGGTATTATAGGGATCCTTATGCTGGGATTTATGATAAAGACAATATTCCGACATATGAGAGTATATTGTATTCTAAGAATGGAGGAAGGTTAAGACCTAGTATTATGACAATGATAAATAAAGTAATAAAAAATGAAAGTTACACCTAAACATTAGAAAGGAGGGAATTTAGATGCCTTCTTTACAACATATGTTCCGGTTTAGATTCAGGCTCCCAACTAGACTTCTTCTCAATAGAGGTCTAGTGGGAACTCATAGTCTAGTGAGAAGGGTAAATTAACAGAGAAAGACTTCTTTGATATGTTAAAAGACATTGATGGTTTACCTAACGAGATGAACGCGATAGTAGGTAATTTAATGAATACATTTAGGCTAAGTGCCCTTACAGGAGTTGATCCCGGAGACTTAGCAACAACATACCTTTCTAATTTATATCAGGTTAAAGTTGCCTCATAGAACAAGGCAGCTTATGATAAAGCTGTAGAGTAGGCAAATAAAAATGGTTCAATGGCAGAGCCAGCAATCTCAATGGATGGAAAGTTAGTAGTACAGAATGCTGATGGAAAAATTACTACTGTAAGTCTGTCTAACTACTTTGAGAACAAAGATCAGTATGCCCCACTAACTGTTTCTAATCTGGCGAATCTTAGAGCATATAGTCCAGAACTTGCTTATAATCCAGAAGTATTTAATATTATTACTAATAGTATGGGATTTGAATCTTTCTAGGAATTATTAAGTAAAGTTACTTAGACTCTTGGTTCGTCTGAATATACACGAAGTGGAATGTTTAGTTCTGAAGGGTAGGCTTCCAAGGGATTAGAATTACTAATGACTTTAGGAAAGGACGACAGATTACAAGCTATGGGATCAGTAACAGCCGAAGGTCTATATAAGTATAAAGTTATTGATAAGACACAATTGCAACAAATTAATTCTATGCTTTCTTATATAACTTCAGTTCTTCCAGACCGAGCTAAAACATGGGCTGCATTTAAAATGGGAACTTCAGATAAGAACAAGGCTACTCGTGACTTAGTATTCTAGTATCTATTATCAGGAAATTCTCAGCAACATACTATAGATGTTGACTATCAAGGGTCAATGGAGAAAGTTACTGGAAACAAGTCAGAAGGGGATGCTACTACTGATGACATAGTTCAGAACACTGCAACAAAGTGGCTAAGAGGTTTGGGAGTACAGAACGTATTTACTATAAATCCTGGAACAAATTACGCTACTTAGGTACTTGCTAATACCTTACCTCTTACAGATTCTGATAAGAAGTATCTTGGAGCTAATTCAGTACTGCAACAAGCTACTTAGGGAGAATATGCTGGAATCTTAGACTTTAATAGTGCTTCTATGGGTATGTAGAGAATAGATCCATCCAACTTTGGAAAGATTGTACTTACTGATGGTAAAATTAGTTCAATAGACTTTCCTTCTAAAGTATTAGATGATGGTACAATTGTTCCAGATTTGTCTCCTCAAACTTCAGAGGCTAAACAGGCTGCTGACAGAGAGATAAAACAACTTGGAATAGACTTGTCAAGTATTAGTTCTATATCTGCTAACTATAAAGCTATAAATGATATATATGCCAAGCATGGACTGGAACCTGCTTATAACCCAGATGGAACTCCTACTAATAATTGGACAAGATTTGGAGTAATTAATGCTTCCGCTAGCAATAACGCTCTTGGAATGGATTAGTTTGATAGTAATGAATTATTACAACCTATCAACGACGATGCAGTAGTTGATAATCTATTGTAGGTTACTAAGGAAGAAAACTATGACACAAATAACTTCTTGTGGAATGGTGTTGACCATTTCTATAGAGGAACAGTATGGGTTCCAGTAAATGTTAGCTATGTAGCGGCTTCTGCCAATAGTGGAATAAAAACTGACCAGTTAAATGATATTATGAATAGAGAGGCAGCATTAAATGCTTCTAAAATGTTAACGAAAGAAAAGAAATAATATGCAGGAAAAGGAATATGATCTATTTATGAATATGCTACGAAATCCAGATGCATCTTTCAATACATTCGTAGCCGGAGGGCTAACTACTGACAATACTTAGTTACTAGGCCGTTCAGAATATGAGTTTAGTGAAAAGGTGTAGGAAGCCCTAAAGGATCAATATGGACAGTTTGATAAAAATTAGTTTGATCAACTGTACAATAATGCTTAGATGTACTATAACCTTCTATCATCAGCCAACTATGATAAGGCAATGCAGGAGCAAGTAACATATCATAGAGATGACATATTCGCTCCTGCTGATTAGAGAAGAACAGGTCCTGACTATCAATAGGTAATAGTATCAAATCCATATAAACAGACCTCTAGTGTGTTTGAGTTAGGAAAGGTTGGTGAAAGAACTAAGTCTGTTGACGAATTAGCTCAAGCCAACAAAGTACTACTTAATCCGAGTACAGCTGGAGATAATCTTGAGAATGCTTAGTGGGGAGATTCTCCAAACGACAGTTTTGCTGAGCATTTCTTTGATACATTAGTTTTGGCACAATATGATGAAGATGGTACTCATACGGACTTAGTATCAGGGCAAATCGTAGAGCATAAGAAGGGAGATTTAAAGCTAGACTAGAATGGAAACTTCTACTATGAAAAACTAGACGGAAGGGACATATATGGTAGAAGAGTCTTAAATAAAATGAACGTTTTAACTACTGACGGATCTTTTTGGAATAGATATGACTTCTTTGATTCTGATGATATTAATCAGAAGAGCGTCGGAGGTTCTATCCTTAAGAACTTGGCCTTAGTTGGGACGATGTTTATTCCATATGTAGGTCCTTGGATTGCTGGACTAAGTATTGCTACTCAGTTAGCTGGTCTTGGAGCTACACTTGGAAAAATGATAGCAGGTAGCGATAACCCTACTTTATCAGAAATAGAAGGATGGTCTAAGTCAGTTAGTAGACAGGGGGCTTAGACCGAATATGCTTAGGAAAACACCTGGTGTTGGGAAAACTTTATAAACTTGATAGGTGATGTTGCAGGACAATTAAAGGAACAACGTTTCGTCTTTGAAAAGATTCCCTATGCCTTAAGTGGAACTAATATATACTCTAAGGAGAGTATGGCTGCTAAACTAGCAGAATTATAGAAAGGATAGCAAAAGCTATTTGAAACTAGAGTTGGAGACCTAAGTAAGTTGGGTAAGACTAAAGAAGGGTTGCAACTATCAGTTGATGAACTTAGAACAAGGTCAACTCTAAAGACTCAGGCTGAGCTAGATTCCTTTATGAAAGGATATTAGAAGCTAGGAGAAGTGATGAGCAAGGGATATATGACCGCGATTACTGTAGGTGATACTTATGGAGAAGCTAAATAGGCTGGAGCATCTGACCTAGATGCTACTCTTTTGACTCTTGGTTATGCCGCTGGCGAATATGCTCTATTAAATACTGGACTTGGAGAATGGATACTTCCTGAATTGAGAGCTGGAAGATATAAATCGCAAGCAATTGCAAAAGCCTTAGCAAACATCAATCAGGACACACAAGCCCTATATAGACAACTTGGAACTACTTTGAAGAATGTTCCGAAAGAAGGAAAGAAGCAATATGTGAAGAAAATCTTCAACCTTGGAAGAGATATTGCTAGAGCAGAATACGCCACTGGTAGTAGGGCATTCACAGCTTCATTAGCAGCAGGGGCTGGAGAAGGAGTAGAAGAAGTGTCAGAAGAATTACTTGCTGATTTCTCTAAGGGATGCTATGATGTAGTGAAATGGTTACAAGGAGAAGATACTAGATTAGATTCTTTTGGATATAATTTTGATACGGGGGAATTTAATGTAAGTGACCTTGCAAACCGTTATGGTATGTCATTAATTGGAGGATTCATTGGTGGAGGTCTTACTAATGCTGGAACAAATTACTAGTCAATAAACAATCTCGGAAATATGACTTCTAAATAGGCTATAGAAGAGGTAGTTTACATGGCTAGAAATGGAGGATTGAACAAGTTCCTTAAAGAGGTAAATAAAATGCAATTAGGAGACAGAAATCTGTCTATGAATACTCAACGAAATGAGGACGGAACTATATCCTTTGTACAAGGAACTGAGCAAGATAATTAGGATGTATATATAAAAAGAGCCATTAATCAATAGGCTAGACTTATCGAGTAGATACTGCAAGCTAATGGTGCTTCTCTATCGGATGAATCATTCCTTGATACACAAACATTGAATGACTTAAGATTTACTGCTTTACATAATTCTTCTATGGCTGGTGAGTTATTGAATGAATTTAATGGATTAAGTTCAGATATAGTAAAGCTAACTAGTCAAATAAATACTATACAAAGTAAGGCATTAGATGCAAACGGAGATAAAGCAGTATCTGATAAGGAGAAGAGAAATAATGAGCTATCTGACGACGATAAGGCTGTAATAAAGAAGCTAGAGTCTTAGTTAAAGGATAAGCAGAAATAGTTACAAGAGCTTCTTGAAGGAAAGAGGTCATATGAATTTATTGCAGATGCTTTATTTGAAATGACTCCTGCTTTGAGTGGTAATCTAACCACTGTTACCTTCCCATTATTTGCAGAACAAATGTATGGAAAGAAATTCTCAGAATTGACTAATGATGAGAAAGCAACTGCTCAAGATAAATATACTAAGTGGAAGGCTTCAGAAGGAAGAGAACATATAAAGGAAATCTCTACTGCTTTTAGAAACATATCTTATTAGGTAAGTAATCTGATAAAATAGAATGAAGAGGAGTATACCAGTATAGCTCCAGAGCTATAGTAGGTAAATTCCTTGGTTTCTTAGTTATATGAAAATTCTGAGGGAAGAGAAACTGCTTGGTTAAAAACAGCATAGGATCTTATTGACACTAGTAGGGATAAGTTTAATATGAGACTTACTAAGCTCTTAGGCACTGAATAGGATGTCCAAGAGTTATAGGAAATATCTTCTAGACATGATAATATTGATCCTAATCTCTCCGACGAAGAGAGAAAACAGCAGCAAGAATAGACTAGATAGGAATATGTTAATAAGCTGGAAGAAATACTGCTAAGAAATATTGGAAAATATGTACAGCCATTCCTAGATAGAGGATTTGCAAATGTTGAAACAAAACAACAATTAGACAGCTTACTAACGGCTACTTGGAATATTCTTAAGAGAAGGGCTGTGGAGTGGGATCAATGGTAGGAAGAAAACTTTGATCCAATGAACATGGGTTAGGTTAACCCCTATGCAACATAGATTCTTGAGGTAAAAAGTCTCAAAGATTAGGTGGCTAATCTAAACAGAACTCCGTTAGAAGAAAACTTGAATCAGTTCTCTATATCTATAGGAAATGATCCAATTGATATTACTGGTTTGTAGGAAAGACTGAATTAGATGTTAAATGATACATCTTAGGATGTAACCAGATTTAACATTGATGACGATCTTTACAGAGATTTGGAGAATGCAATAAATACTATGCAAATGTATAGAGCTGCTATTCTTGCTGCTAGAACAGACTCTGCTAGAGTTGGTGACTTATACGGATATAATGCTACTCTTAATGAAATTGCAGAAAGAGTCGAAGGACAGTCTTATCCAGAGCTTGCTGAAATAGATAGCCAAACAGCTGATATATTTATTGCCGATATAGATACTAATCTAAATAAATTAACGTTCTTAAAAACACTCTATAATATCAATAGAGGTTAGAAGTTATCTAGACAGGATAGGATAGCTACTAAGAAGGATTTATTGATATATAAAAGACTCAAGAGTATAGTATAGGTATTAGATGATGATGAATTAAATAAGTGGGAAGGATTCTTGTAGCTTCAAACCGCTATAAATGGAATGACTCTGCACGAAAATCTACTTAGAAGTAATTCAACTAACCTATCTGAGGAATAGAGAGAGGAGTTCGAAAAGGAAACTATCTAGGCAGAGGATGCAATTTATGATTTCTTCTAGATAGAAAGCAATAAAGCTAAATTAAGTGATCCTAAGCGGTTAGCACAACTAATCAATCCTAATAAACTTCAATTATACACTGAAGGAAAGGAATTGTTAAATGAAGGATTGGATAATCTAGATGACAATTCTATAGTATGGTGGTTAGCTAGTAGAGCTGCTATAAGGTCTACTGATTTCTATAATCAATACAGATAGATAATAGATCCAAAGGCTGAGCGTCCATTGGCCCCTATATCTACGCAGGAATTAGCTATATACAATAACTATGCAAGTATAGTTAATGGCAATATATTCTCTAACTTCTATAAGGCTTATAGACAGGCAATAGTTGAAGACTGGAAATCCAAGACTGTAGATTAGAGAAGAGAAATAGCTAAAAGAATAAATATTGATGAAGTTCTTCTATCTGATGATATGGCAGATTATGCTCTCAACTTCTTACCAGCTCCAAGATATTAGAATATTATTCTTACTGAGGGTATTCCTGGAAGTGGTAAATCTACAGCGGTATACTCTACTACCATAAAGCTATTACAACAAACACATCCAGATTTACTGAAGAATGTTGCGGTAGTACATGGTGCTAATGCAGATAGTGCTGTTAAGTTAAGAGATGACGTTGGATTAAAGCAAGATAATTCTAAGACCTACGGTCGAGAAGAGTTTATGAAGGAGATAAATCCTGAGTGGAAAGAATATTAGCTTGATCCGGTTAAGCGTAAGTATCTAGTTCCCAGAAAGGACTATGCTATAACTGATGAGAAAGAAATCAGATCTTCCCTTGGTATAAAGGAAACTTAGACTCCTCCTAGCCTAATCGTAATTGATGAAATCTCTAAGTTTACAGCTTATGACTTAGACTAGATTGATAGATTTGCAAAGAAGTATGGAATAACAGTGTTAGTTGCTGGTGACTTTGATCAGTCCGGAATAGTTGGAACTCACTCTATAGAAATTAATGGAAAGAATCTTCAATGGAATGTAGACCTAATTAGAACTAATTTCATTAGAAGTCCTAAACTAGGAGTTTCTATGAGAACTGATAATTCTATAAAGACTGCAAACTTGCAAAAGTTATAGGCTTATATGCAGGATCCAACTAATGAAAAGGTAACGTTCCAATACTATGAGGATGAAACCGGATTATACGGAGACAAGGTTCTACTATATAACACCACTATTACTAGAAATGAGAATGAAGAAGTTACTTCTATAAATAATGATGATAAGAAGGCTTGGACCTAGACTATATTACAAGAAGTTGATAAACTAATAAGTACTTTAAAATCTGGACAAAAGATAGGTTATATCTACTCTGATAGAAATTCACCTATCCTTGCAGAGTTATCCTCTGATAAATATTCTAAATATATTGATTTTAGAGAAGGTGGATCAGCTCAAGGATTAGAAGGATAGTACTATATTATTGAGGCTGACTTCGATAATAATACTACTAACTATCTCAAGGATGTCTACACAGGAATGAGTAGAGCACAATAGGGAAGTATTATCATAGCTCCAAGCGGAGATGATAAAGGAATTATCAATTTTGATTCAGAACAGGTGCAAGAGAAGGTTGATGAAACATTATCTAAATCAACTATTGCGGTCTTTGCTGATAAGAGAAAGAAACTTCTTGACAAGATAGCTGCTTCTGGAAACAAAATAGAGTATACTCCGAGAACATCTGAGTCTGTGGTAACATAGGCAACTCAAACGACAGGTAATGGACTTTAGGCTGGAACTAATCCTACTCCACCACCTACTACACTGACTTATGAGTAGGAAAAGAAAGAGCTTCTAGCAGCTATTGAGGACGCTGAGGATGCAGTAGAGGCTGATAGATTTATATGGGAAGCTAGTTTAAGACATCCTGGACTAAGGTAGGATTAGGATGTTATTGACGCATATAATAGAAAAGAAAGAGAAGAGGAAGAACCACTGCCTGAATAGCCATAGAACCCACCTCAACCTGAAGAGTAGGCAGGCTAGAACACTCCAGACCCTGACACAGATAAACAACCAGAGGCTCTAATATATGAAGAGGATTCATCTCCTATAACTCAAACTGATATTATTGAAGAGAGTGCCTACTAGGAGGCTGTAGACACTTCTAACTAGGAAGTTAATCTTCCATAGTCTACAACAGATGATACTTAGGTAAGTATTACTATTAATATGCTATTGCATACATTCAACACCTTTGAAACTGGAGTATTAATTGGTCCTAATGGAGAACCAGTCCCAGTTGGAAGTTAGGCGTGGATGAACGCTCGTATAGATAGCATTAATGGATTAATCAAAATCGATCAATTATTAGGAAGACCAGTAAGAACTGTTCAAGAATACGTTAGGTAGATTGGACGTCTGAGAAGTATTCTATTTAATACTCAAGATAAGTCTGATATATGTACTAGACTTTAGAATAATTTGGGATTGTCTGGGGTTTATTGTACATTTGCCTTGAAAAGCTCTCCGAGACCTGGAGATAAGAACAAACTGAATGGAAGGGAATTTGTTGATTCTAATCCTACTCCATTTAGTAAAGGAATCTCTGAGCAGACCATGTTTAATGGCTCGTCAGATACTAAGAGCCATGAATGGCATCCGAAGTCAATAGTAGCAATAATCGGATCTAAGGATACAGGAGACGTACTAGAATTACCATTGATAGCATTATCATCTCCATTTACTCTCCTTTAGATAAAGGACAATAATGGGGCTAATGTTTTTGACTAGGTATTTAATAGATTCTAGACTCTGAAAAACAATGGTATGACATATCACGAAATTTCAGAGACTTTAATCAGGGAGTTTGATGGAAACGTTAAGTATCAGAACCTTATAAATCTGTTTAAGCTATTTAACTTCACTGATGGAGGAGTATTCTATATACGAGATCCGTAGTGGACTCCTGCTAAGAGCTTAGAACTACTAGGCCCGCAGTTTGTTACTAATAGAGGTTATTATCAAGGACTTCCTGGCCTAGGATATGATAACGATGCTACCCCAGAATCGGAATGGCTTACTGTAAATGATTTTGCTAACAATCCAGACAGACATAATCCACAAACTTATGTTACAAAGAATGTGATGGTGTCAATTTCTGGTATGGTGGATGCTGGAGATAAATCTGTATAGATAGTAAATCCAGGCCATCCGTTTGTATTAGTATCTTACGATACTGACTTGAATAGTGATAAAAAGGTTGTTGATTACTATATTAGATAGACAACAGATCCGTCTGTTCCTAAGAAAGTTAAATTAGTATATGTCATTCCTCCAAAGGCTACAATACGAGAGTACTTAGATAATCTACATAAGATACTTAATAAAGAACCAAATGTTCAAAACATTGGTCAACTATTTACTTCTTATAAGTTACTGAAGATACTTATCAATAATGATAGTTTCAGAAGTGAGTTAGAAAGAAAGGCTCCTGGACTACTATCTAAGGTAGAGAGAGCTATACAAGAAGTAGATGCTCTTAGTACTATAGATTAGAAGAAAGACAAGTTATATGAAACTTAGGATTGGAGTCAAGAAGGATTCTCTGCTAAGCCTGTTAAATTAGCCGGATTGTTTGATGGAGTTCTAATGAGCTTTGCTTACAATAGAAACACCTTAAATTCTCTAATAGGTGAATAGAACACATCTAGTCCAGACGATGTTTCAATACAGCTAATGGAGGCAATATTATCACAAGAGGGTATAGATGGAATTTACTATAATGTAAAAGTTCCAAAGGATAATCCTACTATGGTTGGTTCATTCACTGTTCCTTTGTAGGGAAATAACTACTCTATTAGTGGTAAGCCGTTTAGAATACATGGAAAGATTGATTCCTATACCTTTAGAGGTAATATGGATTGGTTAGTATCCTATGCACTTTCTAAAATGAATCCTACTAAGAATGGACACTTACAAAGTGGAGATTCTTATAAATATAGAGATAGAGATTCTAATCTAGTTTAGACTATTTCTCCTCAGCAGAGAGCTATTAATAATACTCTAAAGTATTTACAATAGAAAACGGGAAAAGATTTCTCTGAGTTCTACTAGGATGGTGACATACGTTCTGGAAATCTTAAAGTTGTTAAAACCTTACAAGAGGAAGATAACGAGTTTGTTGCATTCGTGGTTAATGGTCAGTTGAAAGTTAGCAATAAAAGCAAGTATCTGTAGGGATATGCTTTTCCTAGTGATAGTGATGGAAATCCTTGCTATGAACTAGAGGAAACTAACAATCCTCCTGATAATAATGGAAACTATACCTTTACCCTAGAAGTTGATACTCCGGGTAGTGTATAGGCTGCATATTACAATGCAACTTATGATTCTAAGAATGATACCTTAATTATAACCCCTGAAGTTGAGACAAAGGATTCTAACATTACCTTATCAGTAACTCCAGAGAATATAACTGACTATCTAAATGAGGGAAGAGAAGTATTAGAAAGTATATTTGATTTTGACCCAACGTTGTCAGATGCCTTTTAGAAGACTACATACGAAGAGTTTATATAGGCATTAAATGACTTGGAGTACATAGGAGATATGCGTATAGATGACCTATAGAGCTTATTAGAAGATGCTACCCCAGAACAGAAGTAGATAATAAATGATTTAATAGAATTGGAAAGATCGCATGACCCTGATAAGTAGGACGTGAATGATGAAGGTCAAGTATGTCCTCCTAACTTTAAAATTTTATTTTAATATGATTAAATGTGGTGTAGACGATAAAGCCTTAAAATAGATACAATCAAAGACAGCCCTTGTTCTTCGGACTTATCTGAAGAACAAGGAGCCTATGTCTACTTTGAAGGCTAATATGTAGCAGCTCTTAGATAAGATTGCTCAACAATATGAATTGACTAATATCAACGATATAGTTAATACTATTTATAACACTTCAATTAGATATGGAGTGGTAGATTAGAATCCAGATTTCTTTAGTATCCAGAACATTACTAATCTAATTACAGCCCAACAAAAAGGTATACAAGTTAACAATACTTTGGAAACTAGTACTGATAATTTGGTCGATGCGGAATAGGTTAGACTGAGATTTGATGCAAGTAGAGAATTTCTAGACAATGCCTATGGTTTGGCTAAAGAAGTTTCTGATTACGTGATAAACAAGACTAACAGAAATATATTTGATTGTTTATTCGTTAATAGAGGATCTATAGATTAGCCATTAGGTATAGTAAGGAATACTACTGAACTTAATAGGAATATCAGACAATATCAAGAAGCTCTTCTTAGAAGAATAACTAGCTATCTAAGTCAGGTTGTTAAGAATGCTCCAAACTTACATACATCGAAAGAAATAAAATAGCTATTATTAGCTCCTAGTCTGTATCAAGAAATTGATGGAGAAATAAGGAATACTGGAATACTAGAATCGATCTCTCAGTTAGCTAATATGTATCTGTCTCCTACTAATTTTAATGTGGACGTACTAAGATAGCTTTTCAATGATATGAATGACAGTACTCTCCCACAGTCTGAAAGGGAGTCTGCTAGACAGAAATTGGAAGCATACAATGCAAAAGTGATACTTGATCACTTTGATACTTACTTAACAATAACTCTTGGAAAGGCTGTCTAGATTAAGGATTTTAACCAGAAAACAGGTGAGGATAAGTATTAGATTTCTGGAAAGACAGCTAATCTAGCTACAACGTGGAGAGTATCAGAGAATATCTTCGTTGAAGATGAGGCTGATATGGTTACAAAGTTAGCTATAAATACCACTCCTCTTATTAAGTGGCAACAAACCACTCCAGTTGATGGTAAATTTATAACTTTCCAAGATTTTGAACACGTTATAGCAAAGGTGAAAGACCTTGTATATAGAGAGGATGTTATTGGGGTTACTTTTGATAATAAATTCATAGAGGATAATTATAATCTATGGAGTAGTCTATCAGAAGATGCTAAGACTCTTCTAAATGGGAAGAGATTGGATACTGTTATCAGTATGATTAGGAGGAACCCAAGACAATACCTCCATCCCATATTTGAACTCCTGACGAATAAGGATTTCTATGATCTGTATTCTGACACTATATACAAAGACTTTACTGAAGACGAACTAAATAAGTTATATTCCATCTCCAGAGGCATATTCAATGGAAGTAATAGTATCTATGAATTAGCTGGACAGAACATGGAAAATGACTACTATTCATATATTACATAGACAGCTGATGCTATCTTTAATGTAAACTACTTACAGTATTATAAAGATTAGGATGGAGTTATCCAAGTAAGAACACTTATTGACCAGAGTGTAAACAATATAAGAAGAAGTTTAGAGCAGACAGTAAATACTAGTAACAGTGGGCGATTAATAAAGGATTTCAATCAATATAAGAGAGAATTACGTCTAGTTCCAAACTCAACTGAAGACTTCAAGTCCATCGCGTTTACTATTCCAAACACTAATGTCAGAGTTGGTGTAGTAGCCTCATCTGGTTCAGTATCATTCTATGATAATTCTACTAATCAGTAGATAACTAACTTCGTCCAATTATGGAGAGATGACAACATTAAGCAGTTTATAGACAATATCTTACGTCTTAATATAGCCCAGGATACTAACTTCTAGGAAGCACTACATGGTGTAGAGAAAGAATGGAGTGTATTGTGTAAGGACTTACTATCATTTGCTTCTAGAGTTGTTCTTAACTAGTATGTATCTAATGATATATTAAAAGACAAATCTATAACGGAAAAAGAAGCTCTTATAACTTCCATATATGGTAGAAATGCCCCAAGATACAACTATACATTGGATGAGCTTGGACTAGTTCACGGAAATGATGTAAGACTGCTAAGAAATATAGCAACTGCTAAGGCAAACTTATAGGGAATTACTACAGCTTCTTAGGTTAAGGATGGAGCAGGAAATGGACAGAGTATGTACACTCTTAGCCGTTTGCTTGGTTCTCTCCAATCTCAATTTGAGATGTAGGAAAGACAGCCCTGGTCTGCAACTAGAAGTCTAATGTTGCTTAATGTTCCTGGACTCTATGAAGGAGTTTATACTGCTAAGGAGTTCTATGACTAGACTGGAGATAATAAGGAATCAACAGCTATGGGTGTGAGTGAAATGGCTTACGCTGGAATAGTTCATGACTTTATAAAAGGATTTATATACCAACAAGACAGTTAGGATTTAGTAGGAAATGGTCATATGCTTTTCTTACCATCAGTAAACTCAGATAAGGGAACTATTGGTAGAATAAGAGTAAACCTTAACAAGACTGTTAATATAAACGGTCAATCAAAAGCTATTAAAGACCTAGATTCCAATGAACTAGAGTAGATAATATCTAAGGAGTTTGGAACCTTATATACTAACATCTACACTGCAATAACCAATGACTGGTAGGTATTAGATAATTATCTGCGTGAGTAGAATATTAATGTTCCTAGTCTTGCTTAGGATTTCGTAAATGGGTTCGAGAATTTCAATAAATATTTCTTAGTTCATTTTGCAGAATTAGCTTAGTACGGTGGTAATCCTGCTAACTTTATTAAACATTTCGTTTTACAATATAATAGTACTCATAGATTGCACCCTCTAGAAATAATAGATTAGGTACATTACAAGTCTAATAAAGGAAATCTAGGTATAAATGAGACTATTCTAGCTTAGATAGCTAGATTTAACCCTCAATTTATATCTTAGATAAAACCTGAACTATTATAGAAATATCCAACATCAAGATAGTTCTGGACTATAAAGAAGGCTGAGGTACTTAAGACTTTAATAAAGTCTGATTTTAATATCAATACATCTAATGTAAACCAACCAGAATTAAAATACCTTAGAGATAATTTCTCTACATGGATTAACTCATCCGGAAATCTTATACTGGCGAAGGCCACAATAGATGGAAAGCTAGTAAATATTACTTCTGCTAGAGACATTATCAGAATAAGTGAGAACAACGTAAATGATGTTATAGATAGCATTGCCGATACTCTAATACTTAATCCTGTAATAGAATAGTATAACTATTTAGACTATCTATTTACATAGGAATTTATGGATTCTACTGTGGGATCATTTATTGCACACCCACCAAAGGGAAAGATTAATAATGTCCTAGAGTAGGAGGCAGCATAGTTCCAGGCTCAACATAAACGTAATGTATCATTTACAGCAGCCATGCACCCATTCCAGCTTAATTTGCTTAATGGAATCCCTGAGTGGTACAATGTTGCAGTTATAGACGATATAAAGGATGAATAGGGAACTATAACTGGATTATTAAATGATATAAAACCATTCGACGGAGCTACCTTTGTTAATCCATTCGTTGTTATACTTGAGAATAACTCTTTAGGAGGAGCAAGAGCAGGAATAACTAAGAAATAGTTTGTCCACTTTAAGAATGAACGTACTGGTACTGGTGGTATTATTAAAACAGCAGGTTTCGGTCTAACTAATGACTGGATTAGAAACTCCCCATTCTTAGCCAGAATGATGCAAAAGATGACAGATCATGTTTGGCTAAACTAGGATGGAACACCTACCATAGTTGACATTACCAGAGACTTTAGAGGAAATCGAATTAGCTATAAGGACTTCTTCTTTAGACAAGGGGATAGATTATACTAGATAGTTGGTATAAACTCTTTAGGAAATAATACGTATTCTAGACAGATTCAAGAGGTTACTATTGACGGGAATCCAGCTGGACCAGTAATTCAAGAAGAACCAGTTCTTGTAAATACTAATTATAAGTTGTGGAACTTCTTTGGAGGGGCACATTCAATGACTATGGAAGGTAGATTCCTAAAACTATCTAATACGTCAGTTGAGAACGTAGTTACTGCAATGAATAATATTGGTTCAGTAATTGGAAATCCAAGTAAAATAGAAACTTAGGATCAATTATGGTAGCCATTAAAATAGGTAGATGTTCATTATGTGGCAACAGCTGGTGCTGTTAAGTAGGGAGCCGCTAATATAAATTCCGCTAGTAAATATTATGATGATACATCCTATGATACTCAACGTATACGAATGTATCAGGCAGGAATCCAGCTGGACAAGGAGCACCATGCAGATGACTCAGAGTTGTCTTTGATGACACAGGTTATTTCAGCGTGTGCAGCAAAGGGATACACTCTTGAAGCTGCTATTGGGCTATATGATGCTTTGAGGAAATCTACAGAGATAGGTACAAAGGATCACTTATAGGCAGTGAAGAACCTATTCACTGATGGAACTGAGCAATCTATGGATTAGTTCCAAGAGGTATTAATGAAGTCCATTATAGATTCTCTGGGAACTGGACAGAAGATAAGTAATAACTTTGCTGAAATTATAGCATCTGATCTTATCAAACAAGCTAAGGAAGGTAAGAAGATTAAGTTTTCTGAGGCACTACTTCCACTAAGTGATAATACAGTATATGCAAAGATATTCTCAATAATATCTTCGTATCTAACAAATGCTGGAATTAAGTAGAAGATTCCTGGAATATTGTCTGTTTTGACTCCATCTCATGAGATATTTAAGTTATATGCTGGAAGAAAATATGAATCTTTTACTAATCCCGAATAGGAGTTAGCAGAATTATAGGCACAATAGGCTCCAGTATATGATGTAAATGATGAAACTTCCAATATATCAAATCTAGAATTAGGAAGAACTTATTTAGTTACTAGAGAATACGCTGAAGAAATTTAGGATGAGAATGGAAATACTACGTGGGTTCCTAGAGTTGATGAAATTCCTCAGCTTATACGAACTCCATAGGAATACAAAGAATTAAAAGAATAGATCTAGCATGGTATAGTCACTAGAGTAGTTGAAGATGTGAGAGTTGGAAGAAATTTAGCTGGATATAATGTTAGATTCTCTTCTGATACTGGAGAAAGATTCCAGTTATGGGATTTAGATTCAGCATCAACTTTATTCGAACTAAATGAATTAAAGGAGAATTGGAAAGGTTCTGAATAGAATGTCCAAGACTTGCAAAACATATATCAAAAGCTCTTTAGAGCCTCTTCTAACATAACTCCGGAGAATGCTTCACAATATCTACTTTCTCTAGAGATCAGAATTAGAAGAATGCTACAGAATGATCTAGAAAATCTTTCTCATTCTACTCCAGATATCAAGGAACAATACTAGAGGCTTCTATCTACTAGGTAGAATACTAGACAATGGTATAATAGATATGCTCAGTGGGTTAATGTAAAGCTAGGAAGAGGACACGGAAGTCATCTTTACTTAAGAGGGGGTTATGTACAAGTAGACTCTAGCAACTTTGATGAAGTGCAGAACATAGTCTCTAATATGCTAGATACTACTACCAAAGTTAAGATAAATGGAACATATCATACCATAGATAAGTCATCAATAACCACTCAGGCATATGAGATAATAATGCCTAAGACGTTCGCTACAGCTTTCGGATTAAAGGAATTTGATGACTTGGAGACTATAAAGAATGATCCGGATTTCTTCGTAAAGTAGTATTTAGAAAACTAGGCGACTAAGGTCAACAATAATCAATACACTGTAGAACTTAAAACATCCAGTGGAAATCATTATTATCTACTTACCAAGAGATAGGTAATGAACTCTGGATTAACTAGGATAAAGCCAGAGTACGTGGTTTTAGATGGAAAGACCTACAGACTAGATGCTAACCAGAACATTATGTATGAGATGTCTCCAGATACTGAAATTTACCAAGATAATCTTGGAAATGAAGTAATAGTAACTGATGACCTGGAGTTCTATATAAATAATCTATCATATGACTCTATTAAGTTATCCGATAGATTAGTAAATTATCCATCTCTAGTTAGAGACATTTCTGGAATATTAAAAAACTCATCAAATAGAGTAGCAACATCATATTATAGATATGTTACCTCGTAGGGCGATTATCCTCAAGACATAATGGCAATGAATACGGAGTATCACTTCGTTACATTGGAGAATTATCGTTCTGTGAGTCCTACCAATCCTATAATAAAATAGGGAAGAGATAAGCATACATCATTCTTAAAATCTTTAGATATTGTTGCAGCTCGTATTCCAGCGTAGTCTATGCAGTCATATATGCCTATGAAGGTTGTGGCATATGATAATCCAAATATCAATACTGCTCACGTATCAACATATCAGATTCTATTACAGGGATCCGACTACGATATTGATGCAGTATCTCTCGCAACATATGATATAAATAGTAACGGAATACTGCAACTATGGTCTCCATATAGTAATATAGATAACCTAGATTTGATGAATGCATCAATGCAATTGCCTATTCCATCTGGAGTAGAAACATAGATACAAGAGTCTGATGATATCGTAAATCCTCTTTCTTTCTTAGATAAATATAGAGGCATACTTAGCATAAATGAAAGTATGTCATATAGTAGGCAAACAAAGGAGTATGAAGTTGATACTGACAAGATAGCAGTAAGTCTTAGATTGGATACAGTTGAGCAAATAATGCTATTCAAGTAGTTCTTGAATGATATTCAATTCTTAACGAAACCTTCTTCGACTTCTATAACATAGCTACAAAGATTAGCAGCTTCCTTGATGGATAGTGGCTTAGTTACATTTAGGTTCTAGAACCCAATGCAAGTACTAGCTATATTTGATGAATTGCAAAATATAGTCAATAAGCATAATCTATACTTTGACAAGTTATCTAAATATAGTCTGTCTAAGGTTGTTAATAACTATACTATGTATTCTATGTATAGAACTATCGCTGACCCTGTGAACTTGATTCAGGCGTAGACCTCAGTAGATGGTACTACTGGACCTCTTAAGTCTGTTGCTAATCAGTCTCTAGAAGGTAAGGAAGCTAAGTTCAGAACACCTGGTAATGCTTTCAATAAGTTTTAGAGTATAGTTGAGAACCAGGTTGGTAAATAGGGTATTGGTATTTGTGCAGTTGGATTAAAAGGATTCTTTGGACTTACTCAATATAATAATTACTTGTTGAACTATGGTACTCCAGAGCAATAGGAAAGATTACTATTAGGAAGTGATCATAAGGGGCACATCTTAGGAGGGAAAACTTACAAATTATTAGCTAATATAAGAAGTAAGGATCCGAACTCAATAACTAATGATGATGTATTAGAAGCCTTAGCTTCTGTAACCAATGACAATGATGCTGCCTTAGTCCTATCTGCCTTGTTGAGCTTGGCTACGGATAACGCTAAAGAGCTAGCTCTATCAAAGTTAAATGCAGGTACTAAGACAATTGGAATGTATATTTATGGAATCTCTATAGGAATGGACTTTAGAGATGTAGCTAAGATATTGATGTCCGATGTTGGAAGTATAATAACTACTCTACTTGATAACGATGTATTCTCTGGAAGAGAAGGATATTCTAGAGTGAAATATGTATTCGATTACTTTAATAAGGGTCCGATTAGACTTCTCAACAAGTTTGATGTTGGTAGGGATCTGAATGGGGATACTATTGCTTCTCCATTGAAACATTTTGAGAGATCTTTTGCTAGAGAAATTGAAGAGTCTAAAGATAAGGACGGAAAACAACTACCATTAGCTATAGCATTATCGAAGTTCGCAAGAAGTAACTCTGACTTAGCATATAAGTTAAATACTATGGAAAAATTTAGATAGTATTATAGCGGACAATCAGTCTATGCTAATGAATTATATAACCAGTTGGTAGATTTCGTAGAAGATTATATCAGACAGGCTCATGTTATAGGATAGCATGAGGACATATACAATGATATATAGACTCTATCCGATGGGGCAGAAGAGATGAGATCTCTTGGAGCAATACTTAGTTTAAATCAAGGGATAAAAACAAATCCTGAAGGATTGTTAAATCAAGTTAATTTAATAGAACGAGCAATATATGATAAGACTGGAGATTTGGAAGATTTAGTAGATTTGAATAAATTTGTATTTGATGCATAGTATAGATAGGATTGCATCTAGAAATATGAGGAAGTAAAACACTCATTCAATATCTATGACGTTGTATCTACTATACCTCACTTTATGGGTTATCTTCAAACTCTAGCTGTAGCTTTAAGAGAAGTAAATGGCGCTTATAAGTTTAGGAGCACTAAGGCACTAGTCTTAGACTTATCAAAGTAGCTTAGCTATGAAAGAGAGGATAAGATAACTAGAGGAGTTCAGAACTTCGTAGGAGATTATCTACGTAAGCAATGGATGCAATCTAATGATCTTCAAATTGTTATTCCGAAAGGAAATAAAGCCTTTGATAAGTTCGGAAATATGTTTGAATTGACTGAGGATACTACCATTAAATTGGGAACTGATTGGGGAGATGCCACATTTAGAGTATTCATAGAAAATGAAGTTATTCCAAACCTGAAAAAGGGAATAATTAAAACTAATTCTGACATAGACTTTGTAGATATATCTCATAATAGATTTATATAGGATCTTGGTAATGATCTGTTGACCAATACAGTGTCTAGAAACCCTAGTGTGATATACACTCTTCCAATTAATATGCTTCCAAGAGTAGACCAGGAAAGAGCTATATTCAATGCGTACAAAGCAGAGTTTAATAAACTAGCTAAGTATAGTTATCAATACTAGGTTACTAGTTATGATAAAGATGGAAATCTTCAAACTCGTGAAGCTCAAATTCCTTTAGTTGATTTGTTTACTTATTATGCAATGATAGCTGATGGATGGAAGCTTGGAGAAAAATCTCTAGTTCCAATACTGGAAGATTTCTAGAAATCTGGAATTATAAATGATTTCCATGAGTTTGAGTCTAGGATAGACAAGTCAGGAGAATACCTTTCTCTACAATCAATTGAGTTAAATGACTTACTACCCTATGTAGCTCCATTTGAGAGTCCATATTCATCTCACGCTAACTTCCTACAGTATAGGAATCCTTCTTCTAGAAAGTATCAACTTATGAAGAAGCTATCTAGCTCAGAGTTAGAATTAGAAGGAGGAGATGACCTAGATATTCAAGATCCTAACGTAATACAAAATTATAGATTTGAGTAGTCAGATATTGATGTCAACTATTTCCCAACTGGAAGAGTAGAGTCATCTACGAGAACTGTTAGGCATAACTATGAAGACAATGACTAGACCAACTACTTAGAAATAGAATATGATATAGATTCTGGTAGGGTTTAGAGAGTAACCCTTAATGGAAATAAGCTAGATGTTCCAGAACTTATTACCGTTCCAACTGTTAAACTTAATGGTGTAAGGAAGGTTAATGTATAGTTGCTGGAGAGTATAATTAAAAATAAGGTAAATCCATGCTAACTTGTATAAATAAAAATTCTGCGGAATACCAGACCTTAATGGAGAGGTCTGGTATCTCCGACTTTGTATTGGAATCTATATGTAGAGATTTCTTAGAAAAGTACGGAAGGTTTCCACACTTAGATGAACTGTAGGGAAGTAACTCTGAACCAGCTTTAAGACAGGAGCTCAAGATAAATGGACACAATAGTGCGAGTATTGATAGGATTCTATCAACAATCGGAAGACAAACTATTGCGGAAGCTAATGTTGCTATAAATGATTAGTATAGAGATCTTGAAGTAGAGATAGTTCCTTTGAATAAAGAGGCAATAGTTGATATTACTCACAGACCGACTACTGATAACTTTAACGTACAGCCAATTCAAGTTGATGATAATCCAAATAGTTATCTTGTGCTAAACAATGCATTGCAGAAATTAGGATAGCTGTATGGAATAAAATTTAACGAAATAACTGATGCAGAGCTGAACTCTGAAGAGTGGAAATCTATAATTCCAGATCCTAGTTCGGTTAATGCATTCGTTCATAATGGATAGATTTATATAAACTTGGACAGAAATTCGGTTGATGCTCCACTACATGAAATGATGCACATATTTGTGGGATCTATAAGGTTCTAGAATCCAAGTCTATATGCTGACTTAATTGGTTTATCAGAGCAGTTTCCAAACTATGATAAGTTGGTTTAGTAGTTTCCTGGAAGAACTAGAAATGATGTTAACGAGGAAATATTTATACAGGAAGTATCAAGATACTTGACGGGATAGCCTTCTAACATAGCTAATTTGGACTATAAACTCTAGTATGAAATCTCATATAACGTGAAGAGATTGTTAGATACCATTTTAATGGGACAGGATAGTGTAAAAACACTGTCAGACGATAGAGTATTTACATTATCTCTTAAATAGATTGCCTAGGAGGTAAACTCTTCTATAATGTCTAATAAGTTTCATGGAACGGTAAATGTTGAGAATGCAGAATTACATAGAGTGCTGAATAATATGAAATCAGATTTATATAATTAGGGAATATTAAAAGAACACTGTGACTAATGGTTTGCATATATAATTATAAAGGACATAGATTCAATTCTGAACTGGAGTTGGATGATTTTCTATTGGAAAATAAGCGATTTGAACCTATTCTCGGAGATCTCGTATTCAGTAGAACTTCAGCTTAGAATAACGTTTCTTCTATCTTATCTACCATTGCTAAAGACTCAGTATAGCTTTAGAAGAAATATAAGGAATGGTAGAAGCAGAATAAAATAGTTTATAATGAGGATGGAGATGAGTCTTTCGAACAGCCTCCATATATAGGCGTTAATAAGTTCTTGTCAGGTCTTAAGAATGAAGCTGGAACGTTATTGTTCCCTGAATTTAGAGAGGACGAATACTGGAGCAGAAGATACTCTAATTGGAAGATTGGACAATTTAATGATGCTGAACTCGAAGAGTTTGGTTTCGACAAAGACAACCCCCCTAAGATTACCGACCCTGAGTAGCATAAGAAATTAAGAGAATAGATGACCCATAAATGGGAAATTCAAGCAAAGACTGGTACAGCCATTCACAACGTATTACAGTTATGCTTCTCTAGAATAAACGGTGACTATACGTTCAATATGTCAGATGCTGAGCTAAGAACTTATATCTAGGATAATATAGATAAAGACAATGCTTAGTATTTAAATGATGCTACAATGCAGTAGGCTATTCAATATGCAAGGAATTTAAACTAGGATTTAGTATATAAGTTTGGAGATGGACTTGCGTTCTATCCCGAGTTTGTAATATCTCAAGATACTAATGTTATTCATGGAGGCTCTCCTACTAAATTACTTGGTATTATTGACTTATTGATAGTAGATAAGGAAGGAAAGACTCATATCCTAGATTACAAAACATCTATACACAGCTACTCTGAATTTAGTGATCCTAAAAAGAACGCTTATAGTTATCAGCTTGCTGTATATCAGAGAATGTTAGAAAAGTATGGGATAAACACTTATGGAGGATAGCTACTAGTAGCTCCAATATAGATAAGTGGATTTCGTAAAGATGGTGATGATTATATCTACGATGGAATATAGGCTCCTAATTCATTTATCTCAATAAATACGTCTTTAAATTCAGACAAGATGTGGGAGAATATAGATGAGTTTATGCCTGCCCCATTTAAATTGTCTGTTACAGCAGAGAAGGTTAATCAGACTATAACAGAGATGATGTCAAAATGGTTCCCAGACTACTCCGACACTAGAAAGGTAACCAGAAAGTCTGTTATCAAAAGGATAAAGAAATACAACAAGTTAACTCCAGATGAAAATGGCTTATATACTTGGAACAGATATGGAAAGAATGAGGCTCCTATTACGGCAACAACGGAAGCTGAATTTGTTGATAAAGTTCTGAAATATGAACAAGGTCTTCCAGCTAGAAGATTGAGATCTACTGCTGAGGTAAAGCAATTCCTCAAAGAGGGAATAAGGAATGGAATAAATAACGCTGATTTCCCGTCACCAATAATCAGTAGTACTGATGGAGAAACTACTTGGATACGTGATACGTTAAGTAAATACTGTGATGGGAACTGGGAAGTTGTTGATAACGAATTAACTGAGTCCTATGGGGTTATCGTAATGAAAACTAAGGAAGGACTTGAACCAAAATAGATTGATTTTATCGTAGTTAGTACAAATGACCTTGGAGCTAATTATAGAACGTATCTGAATAAGGACAATGCTATAAGAAATAGAAAGGGACTTACTGGAACATACGAATCCGACGTAGTATAGAAGTCTAAATCAAATTCTTTAATGGTGGAAGCTACTAATGGAAACGTAGAACTAATGGAAACTATGTTGATTATCAATCAATTATCTGGAATACAAGGATATACAGTTGGTAATATTCAAGTAGTAAATCCAATCTACGCCAATGGAATGAAAATGTCTAATGAGGAGCTATTGTATTGTTTCAATGAGTTAAATAGACATGATTCTGTGGAAAAGAATAACATTGGTCTCGGGGATAGAGACATTAAGTTCGCAACTAAGTATGAGTTACTCTTAAATGAGTTAAACTTCATTATAAATTCTGGGGAAGCAAAGAATTGGAAGGATGAATATTCTCACCTATCTGGAGTTAAATCAGCTAAGTCTATAATTGATAAGGCTATAAATGGAGATGTAGAAGACAAAGTAAGAGCTGTTTAGAGATTGATACGAGAAATGCAAAGTGACCATGTTATCAAGGCAAGAACAGCAAAGACATATACAAGTTAGAGTGACCTACAGAGTAAAGAGATAGCGTTATACGATGCAGCATTACTGGCTCTAGCACAGCTTAGAGGGATAAACTTTAGGCAGTAGTTAAATGACCATGATAAGTGGTTAGAGTCCATAGTAATATGGAGAAATGGAGTATCAGGAAGTAGAATAAACAACCCTGGGAACTTGGACAGCGAAACTCTAAACTTAATTACTAGACTAGTAACAGAGGCATACTAGAATACTAGGGATGATGTTCAGAGAAGCAAAGCTAAAATACAAAAGCTAGTTGGAAATCTAAAGAGAGAAAAAAGTTTTGGAGCTGTCAAAGAAAATACAGTTGGTAATCAGACATCATTGTATGCTAATATGTACGAAGAAACTCCTGATGGAGACTTTGTATTTAAGAATCCAGATAGACTTCAAGGTGCTGAAAGGGAGTTCTTAGAGTATGCACTATATACTATAAATAAAAATAGGTATGCTGATAAGACAGATGAAGAGCTCCAAAACATGAGAAACAGCAATGATATAAAGTATTATCGTGTTCCATTAGCACTTGGAGGTTTAGACTCTGTAGCATCTACACAGGGTATGATGGCAACTTTAAGAGCCAAATTATCATTCTTAATGCCAAAGAAAGCGTTTGAGAGAGCTTAGAAACGGGTAGAAGGTATATTCAATGCAGAAGAATAGAAAGCAGCTAGTGGTAGCTAGATACTATATCAGATGACTAACTACTTTGATGGAGGTGAGGGAGATGATAGAATTGATAAAATTAAAGCGGAAGGTATAGAGAATTTAGAACATAATCTTGAAACTCTTCTCCTAAAACATATTTTTGCTTACTCAGTTAAAGATAACGTAGATACGGTATTTCCAATGATAAAGGCAGCTATGGTACATATTAGCTCACAAGGAGCTATGAGAAACCTCGAGTTTAAGAATGATATAAAGTACCTAGAGGATTATGTAAAGAATAAGATTCTCAACAAATCCATAGCTGATCCCAGATATCAAGATTGGATAAACAGAGCAAACGTGATAAAGAGTGCGGCAAGTAAATTGACTCTAGCATTTGCTCCAGTACAAGCATTATATCAGCCTCTACAGGGTTTATGGACTGATATAAGTTTGATGATTCGTAAGCCTGATGGAAAGGAATCATTTACATTCAACAACTTTACTAAAGCATTGAAACTAGTATATTCTGATCTATCTCATTTTTCTGATACTCCAACAATTTGTTCCGCACTTAATGAGTTGTATGGAATAAATGACATGGATATGAATACCTATGTAGATAGAATTAGTTCAGGAAGAAAGGGTCTCTGGAATATGGAGAATTGGATGTTTAAATTTGCATCTAGACCTGACTTCTATAACCGTATGACTATATTCACTGCACAAATGATGGGAGATGGGTGCCTAGAAGCTCATCACATAAATGAGAAGGGAGAACTAGTCTATGATTGGAAGAAGGATAAGAGGTTTGAAGCGTTTGCAAACGGAAGAGTCAATGATCCTAAGTATAACCAACAGAGATCTCTTTATTACACAGTAGCTAGATAGTTTGTTGCCGAACACGCTAAAAATGCTGATGGAACTGATTTCTAGCTTAACATGAATAATCCTATGGCTTTACCACGTGCTTATACCAACAGAGAAGCAGAAAGCATGAAATCTCTTGGAGATGACATCTATGGTTACTACTCTCACGAGAAGAAATCACTTATCCTGTCAACAGGGCTTGGATCAATGTGGTTACAATTTAAGACATATTGGTCAGGAAAGAAGAACCAATACTTACAATCTGGAGGAGTGCGAATCCGTGGTAAGTGGAAACATTATTCTGAATCCATCAGAGACCCACAAACCGGAGAAGTTAGAGAAATAAAGTATTATTATCAGGTAGATAGTAATGGAAATATTCTGTTTGACTAGCCTCCATTGTCTGAGGATGAAATGAATAGTAAAAATATCCCACTAATAGCTCCAGTAATGTAGTGGGAAGGACAATGGCAAGAGGGAATTATACTAACGCTCTCTGACATGGTTAAGCAGATGTTTAATCAAAGGTCTGTGGTCAAGGGATGGAACTCTAAGTGGAATGATTAGGATGAAAAGCTAAGAAACGCCTATAGAAGTAATATAAAGCAGTTCGGATATGATATGATGATGTTCGTTCTTGGAGGTTTAATACTTAGCGCGTTGCTTAGTGATTGGTTAGATGAGTTACTTAAGGACAACAAAAAGAATAAAGACTTGTCTACAGGAGTAGCATTAGCTGCGGCCAACATAGCAGTAATGTCAGTAAAGAACTCTTTCCTAGATTTTAACTTTATAGAATCTGTGGGAAGTCCAGTTGGACAATGGACTCCATTCGCTTTTGAGTGGAGTGGTAGAACTCTAAGGAACTGGTGGAATGTTGCTATGGGAGATGAAGACTTCTGGGATGGCGTTGTTAAAACTTCTGGAGGATTGAAGCAAATCAAACCAGCATTAGATGCCATAAAACCAGATATGTTTAGAAACGAAAGAGAGGGTGGAACCTTTGGAGTGGAGGAATAATTATGACGTATGATGAACTCTGTGAATTAGCTAAACAAGGGAAGACAGGGTTACTTCCGAATTTTGTTGGATATTTCGATTGGAGTTACAGATATAACGAATTGATGTTCCACAACAAGGATTTCAGATGCAAAGCAAAAGACTTAAATGTTTAGAATAGAATAGATTTCTACTACATAATTTAAGAAAAAAAAATGGGCCGAAAGCTAGGAATCAACTCCTAACCTTCGGCCCATTTCAATTTTATTTCAATAAACGGAATCTGTATCCAGATTCTACTTTAGCTACCTCAACCTTGAACTTCTCCCAAGCTACTACAAAGAAATCTTCACCAAAATTGAGATAATAGTCAAATATTTGATAATTTTTAAGAATAGCTAGTTCTAATAAGTCCTTCAATGTGTTTAACTTAACTGGAATTTGTATAATATAATCTTCTCCAGTATTGATTACATGAGATATTATATTAGCTAAACCTACTCTTACATACTTTAATCCATCTAGGGCATCAGTATTAGCGTATTTAATAAGTTCACTCATTTCTATCACACTTTAATTGACGTATTCTCTCTTTACAGATATGAATTATTTTCTCATAGTCCATAATTCTGGACTCAATCTCACTCTTCCCAGACTCTTTTTTAGTTCTAAGAACTCTCTTGACTATATCAGCATCCCATGGATTTAAATTATAGTCTTTCCATATTGACCAAGGCTGTATTATATGCTGAGAGTAGTCACTAGCCCCAACATTACTCCCTCTTACCTCAGAGTCTAAGATACCTAGAGCGTTTAACTTATTGTAGAATTCATTTGATATAGGACGTCTATCACTCTTGGAATCTATGGAGAATAGATCATTTTGTTCGTCTGTAACATCATCAATTCTGGAAGAATTTTGTAATATATACATTAAATCCTGTCCGAAAGCACGTGGTTCTAATGGAACTAGAATTCCAGAGGTAACATTTTTTACTGCATTTTCCTCCGTTAAAGCTATAGTGTCTCCGAACTGGATAACAGGTTTATCATCTACTATAAAGGGTATATCAGACAAATATTTATATAGCATACTATGATTACTTATTCATTATTATTAATGTATCTTTCTCTATAGCTTTTCTAATATATCTCATTAGAGTGATAGGTTTGTACTCTGCTTCGAATGTTGTAGTTCCAACATCGTCTTTATCATTCATGTCTATTGGAAACATGATTGTTTTATCTTTAGTTTCTATTGTATAATATAAAACTCCAGCTATAGCATGACTAAACTTAGCAGGTTCTTTTAGTGTTACTATTTCCTTAATTGTCATATTCTCTCTTATTGTCAAACCATTTTTGAATATCCTCCCAACTCTTCTGGTCATACAGCTTGATGTAGAGAGGTTTGATTCTATCTAGGTCTTCCTGTGGAATGTCATAATCCAAGTCCCAAATTAGGTCATGTATTTTATCTAACATCCTATCATAAATGTCAAACCCAGATATTTTGAATTTATTGAATATAGCTAACTCCTCTTCAGATATATCTTTAGCTTTATTAATAAATCCTAGGAGGTCATTTGCATCAAAGTCAAAGAATTCATTAGTTCCCCAATACATCTCTGATGGATAGAATAAATCAAGCTCTACGAGAATATTTATTAAACTCTTCATTGCTTCTAGATTCTCTTCACTTTCTACGCTAAAGAAGAATATATCTCCTTCGTCCGCCCAGTCTACATTTCCTATATACACTTTCATATAATATATTCTTTAACAATATTAGAAATCATTTTACCATCTGCTTGAGGGAACTTGGATTTTAGATGCTTAATAGCATTTCCCATCTCTTTCTTTGGAATTTTTGGCTGCGGTATTATTTCAGTTGGATTCATGCTCTCCTTCCAAGTTCTTTCTTTATAGTAGTAGGACTAACTTGAAATTCATATCCGTCGTAACGAATATAAAACCTAGTTCCGTTAGTTCCTCTATCTGTCTCCTGAAATTTCTTTTTCAGTCCCTCTAAATATTTTATATTTACTCTAGACAGAATTTCCTTAATCTGTTCTTTGTTATCTGCCCAATATAATCTCCTGAAGTTCCTATTAGGGAGTTGGGCCTTTGCTATTTGATTCATTTTATATTATGTCTTCTTTTAATGTTCTGTGCTGTTCCACTATCCCATCTATTATCTTTTACAAATGCTATGTCATAATTAGAAACATTTGTCATACTAGCATCTCTTTCTTCATCAGACTTAAATCCTCCAGCAAAGAGTACTCCTTTTTTCTCCAATTCTTCTTCAGGCAGTCCATTAGGAGTATTTCTGGGACTATCAAACATATGAAAAATTGCTAAATAATAAGGAGATTCCATATAACCATGCATTTGACTCAAACTATCGTATATGAAATCCATTGCATACGTATCCACTCCTTCACAGTCTCCTACTACAAATATTGGATTTCTATCAGAGCGTATAATATCAAGTATTACAGGAACATAATACTTTCTAAAATCTTCGTAAGATAAGTCTCTATGTCCACTTATAAAATATTTCATTTGTCAATTTCTAGATATAATGGTTCATATACCGGTTGATAACTCTCATCCTTCAAACTTACGTTATAGTGAACAGTTTTCTCGTTTATGATAATTTCATTATGATTACAACTGTGAAGATGCCCATTAAACTGATACCTTGGAGCCTCATTTATGATAGCCATAGCTAGAGCAGAGTTCCCTATATGTTCCCCAGTAGCCCAAGGGCAATCCTCTTGTAACAATATATCACCATAGAAATATGGCTGGTCGTGAGTAATTAATATATCAAGACCTGAGGGAATGTCTAAACACATCCTGCTTAGTTCACCCTCTGGAAGCATGAATGCCCAGTTACCAAACTCCTTACAATATGGAGTTCCAAAGATAGAATATTCTTTGCCATCTGGACCTTTATAGATATATTCTTCGTGACATAGATACGTTACCTTGCTATCGTTATAAAACAATTGCTTGTAGTCATTATAATGATTAGGGAATGTTAGCTCATGATTACCTGCTATAAATATCACTTTATCGCAAGGCAAGTCCATAGCCCATTCCTTGAACTCTGTAGAAAACCATCTATAGGAATCTTTAGTTCTTCCCTGTATTCTTAAAGGAATTATATCACCACAAATCAAAACTAAATCACATGGCTCTACTGGAGGTAGATAACCATGCAAATCACTCATTGCACATATTCTAATCATATTAATCAAATTTATACTTCTTGATACCAACCTTCCTCGTTACACTTCCAATAGGCTACATAATCCATTCCGTATTCAACTGAGAGACATCTTGCATAGAGATCGTCTTTGTTTGGAATTAAGTCATATAGTTCATTCATCTCCTTCTCTGGAAATACCCACTTAGAGTCAAAGTAAACATCAACGCTTGTATCGCTGTCTTCTATCTCGGCGTAGGGCCAATCATGGAAAAAGTTAATTATCGTATCAATGTTTTGTCTGTCTTCAGAGCAGGCATAGAATGTGTTACTGCAAATGTTAGCCATTGTTCAGTTTGGTTATATCATTCCGATTTTGTTCTATCTTCTCTCTGTTTACTCTTATCTCATTTTTATTACTAAGTATCCTTTCTTTAAGTTCTTTAAATTCTTGCTCAATGTTGTGCATTTCTTTCTTTAATTGAAGTTCAACGTACACAACAAAGAATATTAAGCATAGAATAGGTACAATATGTAACATTACTAATCAATTTTATGAGCTAATCCATACACATTCTTAGTCCATCCGTTCATGTGTCCTCTATTGTTTCCAATAAGACACCCTTTCTTAGAATCTACAGCATAAACCTTATGTGTATAACAATTACCTCTAACCTTACAAAATACTACATCTCCCACACTACACTTATCCCATGTTATAGGAGTAAGTAGATGTTCTTCATTACTCTTATACAGAGGAAGCATGGAGTTTCCAGGCTCCTTGGTCACGAAGGACTTTCCAGCCAGGAGCCTTTTGATTTTATTGAAGGTATTAGGATTCATATACAAACACCTTTCCAGATTTCACTATTTCTATTTCTACAGGAGTTTCTGGCTCAACTTCTGGAAATTTTAATCCAGCAAAATCTCGGTTGCTTATTATTGTATCACCTTTACCTGCAAATACCAGTCCTTGATCTGGAGTATCTAGACAAAGCCATCCCATTCCGGGTCCTGATCTCTGAAAATAATCCTCATATGGAGTAGGCTTGTTTCCTTGAGTTATCCATCTTCTACCATTGTTAATAACATACCAATATGTTCCTACTATCTCTTCCTTTACCATAATCCCAGAACGTTATTTTCTTTGTTATACATTTGTTTATTAAAACCTTCTATCTGAGAAGTGGTAATATTCCTTACCCACTCCTCAAATAGGTGTCTATACTTTGCATGATTGCTACGATAAAATTCCTTACGCAACCATTCATATAATTTGTCGTTCATAATTCTCTATTCTGCTCCTATAATGATCTCTTTCGTCAGTGATAGTATTAATCAACTCTATCATTTTTACTATGAACTGAGAACGGCTAATCTTCTTGTTAGCATAATCCTCAAGTATGTCCATAGCTCTATCATCTTTTACTTCTACTTCACATCCCATAGTTACATACCGAAAGTCTCGTCATGAACAGTACGTTCAGGTTCTATCCGCTCTATCTTACTGTCCATTATAGTTTTAATCTTATCCCATGATACAGGAGTGTAGTTATTATTATCTACACCCACATCGTATTGATATGGGAATAGATTAACAAGCCTATCAGAGTCTTTACCGGAACTAGTAGGTCCTGAATGAACGTGCCCAAATAGCTGCCATACTGCATTTCCTGGTCCTCTCCAAGCACCTCCGTAGCAAAGATACGGATAATGATTCAAATAAACAAATCTATCGTCGATTTTAACAATCATTTGCTGTTCGACCTGCTCAAAGAGTTCCATTATCTTATCTCCAGGCCATCTAGTAGTATCCTTTGTGTTTATACTAGTTCGTTAAGCTAGTACCAATAGGGCATCTCGTACCCATAGCTCATACTTCCTTATTCGTATGAGAACTGACTATCTCACACCCTCGACTTTATTCGTTAGGGGCCGTGCATTTCGAATCACTTGATTCTACTCCCATTTCAGGGATAGTCGATGAGCCTTCCTCTATAGTAGAGGCTTGGTTGACGATTGGCATCTCAGCCGTCTCCTCAGTTAACACGGTTTCGACAAATGATTTCTCATCTGAAGCACAAAATATTTCTTCAAATTTTAACCTTTTTTCTTTACACCAAATGGGAGATTTAGAATACATATATTCGTAGAGATTTTTTATTTGTCCTCTACCAGAATATTCCATTGTACATACTTTATCGCAAGTTGGGGTATTTGGGTTCTTTGCCTTTGAATAATTTAATTTAGTTTTCTTTTTTACAATCCCTTTAGAAACTAAATAATCTTGTAAAGGTTCTATGAACGATATACATCCTGTAAAGGTAAACTTTACATTATGAACTATTCTCTCTCTGTATCCATTCTTACGTTTAGAATCCTTTACTACCATCTTTTTTCTTTTTCCATTCCAAATACATCCATCTCCATCAAAATACCCAAGAACGAATGACGACATAAATTCGTCAGGAACTATTTCTTCAGTAGGAAATTGTAATACTAATGATTTGTTTTTTACTACTCCCAACTTTTCAATGTCCTTAACCATTATGTCACTAAATACCTCAAAAATATAGTGTCCAGGCCTTGCTTCCCCAATTGGAGCTTCAGATTCCAGAGCTCTCTTTATATTTTCAAGTATATCTATTCTTTCTACATCCTGTGTAAAAGTTATGCCATCTCCTCTATTTGATCCATCAGCATATAGAAACCCTAGCACGTATGCTTTTTCGTGTGAATCAATTTTATTGAAATAATTTGTATTTAATTTGTACTGTCTCATAAAATTCAATTTTAATTACAGTACAAATATGATTAGGTTTCCTCAGATTTCCAAGTTAAAATTTGTTAATTTCATGATTGCCCAAAATTAAATAATGAATACCATTTAACCTACTCAAGATTTCTTTCCATTTGCTATTTGGAGCAAATGCAAAGTCCCCAAGGTCAAATACTATGTCATCATCCTTAACAACGGAGTTCCAATTGGCTATAAGACCTTCATTCATCTCTTCAACAGTTTTCCAAGGTCTGTTACAGAACTTTATAATATTCTGATGCCCAAAATGAAGGTCTGAAGTAAACCAGATCCCTTGCTTAGAGGAATCTAGTTTCAGTGGTTTTATATTCTCAAACATAAATCAATTACTAAATAATCCATAACCTGCACCATCTAGTAGGTGTATGCTCTCTTCATTTAAGTCTCTATAGTCCCACACTAAATCTGGAATTTTAATCTTCACTAACTTAAAGAATATGTCAACAAATTCGTCACTATTTTCTATAGCATACGTATCACCATACCACTCTTCCTTAGAAGCTAATATATCTGATTCAGATATTATTCCAAGTTTTAGTAGATGTTGTTCTCCTTCTTTAGTTAGACATTGCTCTTCATACCCTCTACATTCTGCTAGAAAATTCCATCCTAGTTCACTTGAGAGTTCTTGGTAAGCTTTAGAAATCTCTTCTCCAGAATAATTAGATACTATGTGGTATTCTTGATATAGACAATGACCGTCCCAACAATAGTCTCCAATAGAGAATCCAATATTATGATTTAGTTCCATTAATTTCATCCATTAATAATTTAGCAACTATATCAATGTTCATCATTACTTGTTGATGAACATCAATTTTCTTTTCTATGTCTCCTTTAGGCCAGCCTTGTAATACTATTTCGTATTCACATCTAGACCACCATCTGTACATACTATGACGTTCAATGAAAGTCTTAAATTCCTCGATAGTTCCTGGTCTATCATCAGTTTCTCCTGCCTCATAGTAGCATTGTACTAGATAAGGCATAACATCGTAAGGCACAAACTTCTTGGAGTTTATGTCCTCTATAATTACATTAAACTGTTTCATTTGTTATATCTTAATGCGTTCTGTAGATGATATATAGCCTCTAATTGTCCATAGGTGAGGGATATTAGAGTGTCATCATTTATAGTAACATCAATTCCCTCTCCACAAGTCCATTCAGTGACCTCTATGAAGTCATTGTCTTTGGCCATGTAATCATACTTCTTCAGGTCGTCGTGTACTGATTTTCTGTTAACAAACTCTATAGTCAGTTTCTTTATAAAAACTTATTTTCTCTCCATACATTCCATCTAATAATTGATTGATTTGAACAAACAAACCATGAGACATTTTCTCTCCAGTTCTTGCATAGTATGCTGGATGGTACTCCTTTAGTATATGTTGCTGGCCCACTATACAACTCTGAAACGAGGCAGCTTGACTTCCAAACAAAACGTAGATGATTCCACTGTTAAGTGAGCTCATATTGGTAAGTAGCTTTGACATAAAAGGTCTCCATATATTATAATGAGAACCAACTCGATTTACTTCGCAGGTAAGAGCTGTATTAATCATCAGAATTCCTTGCTTTGCCCACGATTCTAGAGTATTATCAAACTCAATTACATTATGTGGAATGGTGTAATCTATAGCAGCCTCCTTTATTACCCTTAAAGATGGAGATAAACACTCCTCTGGGGTTTCCTTTGAGTTTCCGAAGAGTATTCCCTGAGCTACCCCTCTCTGTGGGTAAGGATCCTGCCCAAGAAATACTACTTTACATTCGTTGTATGGACATACTCTGAAGGCTTTAAATATGTTATGAGGATGTGGACAAAGGTCATCTGGATTAACTGTTTTCAACCATCGCATGATTTTAAAAAGCTCGTCCTTATCAATAACCTTTATCCAATCACCAAAGTACTCTTCAGCAGTCATTATATTTCTATTCTAACGTGCACTTCTGGCAGAGGGTAAGCCTTCCCCGTAGTGCTGAGATATACGTTATTTGGAACGTAAACCTCTCTACTCAAATACACTTCATCTATTGTCACTCCAGTTTCTAATTCAAATGCCTTAATAGAAGAATTTATTACTGCTTCCAGTTTCTCCTTCTTGTCTTTCAGTTCTTGTATCGTCATTTTCTTCAAGTTCATTAATTTTATCGATCAGTACCTGTTTTACAGAAGAAGCATAAACACCAAGAATACGATTAGTGTTAAACTCTCCATCGTAGAAAGGGTCCTCTATGTACGGAACATTCAGAGTATAAGTATAAAATACCTTACTCCTCCATAAAGATTTCCTTTCCTCCTTATATACCCTTCCTTCAATAGTAACAGTTCTACGACTATTTCCTATAAACAGATTCTCAACAGGGTAATCAATTTTATACACAAGTTTCTTCATTCTTCATAGCCTTAATGAAATCTTCAACATCCAAATAGTCAATCCCAAAGTTCTCGGCTGTTTTCTTGTCAGTATCAGACCACTGTCCGGGCTTACCAGAAGCGTCTCCTATCATAAGAGCATCCCTCCTACCAAGGCTAGTATCTTCTACGAAGTCTGTGTATAAAAGTTGAAGCATACCTGTGTTTGGCTTTCTTCTTGGATCACTCTTACTATTCGACTTACAATACTCATAATCAACCACGTCGATCCCACAGTATTCCTCTATACATCTGCATATATAATGTATTTTGGTAGTAAAGAGATAGTCCGTACTGTATCCTTTCTCTATACCTCCTTGGTTTGAAACTATGAATACACGCTTTGGAGCTAGTTTTTTAATAGCCTCAAGGGTATCAAATCTGAGCTTCATATCCCAAATTCCTTCTGGGAACGTCTTACCACTAGCAGTAGTGATAAGAGTTCCATCTAAGTCAGCGAACAAGATTTTGTAATCAGTCTTCTCCATAGTCGTCACATCTGTCAAGTATTTCACAACCACTTCCATTCCATTGATACAGGATATATTCGTTATTAGACCTATTGGTTTTAGCCTCACAACACTTCCTGTAATATTCAAACCTTTCTTTGGATACTTCCAGATTATCTGTGGCAAACACAGTAGAAGTTTGTACGCATGGATAGCCATTGTCAAAGGTATTTTCAATTGTATATACTAGATTCATATCAACTTAGAAATATTTTCCATGAAGGTTTCTGCTTCCTTCTTAGTCACGTTAATAGTTTCAATATCACTCTGCAAAGAAGCTATTTGAGACTCTTTACTTTTAATCTCTTCTTCCATCATAGAGTGAAGGTTATTTGCATTCTCATGTGCTGTCTTAAAAGCTGCCTTAATGCTCTGCATTTGCTCGGCAAATGAAGGAGCTACTTTAGATTTACTGAAAATCATACTTTTAATATTTTAAACTTAATTTGGATTATATGGTTAATAATACTACCTCTTCATCCATTAGAACACAACTTGTATTTAAAATTATGGATAATAATCTCATTGCCAATTACATCTTCCAAGGCATCCATAGAGTTTAAGCTCTTTGGAGTATCAAATTCTATTACTATATGCATAAAAATTTATTTATTGTCCACTATGTAACCCCTTTTAACAAATTCTTCATGCAGAGGATGTGCTAACTCTTGAGCCTGTGGATGTGCAGAATTGTCGTCCCTTAATTCAAAGAAATGCTTCCAATCACTGGCAAAGCCAGTCATAACCAATTCTGTCTTTAAGGCATTAGGTAATACTGTTCTTGCTTGTTGAGGTTTCCAGCCTTGATTTAATAGTTCTAAGTAAAGTTGCTCTGCTATTTGTAAGGATGCAATGAAATTCCGTTCTGGAGTTATTTCCCAAGTCTTAAAGTACGGAGCCTCCTTACCATTAAGATGATAATAATATTCTCCTATGAGCTTACCAAAATCATCAGAGGTAACGACAGTCCCTTTAACTTCTTGAAGAGCCAAACTATCCGCCCAACATGGTAAAATAAAAGTAACCTCGTTGTTGAATTTATCCTTAGAATAGTTACAGTATCTTGTACTTTCTTGGGCAAAGCTGAATACTCTCATTTGTTATGTTAATGCTCTTTATCATTAACTCTCCTTGTTTCCAAGGAGTATCGGACTATATCATCATCCTTTACAGGATGCCCAGCACTCGTGTCAGTATTATATTCTATGGAGCAATTATTAGGACACCAAACAGGAATATATCCTTGTTTCTCACATAAGGCATATGGAAACAATTCTATAAATATTTGATATTTACAATTATTTTTCTTTACTAATCTTTCCATTTCTATATTCTTGTATTCCAGCGGGAATAATCCACGCCAGAATTGTGGTAAATAATACTATAATTCCAATTTGTTCCATAGTTTCAACTGTTAGTCTCTGAACCTTCCAACTTTGTTAAAGGTTGGCTTGGCTGCTGATTAGCATGATTTAATACATCTTTACAAAATTGATACAATTCTTCCATTGTCATAGTGTGTTTACTTACATTAGCTTGATAAGTAGTCCACTGTACGTTTCCTTCAATATATCCCTTAGATGAGTCTATCCTGTCCAAAGATGCTTCATCTATAGAGTCAATATGTCTACCAGTTATTGCACATATATGGTTTTGAGATTCGTACAGGTTACTTAGATATTCTAAAGATACTAGGAACTCTATATTCCTTCTCTCAGCCGAACGTTGTAATTTAGTAAATCTAGTTAGAGTTAGTTCTCCTACCTTACCATTACGTTCTGCCTGAGCAGCTCCTCTTTCTTTAGCAGCACATTTAGCACACTTAAAGTTACGGTTAGGATTAGTAAGTTCATTAGCCTGAACCCATTTTACAGTGCCACAATCACACTGTACTTCGTATAACTGGCTACCATAATCAGATAATTTTGGTCCTCCAATTACTGTCCAGCTTTTATATTTGTCTCCAATTTTAATTGAAGCACCTCTAGCACGAGCTGCACAACTTCTGCAGCTTTTAGTTCTACCATTTACTAAATCGCTGAGACACTTATCTTCTACCTTACCACACTTACATTGTACTTTAACATAAGTATGACCACTTTTGACGAATGTGTTATCATCAACCACAGTCCAATTTCCGAATGTATCACCGAGTTTACAATTTAATTTTTTCATGTCCTTTACACTTTTAAGTTCATGTAAAGATACTAAATAAAATTACTCTATCAAATTTTGTTAATAAATATTAAATTTTAGCCTTCCAGCAATTCACTGGGTTATTGCCCTAATGTTACCATTAAGCGGCACAAAGTAATTTATGCCTTACAAATTCATGGGACACACCTCTATCACAGATAAAGCGGACAGTAACCCTTTTTGCATGGGACTCTATAGGTTCACATAGATATTTCAAGTCATCAAGCCAGTCATTCTCTACAAGTACTCTATAATTAGTAGTGATATATAAGGTATTCCATATGCATCCCCTACCAACATTTACATATGAGTAAGGGTTTGAACTGTACTTATGATAGAACAGATGATAATTTTCTACATCACGAGACTTAATCTGTAAATACACAGTGCCATGTTCTAGCATAGCTCCATGACCAGACTTAATCATTCTATCTACAAAGGACTTAGCTGAGTCTTCTGTTATCTTGTCTTCTGACCTATAGCAAGTTCTTCCAGCTTGCTCTATTTGTTTATATACTCCTTCTAATCCAGGTTGCTGTTCAATTATTTCAAAGGATGGTTTAATTAGCTTCATAATTCATATTTACTTCCCATTCGAACATAGATTTATCTATTTCCTCTAAAGCCAATCTATCCTTTTCTCTTTCTTCATCTGTTGGATTAAATAGTCTTCTGCACACCTTACATATGACAGGGGTAATAATTTCCATAACCTGTTCACGTGTGTAGATCCTTGCAGAATAGACTGATTTCATGTTTTTCCAGGCATCAAAGTTCATTCTAGTATTACTTCAAAGTCATCAACGTTCCAATTACTTAGCTCATCTGCTTCAGGACATCCTTTGTAACCAGCTTCATAAGCGTAGTTACCTATATATTTTCCCGCATCTTGAGGAAGTGTGTACTGATTTTCTACAGCACTTTTTAAATCACAGTCGGAGTAGTCAACACTCTCAAAATACTCTCCATCCTCATCTTTTCCAGAGTCAGTTATAGTATAGTCAGATACTTTAATCTTAAGAGTTTTGCTTAAAGTTATGCTTACCATAACCTCAATTTCTTTCTCGGGATTATCAGTTTGATTCCAAGGAGCGTCAGGTGTGTCAGCACCTAAAGGATAGTTATAATTGTTCATTAAGTCTATTGTTTGCGTAAATATTAGCTACAATGTTTGTGACAAAATCTTTAATGTCTTCTGATGACCCATCTCTACTATGCTCTGCAATGTATTGGCATATAGCCCTCAACATTAAATTATTTTCCCTAAGTAACCTTAGCACCTCTTCCATAAGAAAAAAATGGGAAGCAGCACTAAGCTACTTCCCCACTTAGTGTTACCACATACAAGTTACAGTATAATCTGGTTTGTTGCAATATGGACATTCACTCATAAAAGGCCCATACACTCTTCCACATTTAGGACATATCCACCCAGTAGGATAGCCATAATGAGATTCCTTTGGAATCTTTGGTCTATTTATTCCACTGGAATCAATCACTACAAGGCTGTTCAATTGGTTTGATGTCATATTCAGTCACCTCCCAGTCTTTTAAATCAAGTTTGTCAATTTTCACATTCATTCTCCTTAAAGCATTATCTGCCATGTATAGGGCATTGTGAGGAGGAATTATCTCCTCATTAGCTTTCTTTAAGATTTCCTCTTCTGTTGCTTCCTCTGGAACTTCAATGTATAAAGTTCTAGACATAGTTACAGTAGCTTTTATTCCAACTAGCTTAGTCATTGTCAACCAATTCCAATGCTTTATACTTCTGTACATCTGCCTCCATCAGGCTATATATATACTCGTCTAGATAACACAGGGGTTCCTGATCCATTCCAGGTCTGAGATCCATATCACAGTCTTCATATATGTGCAAAGCAACATGAAGGGCCTCATGCACAAAAGTTCTATTAGAATCATCAGTTACAATAAATACAAGGAATCCAGCTTTGTTATCCTTAGATACTCTGAATACTATAGCGTCATACTCATCGACTATCTTTTTATTAGTCATTTCGGAATCAGATTCATATACAAATTGGAACTCTGACTTTATTTTGTCAAAGTCTTCTCCAACAGCCACCCACATTGTTCTCGGATATGGGTTTATTCTATGTTCTACAATCATAAGCTGAATACTTCATTATAAATAGATTCAGGAACAGCATAAGTACCGTCCTCACAAGGATGTCCAGGAATTTCAGTACAGAATATACATTCTGACCACCTTGGGTGATCCATGAACATCTGTATCTCAGGCCATCCTACTAACAAATACTTTTCCATAACTTCACAATCAACTAAAGTGTCAGTTATTCTTTCTCTTGATCCTCTTGTACAGGTTTCCATTCGTTTAAATAATTTCCTATAAACTCTTCAAGATCCTCATCACGAGGACATTCCACATATATAGCTTCAATGCTATCGTACCCTTCTTTGGCATATTCTATGCCATGCTCTATTAGAAATCTTGCATCTTGGGAATTATGTAATGCACGACCGATGATAGCATCCTCTGGGCACTCCCAGAGATTACTAACACTAAATAAGCATGATTTCTTATCAGGATCCCATAACTCCTGATGAAAAACGCCTTCCCATTCTAAGCTTTCTTCAAATACTATTAATGTCTTTGTCATAAGATTAATGAATCCAATGTGAACCAATGGAAACATCTGCACCTAAGAACACGTTAGGACAGAAGGGCTTTCCACCAGCAATCATACATTTTACAAGCACATCTGCAACTTCATCCTTCATACTCTCAGGACATTCTATGTTCCACTCATCATGAACTGGAGCACACATCTTAACTATGTTCTGATAATTGTGTTGTACTATCCAATTAAAGAACTTAATAGAGGCCAGCTTGAAACAACAAGCTCCTCGATTTTGAATACGATAATTAATAGCTTGTCTTTCAGAAGCTGACTTTCTTACGTTAAATTTCTTGACCTCTTGAACAGTGTCACAGTACGGACTATTCTTCTTCATATCCCAGTAATAATCCATAAAACTTCTATCGTTCATCTTATCCATAGTCTTCTTGAGGACAGGATAATCGAAGATATGAGCTCTATGTTTAACTACAGGATTCATAAGAATATATCCTTTAGCCATAACGTCTCTACGACAGTAGTCTTGATAACGTTTGATTCCAGGAAACGTCTCCATGAAATTGTTATAGATGCGCTCTGCTTCCTTCATTTCAAAGCCTTTATTAGCACGTAAAGTATGAGCATCTCCTCCATAGAAGATTCCGACACGGCTAGTCATACCGTGGACTATATCACCACCATGCACTAAGTGTTTAGGTGTGGGACGCTCTAGCTGGTTATTAAGGGGACTGTACCCCTCCAGTAGTCTCTGCACCTTCCGAAGGTACACCTTCGGCTTGGATCATGATTGGCTTTTCAACTTTCCATGAATTCATCCCATTTGCGCAAGGAAGTTTCCTATCCTTGGGAACTCGTTTAAAGAATAAACCCTTATATGGCTTATTCTCAGCAATAGCCTTACATACTTTTGATTGGTCTAGCCTTCTACTAGCTCCCGCTCTAGTTTTAATTGGCAAATCATTATATTCAGATAATGAATATTCAACTAGATCAGAAGTACACCAAAATGTATTTAACCAATTGCCGTTTAGATCATATACTAAAATGTAATCAGCCTTATCTTTAAAGCGTTGAGCATTAGCAATATGCACGTCCTTCATAGCCTTGGTCACGGCCTTTTTCTTTGTGTGCATTTTTGCTGTTTGTTCCTAAGTCATTTTCTTTCCCTTATTCCAGGGCTCATGACCGTGCTTTTCTTTACATAAAGCCTTATATTCTTCAGGACTTAACTCACTTCTAAGTCTTTCCCAATATTTTTTCATACCGTCAGAAACTTTTTCCTAAGTTCTCTAGTTAAGCATTGGGCTTGGATCAGGATTTTCATTGTACCCATTATTAAATGAATCATACTTATTAATATAATCCCTCTCCAAATTTAGAAGATTTCCAACATCATCTACAATTTCCTCTACTTTAAATACGAAACTATCCTCTCCGTATTTATTCCAAGCGTTTTGAAGATGATGAGAAGCATGTCCTCCACTTTTCAAATTAGTAATATGCTTTTTCCATCTGCTTTTAAAGCTCTTTGCAGTACTACCTACATATTTTTTACCATTTGCAATGTTAGTAATACTATAGATCCCAATTTTTGTTAGATCGTCTAAATTATCATATTCAAATTTCATAGTTGTATATGTCTTTTGTTTCACATACACAAATATAGATAATTATAGTCAACAAACAAAATCAGTTATTAAAAACAGACGGAGACTATTTTTAGTTTATTCTACTCCTTTGGCATTTTGTCGATAACTCTTATACTTCTCCTTAACTTCTTTGTCAGTTAGACCTCCAAGCAAGTCCGGCCAACAAGATTTGGCAACCTCACTATGTAAATCTCCTCCACTAGATAGAATCTCTATCATCTTAGGATCTTTACTAACAGAAGCAGTAATTGCACTTTCCTGTCCAGAGTAATCACAGGAAATCCATACGTTTCCTTTTTCGGCAGTAAAGCAAGCTCTAGTCTCTTCATCGTGTGGTAAATTCTGAAGATTTAATTTATAGACTCCACCTCCAGAACTTACTCTAGCTGTATCAGTGCCAATAGAATGTAATTCTACATGAATTCTTCCAGTTTTAGGATTTATAGCTTTTAGCCAGTTATCTCCATAGGTAGAAACCACCTTAGAGGCACCTTGGTAATCTAGATACAGAGGTATGATAGAGAAGTCTTTAGCTTGTGGTGCTAGCAGTTTTTCCTCTACAGATTTCTTTTCTCGCCTAGTCTTTTTATCAAAGGTCTTAACTTGTATACCAAGCTCCTCGAAGAGAGGGATCACTTGCTTGGAACTACTCCAGTTAACAATACATCTAGGTTCAGTATTAAATCCCTCAAAGAGATTACCTTGTAAGTCTTTTACTGTATACTTACTTTTGGGCTCTCTCTTCTTATATGCTTGCATTCTGTTCCCAGGGAATCTGGGATTTGGTTTGTCTCCAGCTGGATACCTCACATATCCATGCGATAATAACCATTCACTATCGGACTCTCCTATAAGATTAGGATCAACATACTCAATAGGTTCTCCAGGGGATACAGAAGATGACATTTTATTCTTCTCCCAATCTACAACCCATTTATTAAGAGCATCTTCTGCTTTTTTGAGTCTAGAAAGATCTCTTTCCATTTTCTCAACCCACTTATCAGCATCAAGATGAACTCCACAATGCTTGGCATAAGCTAGACTCTTTATGAACTCACATTCAAAAGCCATAGCTTTCTGTAAGTCTTGTCTGTCAAGTTCCTTATCCTGCTCTTCTTTTATGTCTTCAAGCCACATGACATCGCCAGCAGCATAAACTATCACTTCCTCAGTAAGACCTTCGTCTATAATTTTACCTCGAACAGTTTTGTCTATATTGATTTTGCATCGTCTTTCAGCAGCTGCCTTCAAAGAGTAGCTAAGTTCATAATTTCTTAGTATTCCATCTTTGTCATATGCTGGAGTATAATCTGGAAGTTGTAGCTCATTATAAAGTTCAACACTCAACACTGGAGGGAACCCCAAGAATATTAGTTTTTCAGCAATCATTCCATCCCAGATATGCTTCGGCCATATATCATTGACATACAAGAATCCTAAGTCAAACATTAGATTCCATCCAAGGAATACTCTATCAGACTCAAAATAGTCTTTTAGTATTCTCTTCTCTAGAACACCTAGTGTTGTCCAATCAAATACTACCTGATTTTCTTTGTTACCAAGCTGAACAGTTAACAATTCCTTAGTATGAGGATCTAACCCCATAGTTTCAGTATCGAACTGAACAATCTTTAGTGGTAGTAATATTTCTAAGGCTTCAGAGAACTCTATCTGCTTATACTTCTCTGGACTAAACAGTCCCCTGTTTTGGCTTACTAGATAAATCATTATAATACAATAAAGTTGGATTGTTTTTGTGTATATCTATTGTATCTAAATGTTTATCTTTTAACAAGGAATTAAATTGTTTAGTGTCAAAGCCATTACATATGAGATGAAAACCGTGTACAGTTGGAACTCTGTACATTACAAAACTTTCATTATGCTTGCAAGATCTTACAAGCTCTTCTACCTGATCTACAAGATCAGGATTGTCAACATCAATTACCCATAGTGCTTTATAGCCTCGTGCTCGTGTGCCTCCGCATACACTATCCCAAATATTATTCCCTTGGAAAGCATTATTATTGAGAACTAAATCAGTGTAACGCTTGATACATTCCAAAGCTGCTTCCTTAGCATTTCGAACATTCATGTTAATGTATGCTCTAGCGTTATTTGCCTCACATAGTTCCTTTATCCTTCCCTCTAATTCATCAAGGTCTTCTATGCTATAAATATAGTATGACCTTATCAGTCTGTACCCATTTCTAACATGAAGCCCTTCGTTTCCATCCTTCCTGCGTTGTATTATCTGAACGAAATAAAATTCGTCAGAATTGTTAAATCTTAGATGTTGACGCAGGATAGCAAAATTGTCTATAAGCATTTTGTTGTTGGATTATTTGTATACACTAGAGAGTCACTATCATCTTGAAAGATTTCAAAGGTAGAATCCTGAACTTCATTTTCATCCATTCTTTCAGCAGTTTCATAGAGATCCTCAGAATCATCTATGTCATAGTCTCCATCTATACATTTTTGTATTGCTTCTTCTAGGGTTTCAGCTTCAACAGTGACATACTCTCTACGCCACATTGCAATCCTTTCTTCAACCCTCATGTTAAACTCACTCATAAGTTATACTCATCTTTATACTTAGCATATAGGTCTCTTATGACCTTTTCACCAATTGGAGATTCTCTCTTGGAGTCTCTTTCAATACAAGTTTCTAGGGGAGTATCTAAGAAACTCTTATGTTCTATTTCATATCGGTGAGATTCAGCCAATGGAGATAATGCTATCCACTCATTAAATTCCTTAACTAAATCTTCGATCTCTTTAAGAGCTTTCTTATTCAAATTCACATTATCTATGACAATATCATATCCAGCTAACATAGCCTCGTCCATGAAACTATCATAGATAGTATTTATAAAGTTCTCTCTTTTAGGAACCCAGTACTTCCCAAGCATATTTCTAACATCACCTCTATTGAAACGAACTCTATGCTCAGGATCCTCATTTGCCCATGCCTTAGCCCAAGTAGTCTTCCCACTAGCGGGAAGACCTTGACATATAATAAGTTTAGCCATTATAGCAATTCTTTTAAATCGTTAATGTAATTCTTTCTAATAAAATTAATAGCACTATGTTGAATTTGTCTAACCCTCTCAGTTCCTATGCCAAATCGGTTAGCAATCTCATCATTAGGCATTGGTTGCATTCCTATACCAAAAGACATCCTCAGAATATCACTATCTCTATATGAGAGCTTTGCTAAGATAGTTTCAATACCATTAGATAGATCATTCCTTGTAGCATCACTGTCTGCAGGAGTAGCTCCTTCGTCTGGAATTATATCAAGAAGACAACTAACCTCCTCGTCCTTTAAAGGACTCTCTAAGGAAACGGCTCTTCCAGCGGATGCCATAGTGCTATTAATTTTACTAGCTTCTATTTTAGTTTCTTCTTCAAGTTCTTCGAGAGAAGGTTTTCTTCCATTCAGTTGTTCAAACCTCTCAGTAGCCTTGTTTATCTTATTGATGTACACAACCTGACTCATAGGAACCCTTATAGTTCTGCATTGCTCAGAAATAGCCTTCATAATAGATTGCCTTATCCACCACACAGCATACGAGATGAACCTAAACCCTCTAGTCTCATCGAACTTCTTTGCGGCTTTTATTAATCCAATATTTCCTTCTTGAATCAAGTCTACAAGAGTTAAACCCTTATTCTGATATTGCTTAGCTACGGAGATGACAAATCTCAAATTCGCGTTAACTAATTCTTGAACTGCTTTATCATTACCCTTCTTTATCTCTTTTGTCAGTCTAATCTCTTCCTCTGGACTTATCATAGGCTGTTTGGACACATCCTTGAAATATAATCCCAAGGATGCGTCCTGCCTATCAGTTATAGATTGGGTAATTTTGAAGCTTTTCATTTAATTTCTATACCGTTCTCAGCAGAATACTTAACAGTATCTTCATTTAGAGAGGCGGCAAGACATTCAGTAGCTACCTCATAGTCTGCATCTAGAACAGCACTCCTATAGCTATTAGCATAGGCGTTTATATGAGAGTAGTTGTTAGCAACATTGTCCCTAGAGGAAACTGATGCCAAAGCAATCCCAAGGTTCTTAGCATCGTCCAAAGAATTTAAGTCAGTTCCCATGTAGACAAAAGACCAGTTGTACTTCTCTTCTTGATGTTTAATTCTGTCTTTTACATCTTGAAGAGTATACTCCTTGGAAGCATTCTCCATGCCATCAGTCATAATTACAATCAAGTTCTTAGATGGACGCTCAGATTCGTCCATGTCGCTTAACCACATACCTACTTCGTCAATAGCAGTACCAATACCATCATTCATAGCAGTGCACCCTCCTGGCTCATACTTCAATGCTGGAATTTCATTTACGTCCTTGCCAAGATAATCACACTTAACTGTGGTAGCAAAACGGTAAACTAATATGATACATTCTCCATCTTTGAGCTGCTTCTGCTCGTCAATAAGTTTCTGGAATCCTCCAATTACATCCCCTACTGAACCATACATTGACCCGCTCTCGTCAAGTACAAAGCAAATGTGCAATAAATTACTTTTCATAGAATATATAAGTTTTAACGAGGATGGGCTTATGCCTCATCCTCTATGTTTCCTTCACCTTTGTCAAGAAGCTCTTGCTCCTTATTCAAAAATCTAAAGCACTTCAATTTAAATGCCCTAGTAACTCCATCATCAATCTTAATAACAACTCCTTCATGAGGAACTTTGTTATGACAGTGTGGTGAGTCTAACTCCATATAGAACTGTTTATCATTTGCAAGTCTATCTATGAAGTTCTCGCTCCAATGATTTGCAGGATCCAAGTCTGGATACAAATCTTTGGCCAAGCCACAGTAACACTCTTCTACTGGAGTAAGTCCGACTGTAGCACACCATTGTTGTACTTGATGTGGAGTAAACTCAAATACCTTACCATCAGTGTTAGTATAAGTTACACGATATATTCTTACCTTAAAGTGCTTCTCTGGAGTATATACTTCTCCCTCTTTAGGTGGAACACACCCGTAATCATACTTCTTTTGAATACAACCTCCATTAGGGAGATAACCTACAATCTCATAGTAAGCTGTCATTCCCTTAGCCAGGCAGGGTCTAACAACCTTATCAGCCTCAGCCCATACATCTACACCATAGTAACCACCACCAACGTTTTGGTTGTAGTACTTATTCTTGATTACTGTACGAGAAGCATAGATATAGTCATATTTGTTAAACTCACAACCAGTTAACCACTTGGCTATCTTTTGCTTCCAGTTTAGAGGTTGCTTACACAATACATAAGCAGAAATACCCGATGTACCATGAATCTTATAGGACATTTGAATCCTAGATTCTGGAGTAATTACATTAGGACATTTCTTAATAAGAGTTGTGTCGTAATGGAATCTGAACTGAGTGTCGATAACCTTGTCGATTCCTCTTGGGATTTTCTTTGTGATTTTACCCTTTGGTGTCCCTTGAGTATATGTTCTCTTAGGGAGATACTTCTTACTGATCCAGAACTCTTTATCATTGTCCGATACTGCATCGAACTCCACACCTTCTTTGACATTTTCTAATTCTTTATTGGTTACTGATACAATATAGTTTTCTAAAACAGTTATAGGAAGAATAAATCCTTCTGAGATTTCCCCTCTAAGCTTGATAGCCTTTACTCGACCATTGTCATCAAACATTCCAGATTGCTCTGGATCCTTGTTCAGCTCCTTGTGTCTATACAAGTTTGCATAGCTTAAGAAGTCACTATTTATACACGACAATGCCGGGAAGTAAACATACAATCCTGGCTGGGAATCAATACCCGTGATGATATTGAATCCATCAATAGTACAACACTTCAATTTATTTACTTCAGGGTCAGAATGTTTTCTGAATGTCTAAATGTTTACAATCTTAGACAAGTAATTTTCACTTGCCTTCTTACTCTTAATTAACTTCATTTGTTATTTAAAATCCTGTTTGAGTCGTATAGAAATTAACGTTTCCAATACCATAGATGTGAGCTTCTTCATTACTATCTACATAGTAGTCAATTACTCCATCAAAGTCTGGAACCACTGTAACACACCAAGGATGTGTTTCTATCCACTTTGGAAACTCCGGATTATATTTAATTACTTCATTCATGCTAAGTGCACATACCATACCTGCATCTGCACAAAAGTTTCCAATAGCTGAATATTCTTTTCCTTCTATAGAATCTGGATTGTCTATAACGTCTTTGAGATCCTCAATAGGCATTGCAAATGTAGTACATGACCAGTCACCATAGATAGTTGATTCAGAGATATAATTGATAAAACCTAACTTATCTAATCTTTCTCCATATTCACACTTATCCCAATCTTCATCCTTAACCACATAGCATGGATCCGTAATTATAACATCATCCTTTATCGTCATTTTTATAAAAGTTTTTCGATGTAATCCCTTCCTTCATCTTTAAATATTGGTATCTCGTCATCAATACACCAATATCCTCTAAGAGTCTGATTCATAGTCTGTCTATACTTCTTTATACAACAACTACCTCTCTTAAGAGTAGTAGGAAGATCATTCCAGTTTATTCCTTTCTCTTGAAATAAGAGATTCTGAATATCATTGCTGTTAAGACCTTCTATCTGCTTATGAGAGAAGTATGCTCTGCCAGTCATGTGAATACTATTCCTAGTGGCATCCTGTTGTCTCCAAAGTAAGCAATTAGTTACCTCTTCTTTAGGAATATTGAAGCACCTAGCATCAAAGAAAGCTCCCTCTTTTGAGGCCCAATCATAAGCAGATATAGGCGACCCATCATATCCCTCCGGATTATAGAGATAATCTGTTACGTGCTTAACAAATGCCCTATTAAAGGCAAATGTAGCCATTGAAGCAGAAACACTGCATAGTTTTTGCACCTCATAGTCAAACCAAGCATCAGAATTTAAGTTCTGGTAATCTATGAGTACTAATGTGATTTCATCGGACTGTGTATATCCAAGCACACATCCCTGAATATTCTCACATAAGTACTTCATAGTTTCCTGCATGGCTTTAACCATAATCATATCAAAAGGCTTCTTAAATCCTTTTGTAAAGGTATGAAAAGCCTTACCATCCAAACGGATTATAACCGGCATCCTTCTAGTAAGCCGGGTCTTAGAACGAGACTCATAGTAGTCTTTCATTCTATCTCCTAGATCATCTCTGGTCATACTATTTTATAAATTTAATCTTTATCCACTCCTATTCGTAACGTCCAAACGTCATCAGGGCAATCATTTATCAGATCAATAACCCAAGCATCAAGCTCTTGTACAATCCTAGTAATTTGTAGAAGGTATAACGGCCAATCATTGGTGCCATTAAAACCTCCGTCAATAGTAATAATGGCATGATCTCCTTTATCCTCATACTCTCTAGGACTTACTTTTTCCAGTTCTAATGCCTTGATTTTGTTAAGATACTTCTCCGGTATTCCGTTAGCACATTTTTTATCATTCATAATCCCTAATAGCTTTAAGTACGGGCTGCAGTGGAGTACCTTCATCACTAAGGTAGAAGAACTTCACAGTAGCCATTTTTCCAATAAGTTTTCCGAGGTCTTCTCTATACTGTTGTTTGAGCTCTCGACTCCCCATTGGCTTAGCCTTGAACTCTTTACCGTCCTCAGTCACTAGAGTGAAGCACATATCTTCATCTCTAAGCCCTTCAGACAATCCAGTAATCTCAAATTCGGCATCTTGATAATGCTTAATCTTTATCATGTCATTTGTTCTTCCGTTAGGTTTATATGGTCTAGAAGGATCTCTAATGACCAATCCTTCAAATCCTTCACTAACGTACTGGTCATGAAGCTTAAGCATATTATCCCATCCCTTTACAAGAACGTGTGGAACTACCTGTACTCGTAAGTCCTCTCCGGAATATTCCTTATTTGGATCAAACTCTACAGGAAGAGTAGATTTCATGAATCCTAATTCTTCCAACCTACTACTGAATGGCCTACTTGGGTCTAGCAAGTCGATTACATCATATACATAATACTGTATCCAACCAATACCCTCGGCTGTCTTCTCCAATCTAGCGGCACCACTAATCTGCTGCAAAGACTTACCATGTTTATACAGTTCGCCATCAAGGATTATATGATCGTGGTCTTCAAAATACCGTATCAATGCTGGATGATTTCTAATCATAGAAGTAGAAGGATCGTAATCACCTCCACCTCTAGATGCAGTTCTTATTTCTTTTCCATCCCAATACATAAGACATCTAACACCATCAATCTTTCGACTCCCCCACCATTCTTTTTCGAAAATCTTTCTATTAGTTACTTTATCCTCCTGCTTAGCAAGCATAGGTTTCAGTACACCAAATTGATTAGTTGCATTCTCTCCAACTATCGTATTTAAATCTTTCTCAGTATAAGTATCTATAGACCTTTCTAGCTCTTTATAGCCTTTATCTTTATACTTCTTGATGATAGAATTGAACTCTAACTGAACCTGCTCAGTAACAGTTCTTTTCACCTTACCCCTAGTAATCAGAAGTTCTGGTTGTTCTATCATCTTACCCATGTATGTTCCAGTAGAGCGATGAATAACATATCCATGTTGCTCTTCGTCCCACCCATAGGCAGCACATACGACTCTTAGTTTTCCCTTAGAGTCTCTACTAACTAAATCAATTTCTTTGGTGTAATCAATCATCAATCAAACTCAATAGAAACTTTATTCTCTGGAATATGTTCCCAGATACTATCTCTTAAAAGTTCTTCAATCTTATTCTTTATTTCATCATCAGTAAATCCTTCTCGCTCAAGATACTCCCTATCAAAACTAGATAATAGATCATCTACTTTAACAGTAGTGTGATAAACTCTAATGATTGCTCTCTTAGGTATCATTTACGATAGTCCTTAACTATTTCCCATAAGTCGTCCAGAGTCTCCGTTGGAATTTCGTTCCCATCCTTATCCCACATCTTGTAGTCTGGACGTCCACACTTCTCATACAGCCACCAGTTTATGTCATCTACGCCTTCCTCTTGAAACAAGAGTCCAAGCACCTCATCAAATAGTATATTTCCATACTCTACCCAATCACAGTCATAGATGGCAAGTCCAAGTACGTCTTCAACCTCATCGAGTCTGTCATTGTGCTTACGATTATCAGTAATTAATTTGACAAATTGTTCTTTAGTTATCATAATTATTCAGATTTGTTTAATATGTCATAGGCAGTTGAAGCTCCTTCCATGAAGTCTTGGAAAATAGCATCTCTGTGCAATTCGGGTTGATAAACTGTCTCCTCAGCATAAGCTGTTGCAGCTTTAGCTACTTCCTTTAAAAATAATTCCTTATCCATACTAGTCCATATTAGAACCACCAATACAAATCATTCTATCAGTGGTTATAGTTTCGGCAATTTCCTTATTACTATTCCACCCTTCCAACCAGTCCTTAGTTGAAATGTTTACAGCCATACCATTTCGCATATAGACAGTTGTTATTCCATTCCCTTTGTCTATCCAACCGTCTATAGCATCAGTTTTAATAAATCCTTTCATCTTAATACCAAATTTCAAATTGAATACTTTCATCAGAGTCCAACTTATCAAACTCTGGAAGTAAAGTATCCTTCACGTAATCTCTAACACTTTCAACATCCTCAAAATAGTAATCATCGTAATCGGTGCTTCCAAAGAAGAATCCCTCCTGTGTAGGAAGTAGTTCTTTAGCTCTACTATGATCATCTAGTATAGCACTACACCTTCTCAGAAGTTCCTCGGCATCCTCCTTGTCAATCTTTATCTTACGAAGATTCTCTATCTCACATCCAAGTTGACTTTCGAAGAAGGGAATTAGGAAATTTACCTTCCTAAAATACCCAATCTCTTTAGTTTTTGCTCTATGGAAATATAGGTCTAATCCCATTTATTTCGTTCCGCTATGACCAAGACCTCCGCCTCGATCAGTTCCCATGTTAACTATATCTTCCAAGCTATGATTTTCCCACTCAATCTTCTCGAACTTGTTGAGTACTGCCTGAGCTATTCTTTCATGGTCTTCGATCCATACGGTTTCAAATCCAAGGTTAATTACAGGAACTCCCCATTCATTTCTATAACCAGCATCAATGGTTCCAGGAGTATTGATTACAGTTAATCCTTTCTTAATAGCCATACCACTTCTAGGACGGACCTGTACCTCATACCCTTCTGGAATCGCTCCGAATATGCCAGTAGGGATAACAGTACGTGCCATAGGTTCTAACCTTAGCATGGTTAGTGGATGTCCTTCACCTGCGAATATAATTCCACCATCTCCATAAATCTTTAAGGGATTATCTGGAGATACTCTACTAAAATCAGCTCTCAAATCGCAGCCTGCATCAGTTGGGCAGGTATATTCCGGATTCTTGTTATTAGAATTGTTGTAAATAGGTACTTTCATTGTTCAAAAGTTTTAGGTTGAAATTTATTATTATCTATCACTAAATACTGTTTAACACCCAAAGCATCACAAAACCATATCTCACTCTGTCCAATCGTATTATGAGTATGATATATCCCTTTTTGGACTGGAGTGTGTCCAACTACTTGGTTCCATTCTTCAATATTACATTTACATAATGTTTGTGGCCTAATCCATACTGGAGGTTGTGTTTCTGAGTCACCATAGCAATCCCCGTAATAATTTGGAGTAAATCCAAATAGTTCTGATGGTTCTAGGGAGTTTATATCATGAACAGAATCTATCCCGGAGTTTTTCATCCAAACGTCTGATACTCCAGCATGAGAGAAGATAGTTTTCAGTTCCTCATCAATGTAAACCCACTGAGTTAGTTTCAGGAACCTTTCTTTAAACTCGGGTTGAGCCATAACATTCCAAACCTGACCATTCCATCCAGAACATTCTGCCCAATAATAGCCAAGATGCTGAGTATCGTGATTACCTCTCAGGAGGATAACTTTATCTGGATTACTCCCCTTATATGTCAATATTTCTTCCAAGTTACTCAGCTGTTGTTCAGCACTAATGCCTTCATGTGTTGAAACATAGTCTCCTAGAAAGATAATCTTATCTGGATTCTCCTTCTCAATTATTTCTTTCCAGAACGGTCTGCCATGTGTATCTCCTAATACAAGAATCTTACTCATATTGTTTATTATTTAGATAATTAAGTAATTCCTCAGAAACGTTTCCACTTTCTGAATAGAATGCCTTAATTGGTTTTCCACTCTTAAGTACAATTGCAAAAGGATCTAAGGATGCTCCCCAATAGTTCTTTAGAGCCCATCCATCTTTCCTTCCTTTCTTAGTACTAATATCAATAAAGTTAAAGGTTAGAGAATCATTACTAAACTCTCTAACCTTCTCAATTTGTTTCTCGTCACTATAGACAACTGATACTTCTATCATAGTAATAATAGATATACTCCGCAAAATATTCCTACCAATCCATCCAGAATTAAGAAGTTGATAGCTCCTCTTTTAAATTCTTCTGGATTAATAGGAAGCATAATTGAAATGTTTGGTATCTCTGACTTATTTAGCGTATGAGCCATTACTAATTTAATGATACTCAATACTACTAAAACTACTGCCAATAAACTCATGCATCCGTCCTCATTTTTAAACTTTCTCGTATATTACAGTTATAGAGCCTTCTCCCCCTCTGGTAATGAAGGCTGGCTTATAACCCTCTACTATCATAGCATTGAGAGCCTTTTCAAGCTCTCCTGCTGTTCTATAAGTACTTACTTTGTATTGTTCCATATTATTTAATTTATTTATTCACAACGAGACCAAGAACACTTACTACAATGTTCACAACCTCCTTCTCTTATAATATCTGAGCCACACTCAGGACACTTACCCTCTACTTCTGCAGGTAAATATTTACTCAAAACTCTACACATCGCTGAGGAGAATGATGTAATGTTCTGATTTACTTTTTTAGCAGTCTTGATAATGTACTTGATACTTATTCCATGTCTTAATAGCATAGAACTGTACAAAGTTGCAGCTTTCTCTTCAACATTTATATCGGTATCTAGTAGATTATCAATATGTAAGAACTCAGAATTAAGGCTATACTTACCTTTTTCAATCTTAGTGATGGTACCTTTATGTTGAGGCAATTTCACCCAATTAGTAAGTCTGAATACAAACACTTCATATGGCTGATTGTCAAGTAATCCTACACAAACTACAAAGTGTTCTCCTTGAGATTTAACTGTATAACAATCGCACTCTAAGTCCTTTGGTCTTTTCGGAGCCAAAGTATTCGGAATGTCTATTGGCTTCTCAGTTGTTAGGATGCCTTCTCGATAACATCCAGATCTGTAGACAGTTACTCCCTTCAGCCCGTTCTTCCAGCCCTCTATATAAATGTTATACACATCATCAATAGTAGCTTCTTTGGGAAGATTGATAGTAGAACTAATACTCGCATCAGTGTACTTCTGCAATACACCTTGCATCTTAATCCTATCAATAGGAGCTATATCCTTAGACTCTACAAAGTAGTCAGGTAGTGTAGCTAATCCTTTTGCAGGTACTGCAAAGAAATCCTCTACTATTTTAGCATCCACTTCATAATAGGTATCCTCACCATTAAGAGATTGAGTTCTTCTTGTATAATGCAAGGCAAAGTTAGGTTCTACACCAGTACTTACCTGCAACATAGTAGCTATACTACCTGTAGGAGCACAGGTTAATAACTGACTATTATGAAGTCCATACTTACTTATATCCTCTATCACAGACTGTGGTAAACCTATACTGTTAATAAAGGAAGATTCTGCAAGTAATTTCGGATTACATTCAGGATACATTCCCTTATCTATCGCCAGAGATAAAGACTCTCCAACAGCTGCCTGTGCTATCGTCTTGTAGACTTCCTGAGTCATTCCTAGAGCAGAAACTGAACCATAGATAAGTCCTAATTTGATAAGCATATCAGCCAATCCCATAGTTCCTAGACCGATTTGTCTCCAGTTTCTAACAGAGTTCCTCTGTTCTTCTAGAGGATGTAGAGCAGCTCCTTCGTCCAGCACATCATTCAGGGCCCTCACGGCTTTCTTTACAGCATCAACAAGAGAAGGATAATCAATTGTAGCTTCATTAGTAAAGGGATTCAATACAAATTCACTAAGATTGATGCTACCTAACAAACAGGAACCTCCTGCTGGTAATGGCTCCTCAGCACACGGATTAACCCCAGCATAGCTAAATCGCTCATCATTGTTAAGCATATTATATCCAGTGATTCTATCCCAGTAAAGCATACCTGGTTCTGCCCATTCCCAATTCCTTTTGGCTAAGAGCTTTAATAAATCTCTTGCCTTAAAAGCCTTGGTAATAGTGCCAGTTTCTTCACTTGTAAATTCAGTTATCCAGTCTTCGTCATGTATAGCAGCCTCCATAAAATCATCAGAAACTCTGATACTAATATTGGCCTTTTCACACACTCCTTGCTTGGTCTTGAGGTTAATAAACTCCTCAATATCTGGATGTTTACAGCTAATACTAATCATCAAAGCCCCTCTTCTTCCAGCTTGACCAATGAGTCCTGTTACTTGACTATATAAGTCCATGAAGCTCACAGCACCAGAAGTACTCTTAGCCGCATTATGTACAATAGCTCCTTTAGGTCTTAGGTTACTGATGTCAATTCCGCATCCGCCTCCATAGCTATATGTTCTAGCTAGTTTAGCAGCAGTGTTAAATATGGACTCTATATTGTCCTCTGGAGGAGTAATTACATAACAATTACTGTAAGTAACTCTTCTTCCAGTGACTCCTCTACTAGCCAGAATCCTACCTCCAAAGATAAATTTCTTATCTTTTATAAGCTCACGAACATCTTTGTTACCTCCACTTACTCTATCTAACCATTCTTCAAATGTTTCTCCATTCACTTGGTACTTTTTATGCCAAATGTCAAGAGATAGTTGATTTTCACTAAGCCATTCTTTCTCTGTCATAATTTGTAAATTAGAGTACAAATATAAGCAAAAATATTGAGAAATCAAAATATTAAGATAACCTCAATATCTGCTTTAATAGCAAGGTTTTCTCTGTTTTGTTTAGTATATCCCTAGTATCTGCGTTAGATATTAACTCGGTAAAGGCATTGTAAACATTAAACATATTCGTGGTCTCTCCAGGACGCACATAATATGGAGAGTCTTCCTTCTCATACAAGAGTTTATATGCATCAATGGCAACACTAGTTGCTAACTTTACTTTACCATATCCAGAGCTATAAGAATCTACAAGGGTATGTCTAACCCACGATCCAAGGCTTTCATTTATGAGCTTAGTGTCATATGGAACCTCAATTCCTGATAGCTTGTCAAGCCATGCCTTAATATCAGATGTTTGTTCCATTAGAGGTTGAACACATTTAAAGCTAAAGGGTTTTTCAGGCTCGACTTCCTGCACGTTCAAGAATGTAGGATTGAAGACACACAGATTAAGACAAGCCATATTAAGTGCTCCTCTATAGATCTTGGCGACAGGTTTTCTAGCATCAAGACCATACACTAATCCTATTACTTCCTGGTGATTATCAAAGCTATATTCCTCTGGCATTACGGCCTGTACCCAGACACGGTTAAATACAGTATCTTCTAGGTTCAAATCCTCCTTCTTTGTAATACTTATTTGGTCAGGCAACTTAGCTTGGATCCTAAAGTCGTTTGTAAACTTAGACATTCTTTCTAAGAAAGGAGTAACATATGCTTCAGTGCTAAGATACTCCTTTCCTTTTATAATAGTTGCCTTACCTTTTAAAAGTTCATCAATCGTCAATTCCATTATTAGATATATCAGACAATTCTGTGTAAAAGTCTATCTCTCTTACTACAACTCCTCCCCAATCTAGATAGTCATCATACAACTTCATAGCCTGCTTAATATCTTCCTCAGAATATTCTGGAAATAATCCTTTTATTCCAGAAACAGTATCCTCATACTCGTACCCTGACTCCTCAGCTTCATATAGACGATCAGATATACTTTCCCAATCCTCTTCACTGATCACACAGTTAGAAGGATCGTGCTCTTCCTCTATTTGAGCTTTTAATTTGTCAGCTAGTTCGGAGGTAGAGCACACCCCAATGGTATGCTCCCATGCGTCTTCATAAAATCCTCCAAACTCTACTACTACGTATACCTTAGAACGCATCGTCATCAAATACACCAAGGTCGTTAATAGGATCAACTCGCTCAGGTACAGCTTCTGGCTCAGGAACCGGAGCAGGATCATTTACTTCACCTTTTAGATATGCATCCAGCTCTTTACGAGTAATTCCTTCTAATGCCATACATTGAGCCTTAGATAGATACTCTGTTCCCTTATAAGTTACAGGAACAGCATTTTTGTTTGGTTTGTAGTTCTCAAAGCTGTAGAACTTTTTTAAGTCTTTCTTGTTCATAATACGTACAAATTAGAGATTTTCAAATGTTCCTCTTAATAAACTTCCTCCAACCATAAGGTCATAAGACAATCCATAAGAGTTTCTACTAAAGTTATAGTTTGCATAATCTGAAGCTCCAAATAGACTCAATACATTTCTATAATCTAATCTCTTACATGAGTTTAGAGAATTAGAGTGAAGGTCACCTTTAATGAAATGTACTTTATCTGAATGAATACCTTGATCATGCAGCCATTCATACAACATCACCTTAGATTTATCATCTAAGTTCAGAGGCAATCCTTTCTTCATATACTGATCATCTTTACCATGACAGCATATAAAGGTCTCTCCATCTTGCTCAAATATTCCAAAGAACTCTTCCCAGAACGTAGTAGTAACATTCGGGAATTGAGCATTTATGAGAGCAAGTAATGCCTTATTACACATATACTCGAAGTTACCTCCATGATTACCACATGGAACAGAGAAAACATTCAGCTTAGAGCAGAACTTATTCTCCTTAGCAGCTAGAGTTCCTATAAACCACATCATCAATTCTATGAATTTATTGGCTTGTTCTCTAGCATCCATGTTTTCTGGCATATCATGGTCGAGCCTAGCAGTCTTTCCAAAGAATCCAGAACAGTCAATATTATCCCCCATAAGGACCACATTAATTGTTCCATAGTCGCTAAGACGTTTAAGTCTCACTAAAACTTCAGACAAACGTCTCTTAGCTTCATCAAATCCATAGCCTTTGTTCTCCTTATACATTGCTCCAGAGGTTACAGCTGCCCCAAGATGGAGATCAGATATATAAAGATTAATGCTTGGATTGGAATTCGGAACCTCCTCTATTATAGTAGGATTTATATTCTCAGGCAAATTAATAACGAACTCAGATGCCATTCTTAGTTGCCTCTTCAAATCAAGATTTTCCTGAGCATACTTCTTTAACAGCTTCTCATTATTCTTGATTTGATCCTCCTCTGCCTTTCTTAAGAAACTATTCTCTTTCTCACGAAGTTGAATATCTCTCAATTCATCTTCTGAACATTCCTCAAACATATGAGGAGCAAATGGAGCAGATGCTTTGGTAATATTAAAGGCTCTAAGAATCCTCTTAAAGTCTACAAGAGACAGATCGACAAAATGTCGAGACACTACTCGTTGAGTAAGGGCATCTCCATAGTATGAATACAACCTGTGGATTGTGTTCATTTCCTCTCTAGTCAGTCTGCCACACAACGGAGCTTTATCCCTTCTAAAGATTTGGTACTTATAGTACTTTATCCTTCCATGCTCATCTCGTATATAAGATGTTTCAGCACGATCATCTGTCTCAACTTCCTCTTCAACAGGAGCTTCCCTATGCCTAGCTACTACCTCATTATAGAGGCTTATCAAGTCTCGTACATCTTCAGATTCTTCATCATTCTGCCTTTTCAATGCAGAAATAGTGTTTACTATACTGTTATAGCTAAGACCATTATCCAAACAAAATTGGGACAATCTTTTTCCACTATCTCTGACTGCCAGCAAGATGTCTGTGTACTTCTTTACTGTAGATTGTTTCATTTATTTTTAATTGATTTATTCAACTTTATTTAGGTAGTTACACCGGTATAAAAAAAAATAAGCGGCTGTCCGAAGACAACCGCTTTCTAGATTTATAAGTTTAGAGTATGGAATTAACCTCTCTCGATACCGAATACGAGATAAGTTCCAACACGAGAACTCTTAGATGGAGTATATGCAGCATGGAATGCAACAGGCTGACCCTCAACAACTTGCTTAGTATAAGTACAAGTCAAACTTCCCTTATATCCCTTCTTAGCATAGAGTTCCTTAGCAAGCTCCTTAGCTTTAGCCTTAGTTTCATCAGTTTCAGCAAGCACTGCACCAGTTGCATCGTCAATAAGCTGATAAATAGTCTTATACTTACGTGTCCCCTTCTCGTTCTTAACATCGTCAATACGATAAGGACGTTCACGAGTATCAGCTACAGCAGCCTCTTCAGTGATTACAAATCCTACACCAGCAACATTCTTAGACTTCTTAGCAAGATAGTCTAGCATAAACTGCTTCTTATCAGCATCAGTAATTCCGTTTACTTGTTTCTTACGGAACATCTTATATGCTTGTGTTGCATCACCCATAATGTCAAACGGAGCTTTTGCCAATGCCTCTTCTTTAGTTACTCCAGTTACTTCCATTCTCTTAAAGTTCATAATTTGTGTCATAATTCAATAGATTTTAAAAGGTTTATATTTCAAAAAACATTAATTCGTATCAACATCTTTCATCTAACATCACAAAATTACTATTTCTTATTGAATTACCAAAATAATAACCTGTAAAATTATCTTAAACCTCTAAATCTTTATCTCTTGCTTTCTCAAACCTTGGTACTGCAAATATAGTTATAATTTGAAGTGTCCCAAACGTGAGGAAGTTACAAATCCGTTAAATAGTGTTAATGGATTTTATCTACACAAATTCTCTAACCTTATCTATTGCTGCCGTTAGAACGGCAACCAGCAAGATAAAATCTCTTTCACCTTAGCTGGAATTTTTTTGTCCTCAATCCCAAATGTTGGGAATTGCTTGCATCCATATGCAAAATCAGAACATACTACTGCCAGGCCTTTTATTTGGTCTTCTGGAATACCATCAGCCAACTTTCGTATTACTTGATAGTGAGTAACATCTGGTTTCTTTTCCTTCAGCTTTTCCGTAAGATAGCACACTAAGGAAATCAAGGCAAACTTGGTATTTATGTCAGTATTAAGATACCCTGTGGTAAAGTACTGACCATACATCCTTTGCATTTCTTCATACGGAGGAGTTTTAATTATGTCCATAAGTCAATCAAAACGATAACCTTTACTGTAATAATGAGCAGCTAATCTTAAGAGGAACTTAAATTCATTCCATCCTTTATTAAAATCTGCTTTAGATAGCTTATAAACTTTGGTGTAATAATCCGGAATAGTCGATACTACAAGGCAATTAGATTGCACACTACAGTTCTTCATTCCATAGAACTTATCAGCTACCAAAGTCATCAACCAGCTGTACAAGGAAAGTTCCCTGTGATAATGGAATTTCTCAAAGTTGTTACCAAACTCTGAGAGTATCTTTCCGATAGTTTTAACATCATTGACAACTACAACATTAGACTCGGTATCAATGGTATAATTATCTAACTTAGCTTTAATTCTAAAGATAAATGGTTCATATTCGGGAACTTTGACTTGGACATCAAGCAAAATTGCTTGCTCGTTTTCAGAAATTGGATCTACCACAATACCTTTTGGATGTAGCAATTTTTGGATAGATTTATTTCTTTTCAGGGCTTCAACGCATTGTAATACCCTTTCCCTACTCTTAGGATCAAGATATATGGGAACCTTGTCATCCACATACTTGCTTCCCCATTCATAGGCTCTTCGTTGAGCATAATAGTCCTCACACTTAATACGGAGAGTTTCCATTTTATCAGCATCCATCTTTCCCTTGTAGTAGTCAATCTTATTAGATGCTGCAATTATTTCGTCAGCGGTTACAACACCATTAGCTTCAAACAAGGGATATAATTCGTCAGCCATGAAACCAGCTTTAGCTGTAGGTCTATTTACATTATCTACTAAGATAAAGCTTTCAGGTTGTAATACTAATTGATGAACTGCTGATCCAAAGATCAGTGCATCACTATACTTATTATGTTTACTCAATCCTTCAAAGAAGGCTTCTGGATCATTGTCTTGATATGGATTTAGCAAGGAGAGTCTAGAATTACTGATATATCCACTAAACTTTTCACTAAAGTATTCGGCATCATCAATCTTCTGCAACCTTAGTGTATCCATTAGTGGGATAATTTCAATACTATCTAAGTACTTCTCGTCTATAATCATCCACGAGGTCTTTAAAGTAATCAAACATGGTATCTTTAAACAGAAAATAACTCTCTTCTATTTCCTCCTTATCAAGACTGAAAATTCGGCCAACTGGTCCCCACTTACGATTATGTTTACCATCTATAAGCAGACATGGTACACCATTAAGATTTAGGTCAATGAAATTGGATATACTATCATCTACAAATACATCAACCCTTCCTTTAATGCGAGGAGCTTTACTAGAAAGCTGGCAAGGAATTTGATATATTGGAGCTGGAGGTAATCCGTTCTCTACTAGAAACTGTCTTGACCATGTTTTTGGATGCACCCTCTTAGTGCAATACAGGGTAGGAACGAAATTAGGCCTATGGATGATTGGAAGATTCATCCAAAAGTCCTTATCGTTTATAAGTATTCTACTAACATTCTTGGTAATTTCACTATCTCTCTTAGGAGTTCCAAACCTCTTAAGGTAGGGACCAATGAAGTCACATATTGTGTCATCAATGTCCAATCCAATCTTTAATCTCATAATTCTTCAACGTCTGTTATTCTTCCTATTAAAATGTCGTTGTTGTTAAGGTCATCCTTAAAGGTATCCCAATCGTCACTATCAGAATAGTCTTCGTACATAAGCATCAACTTCTCCTTACAATCAGCAAGGGAGGTAGCCATAATTATGTGCTTATCTACTTTGGATTTCTGAATGTCACAATACGGGACAATGTATTTGTTCATTTTCTCGTGCTATGGTAATTTTCTAATAACTTATAAAAAAACTCAACGTCTATAACAGCAACAGTTCCCTTGCTGTTTTCTCCAGCTTGTGCTGCTTTCTTCCAGATCAGAACAAAGTCTCTAGGGTCTGGACACTCAGATTTTATGTTGAAATAATTTGGAAAATTCGCGCAGTGTTTGGATTGTATAGCAACCTCTAGTTCACCGGAGGGGTCAGCAATATCTACCTTATTCGCATCTAACTTCTTAGACTCTCCGGCAGATCTACACACGTTCTCATATCCTATGTTTTTAAGTCTTTCAACAATTTCATACTCCAAGTCCTTACCTTTATTTTTAGATTTCTTGGCACGATAATACCTTGCAGTATAATCATCAAGCCATTCAAACTTTATTCCATCCTTACCACTACCTCCAGGCTTATTGCATCTAATTTTAATAGCTGCTATAGATACTCCCGTTTCTTGACTAGCTTCCTCCATAGAGTTAAAGTCCTTAGTAGTTCCGTCTTTAAAAGTAGCTCTACAAGCTGTGTTTAAGTCTTTCTTCTATCCCTTAGCCATAAAACAAATTTTTTAATTAAGTTCAAAGTTTCTTTTCTTCCGTGATCCTTGTAAAAGTCAGAAATGTCTTTACTCCCGCACTCTTTTGGAATGCAGACATATACAAGTTCTGGATGTTCTCTTCTAATTTTAGCCATGTTATATAAGCCTGGTCTATCATTATCATAGAACACTACTATGTTTTCGAATCTACTCTTTAGTTCTTCAAGCACAGCATCCGAGATAAACAAGTTCTCACTATTAGGTGCACACGCAGTAATACCACATGAATATAAGCACATAACATCCTTTAGCGACTTGGTAATCACTAATAACTTCCCACTTTTTGGAAGCTGATCGTATCCCTGAATCTTCTTACTCGGCCAATTAGTAATAAATCTAAAGGATGTTCTTTTAGGAAAATAACATCTCCAAAGCTCAATCCCCTGATACTTCTTACCATAATAGCCAAAGATAGGGCAGTGTTGTTGTGATTTGGCAACCAACTGTCCATTCAAGAAGACGTGTTTACAGGAATAAACATTAAAGCGTTTAAGGGTTTCCAGAGTTATTCCATACTTTCCCCACCACTTCAGTTCTAAGTCAGTAAAATCTTGTACCTCTACCTGTATCTTTGACATTTCCTTATCCTGCATTCTGACAGGGTGTTCATTAATCTTTCCAGAGTTTTTCTGAAGAGACTTATCTCGCACAATCCCCATGTCATTGGCAATTATTCTAAGAGCCTCAAAATAATCACAATGAAACATCTCTTGGACTACCCCAAATATATTCAGATGTTGTCCAGTAGCGAAGTCCTTAAAGATTAGAGTGTTAGATCCATTCCTATAGAAGCTACAAGTAGGTCTTCTATCCTTTCTTAGAGGAGATCTAAACAATCCTTTCTTTACAGGCACATGAAGATAATACTCCATAAGTTGCTCCTCAGAAAACCTAGACAAGATCAACTCTTTTGTAATCTTAGGTTTAAACGAGAAATCCACATTCATATTCCTTATTATCAAAATACAAATTTAGTAAATTTCTAGTAAAACCCAAAACAGAGCGACCTACTTGATAAATAGGTAGCTCTAATTAATTATCAAGCAGTGATTCGAAGTCTAAGTCCTCAGAACCTCCTGATACTCCATCTACGTCAGCGGCTGTAGCAGAATCAGCATCGCTCATATCAGTCGGCTTGGCAGAAGCCAACTCAGATTTCTTTGCTTCCTCATAGGAAGAGAAAAACAGATTTGGACCAAACGGAGTCACCATCCATGTATACCATTCTCCGACCTGTACTCCATTAGAAGCAGCTCTCTTTTCGTCAGTAGCCTGAGCAATACCAACACAGTTAGGAAGTGTAGCATACATATGTCCCTTGCTGTTTCTTCCAACAAGCTTCATGCTTGTAGTAGTCTTATTAGCAACTTTGTCTATCATGGCCTTAAATGCCTTGATAAATTCATCGAATGTCTTACACTTATCTACCACTGAGCTAAACTTCTCAATAAGATCTGGAGCGAAGGCATGACCAATAGCAGCCAATTTATAACATGTTTGTTCCCATCTACTCGGTAACTGACGCTTACCTCCATTAGGCATATCAGAGCTACCTCTTTCTACTGCCTTAGGGTCATTTATATCAAAGAAGAAGGTGCTATCGTTATAGATACCCTCGTCGTTACCAAAGGTAATAACAAGACTCTTCCACGGATTTCCGTCGGCACTAGTACCTTCCTTTATTTCAGTTCCTTTAATGGTTACATTGTCGTTAATTGTATAGGGCTTAAGATAAGATACGCTGTTAGCTGGTTTTACTTGTGCAAATGAATTAAAATTGAATGCAGACATATTAAATCAAATTAGAGTTTGAAAAAGTTTGAATCTATCTCAGTGATATTTGCATCTTCGTCATCTACTAATTCTTTTACATCTAAATCAAAGGGGAGATCCTCATCCTCTCCTCCTTCTACACTAACATTATCATCTCCAATTAACTGCTCTGGTTTAACAGACTCGGATGTGAGTATAAATAACCCTGGCTTACTTGGATGAGGAACAAGAATAAATTCCTCTCCATACTTGACTAGCTCTTCCCTATTATGTCCTCTACAAGCAACTGTATTGGATTTCGTGAGCTTATTTCCTGAGCTTATCCCAAAGGCAACACTTGTGCCTATAACTGGAACATCACCTCCCTTTCCTTGCTCATATCTGATGTTGAGCTTAGAATCTGTGTCAAGTCCCATGAGTTCAACAGCAGCATTGTTCAATCTATACTTATTGCCCTCCAAAATTAACTTTGGCTCTTTATCTTCGTCTTGTACAACCTTCTTCTTAGCAGAAGGTTTCACTGCTTTGAGATCAGAATTATCAATACTTCTATCAATAAGTCTTGTTTCCAAAATCTCACCTGTGTCCGTATTAACGGACATTTCATAGGTGAGCTTTACAGTGAAAGTTTCTTTCTTAATTGTATCAGCCATTAATCTTCCTCGTTATATTCCTTGATTCTATTAATAACTAGATCTAAGTCATTGTCAATTAATATCTCAGGGAACAGTCCCATAGGAGTCTTGGCTGTACAAGTTCCGTCAGAATTGGTAACAAACTTATACTCGGTCTTGTTATCTTCATTCTGTATAACTCTAGTAAACAAAACATAGGTAAACAATCCTTCAAGTGTAATTACACTATCCAACATCTTACCTTGAGTTTTTATTTTGTAGTAAGGATTGATATTGTCTCCAGTATTCTCACTATGAGTAAGAACACACACTGTTAGGTCATCACGCATACTCATAGCAGCCTTAAGAGCCTCATATGCGTGCTTAGCCATGTCGGTAAACTTACCATATCCCTTTTCATCTACTCTAGCCATTGCCTCAAAAGCTTGAAGATACTGATAATCGTCAATAATCAGAGTCTTAATATGTGGCATCTTCTTATCAACAATTGCCATTATCTTCTTTATGTTGTCAATATTAGCAGTGGTGTAGAAGTTACCAGAAATCTCATTACCTGCAATCTTTAAATCAGGATACTTCTTCTTAGCGCCCTTTATTCCAGGTCTCTTACCAGTAGTACTGATGATAAACGTTTCCTCTGGATTAAGATTCCTAATACTAGAGGTCTTTCCACTTCCACTTTCGCCAACGATTGCTATTAATTCTGCCATTATAAGATAAATTTAGATTTTTGAGTGATTTGTACATTATCTTCTACATCTAATAGCCAATCTGAATTACTATACTTTTCATAATCATATATCTCTTCAGGCCTAGGTAATTCTGCAAATAAACCAGTCCGACCATAGAAGGCACAACCCACTTCTACATCGGCTTCGCCATACCTATTCTTCAACACAGTGATTACTCTGAAATTCTGCTGAAGTGCCTTAATATCATATCCTCGATAGCTAGTTAGCTTTTCTCTATGAGGATTAAATATTGAGATGATTACTTCACTATCCTGAGCTGGAGCTCCAGTATCCTTAGTATCATCAATCCTAAGATTATTCAAACCTTCCTTTCTTCTATCCATAGAAGTAGAACTTCTATTAGCCTGCATAATAACTACAGGACTAATCTTACACATATTTCTAAGTGTAACGAGGTAAGAGGATATTAAGTCCATTTCCTCCTTTAAAGTTCTTCCATTTGTTCTTCTTGCTAATGACAAGTGGTCAATAATCACAAGGTGAACCAGGTTCTCATTATTAGGACGATAGATCTTTCGGTTCTCTATTTCTTCAAATGTTCCTCTCTTTTGTAGCTCTTTCATAAGAGTAGAATATAGACTATCAGCGCTAAGAGACTTATCATATACCTTAACAACCTGCTCTACTTGATGTAACCAGGGCAGGCACTCTTTAACTATTTGATAGTTTTCATCACTTAGTCTATAATTCTTCTTTCTTGACAATAGCTCTTTTACAGACAATTCTACATGATACTTCTCAAAGATATACATACTCAAGAGCTTAGCGTAAAGCATTTCGGCAGACATCTCTAATGAGAAATAGGTAACTGCGAAGTTACCATCGTCTAGATGCTCCATCAATGGCTCGTATATATAAGAATACAAAACCAATGAAGTCTTACCAGAGCCAGTTGGAGAAAATACGAGAGTATAAGTAGATTGTGTTACTCCATCAATCACCTCTTCGAGTTTAGGTAAGCCCATAGAATAACCCCAGTTTTTACCTTCTCTACCAAAAGTGATTTGGTGCATAAGAGAGTTAGTAATCATAGCATTTTGACGGATTCATAATTAATATTACCTTCTCCATCTTTTAATGCTTGTAATTCCAGCCACCTTTGGTCTATAATGAAGCTGGCCAGAGTATAGTTGATGATGTTGTGCTCTTTTGCCCACCTAACTAACTCTATGATATGATTATGACGTTCAGGGTTCCATCCAATGTTTCTTCCATACTTGAAATAAGCATCTTCCAATGAGTCGAACTTTTTGCTAACAGACCTTAATCCAACTACATTGCCCTGAACCGATCCAAATTGAGGATATTCCTCGAACAGTTCCTTTCCTAACTCAAAAGAACATTTATATAATGTCTTGATGAATATTTTGTTAAACGGGATGGAGTATGGATCGAATGCTTCCCCTTCCTCTGGAATCTTATATGATTTTAGAATGATACCCTTCTCCTGTAAAGACAGTAATATCTCCCTTAGCTTAGTTCCACAGTCATAGAGCAGTTCTATATAACTCTTAAAGAGTTCTTCCGTATCTTCGTCCTGCAGTATGAGCAAAGTTCTTACAATCATTAGCTCATTGGGAGTAATTCTGTACTTAGTGAGTAAGGCAATCTCCTCCTCTAAGTTTAATGTCAAATTTTTCAATATCAGTTTACAGTTATAATTGCACAAGGTACATCTGTAAACTGTAATACGGTACTACTCTTTCGAGTTTTTATTAATTACATACGGGCTAAGAAACTCTGACATTAATTCACATCCCCTTTCTCGCATTTTAACAATATCATATAACTTCCCTTCATATTCAATTGGTTCATTTCCTTCGTAACTTCCTAATATCATTAATAATGCCAAGAGTTCCACTTGCTTTTCTTGAATCATGTTTTTAATATCTAAATGTAAAATCCTTTATCTTTTTAACATACGGTTTAGGCTCATCACCTTGCAATACTGCATCAAGTCCATTCTCATCTATGGTGATAAATGGGCTATTTTTATGAGAATTTGCAAACCACTTAGTCTCAATCGTTTGATCAATGACTATGTTAAATATTTCTGCAAGTTTATCTCCTTCCTTTCTTATGGTTCTTCCTCTTCTCTGTATCGACTTTGTTTCTGACGAATCGAGTCCTAGGATAATAGCTACTGACAATCCTTTAATGTCAGCACCCTCATTCAGTTTCACGCAAGAGTTAATAACTCCAGATTCTTGGCGTTCAAACTCTTCTAAAGTGATTCTGTTCTTTTTCTTGGAACTATTCTTTCCAGTGTAGACAACCCCATATCCAATGGACTCAGCCATCTTTACATTACTAGAGAAAGTAATTATCTTAGCACCAGGTCTAGCCTCAATGATTTTCCTAGCTATCTCTAGTTTCTTCGGATGATTATTGATAAATGCTTTTCTCTGCTGTATGGTTCTTATAAAACCAATTGCATGAATTGTTATCATTCTGAATGCGTGCTTTCTCTCTTCTTCAGAGGCACCAGGTTTGCATATAGCATCCCTATATTTAGCACGATTTCTAAAACCATCCTTTCCTATCATAGACATTGCAAGACCAAAATCGTAATTAAAGAACTCAAAATGTTCCACAAATTCACTATTCAGAGCTTTATACTCATTTATGTCATCAACATCTATAAGGACTTGATATTCCTTAAAGTTTGATAGCCATCCATTTATGAGAGCTTCTTCTGTTGTAACTCTATCAATAACAGGACAATACTTAGCAATGATTTCATGTTTACCATCTAACCTCTCAAAGGTCGCAGTCAATCCAAGAATATATCTATACTCAACGGTGTTGAATATTTCTTGAAAAGTATCAGAAGCATAACGATGGGCTTCATCAATAATAAGAATATCACATTTCCATTTTCTCTTAATGACAGTGTTAACTATCTGTACATCAGAGTTTAAACTAAGCTGATTATTGTCAAGATGTTGTAACCATTGTATCCGTAGGTTATCGGTGGGTACTACTACGAGTACCCTAAGATCCCGATACTTATTCAATACGGATTTTATACACTTTATGGCTGTCCAAGTTTTTCCAAAACCAGTAGCAAATTCAAAGGTTCCCTTGCATTTGCTCTTAATCCACTTCACTCTAGCCTCTTCTTGTCTTTCGTCACGAGTCTGTTGTTTAAACAACATTTCTGGCATAATCTAACAATATACATAGTAAAGCACTATAGCCATCTATATATGTATTAATTAAATTACAGCAGTTTGGAAGAAAATTTATGTACCAAGAATACAGATTAAGCATCAAGAGTAATACCTCTTTCGTTTGCAACGAGCTCAATCTGACGCATTCTTTCTTGCCACTGTTCAATGTGGAACTGAACCTCGTCCTCTAATCTAAACAATACCTTGTTTCTCAACACAGTAAGCTGATCAGTAGTAAGGTCAGAATACTTCTTAGGTTTAAGATTAACCATTGCACGCAATTCACTAAAGTTAAGTCCTGTAGGCTTTACAGTAAGTCTAACAGTAGGCTTAATATTAAGACGTTCCTTAATTACTTCAAGTTTACTACGTGTATTACCGTCTTTGTCCTTCTCATCAAACTCCTTCATTTCTGCTGGAGTCAAATATACACCCATGTTCAGAATGAAGCTAAAGGTGATATGTTTGTTGTCAAAGTGTCCCAGTCTATCAAGACCTCCATCCAATACTTCCTCAATAGAAATTCTCTCAAACTCTCTGGGAAGTCCTCCAGTAATAGTTGCGATAGAAATGCTATCAAGTTCGTTAGAAGGAAACTCATCCTTTCTAGCATTCATACAAGAACGAATATCTTGAATATAAAGATGTCTAGGATATGGCTTTCCATCAGCACATAGTGCTCCAGACTCTAACTTACGAAGGAATAACTCAACATTACACTTTCTTCTCTGGTCCTCGATAATGTTCAGAAGGACATATCTTCCAGGATTTAACTTATCTTCACTATAGAGCATGGACTTACAATGCTTATAGAAAGTATTCAGCTGTTCAGGAGTAGCATCTACTAGACGTATTTCCTCCTGAGTCTCATCAGACTTTCTGGCAAGTTTCCATACAAAAGATTTAGTGTCGTTATTCTTAGCCTCTATAGCTTCCATAAGTTTTTCTCTCATCACTGTCATAATCCAATATTATTTCTCATACTAATTAAATTTTATAGGTTATCTACATTATATACTTGTTCTTATCTTTCTCCTTAGGCTTAGATACAAATTTATCAAATTGTATACCACTGTAATTGTAGGGAATCATTTTCTCTCCATCAAACCACTTGTCTACACCAGCTCTGATTTCAAAGAAGTTTAGGTATCCTACCTCATCAATGTCAATCATGCGATGGTTCCAGTTTGGGTATCTAGTACACATGACATACTTTGTATCCTTAAGTATCTCTTCATCTAAACACTCAAATACGTAAGTAACATATCCTAGAGTGTCTACTTCCTTAGCGACTAATCGAGCTAATATGGTCATGCTTCAGCATTGCAGCCATCTCTGTAGTAAGTACAGCCATACGCTGCAAAATTAGATGCACATTTACCAATCTCGGGAAAGCAAGGGTATCTTTGGCATTGCTTGCACTTCCTGTTCGGAAACTTCAGCTTAACTCCAAACTTATCCTTTTCAATCCCAACAGGATTCATTTTAACAATAGCCATACTAATAATCCAACACCAACTGTAACACCACCAACCTTCCAAACCAATAGAGCATTGTTCTTTCTCTTTATCTCCTTGTTCAGTTGTTCAATCTTAAGACTATAAGACTCGGTTAGTCCTTCGTAGTTTCTCAACTGCAAAGTTCTAAGTGAATCTGTTTTAAGCAACAACTCATTGTCTAGCTTATAGTTAGAGATTTGTTTAAAGAGAAGGTCATTCTCTCTTAAAAGTTTTTGATGTTCAACAAAGATTAAATTTGCTTCCTTTAACTGATTAGGGGTTATCAATACTATCGAGTCTTTCTCTATTCTGCTTGAGATATTCTGTGAAAAACACGTAGTCGTCATTGACAGAATTAGAAAGAATAATATCACGAATTTCTTCATAGTTCTTTTCGTTATCACTTATTTTAATAGTAATAGTATTAATTGAACTCCTAACTGAATCTCGAGTTTGTCGAAGAGTGGAGAGCTCTAACTCTAACGAATCTATCCTCTCAGTATAGATGCTAAAGTCAGGCTCTTCACTCCTTGGTCTACTTAATAAGATAAACCCTAAAGCAAGATTAATTGTTATAGAAAGAATTAGGACTGCTTTCCATGCTTTTTGCATTTGCCCTTGTTCTGATTGTTCAGCCAAGCTAGATAGGTGTTTACATTATCAAGGAATTTCGGATCCTTCTGCACACCTTCTACAACAATCTTCTCTACTTCTGAGAAATTCTCCTTAAGACCTTCCATCTTCTTTCTCTTCAGATAACGTTCCTTAGAATCGTTATAGCCCTGAATATAGACATCAGGATTGGCCTTCAGATACTCAGCTTCCTGCTTCAGGAAAGCCTCTACCAAGGTCTCATTAATATAACCAGGATCAGTTACATACAGTACAGGCACAGAATTTCGCGCTCTAGCTACTGCTTTTAGCACGCCTACCTTCTCAACAAACTCGTCTTCAGGATTGCAGATGGAAACACCAATACGGATTCCCTTCTCAACTGTTCCTACACAGTTGGCCTCAATTCCGTCTGGGCAGATGATAAGAGGAAGTTGACCACTCTCATTAACCAAACCATTAGTTACTGCTGCAACCACAAAGTGATGAGTTCTACCTGCGTAATCAACAAACGAATCCTTAAGTACATTAACGTGTTCTTTCATTTTTTCTTAAATTTTTTCTTTTTGACATTTGGTTCATATACAGGGAGATTATTCTCCCTTATAAATTCGTAAGGAGCTCCTATAAGAGAGATTTCTTTCTCAATTACATAGTCCTTATAATATTTAAGTGCATTTCGACACTTTATGTGTAATAGTCTATCAGTCTTAAAGAACCTACTTCCTAATACACAGAATCCCCACTTCCAATACTTATTTATACAAACTTCGTAGAGGAAATATGGTAGTACCTCTATTCGAGAGCCGTCGTATACATACGTCTTAGGTTCCTGGCCAGAACGGTCTTTCATTCGGGGCATAGGTCTTCCCATTATAGACATACTTGGTAACTAGACACTCATTGTATCCAGTTTTACGGTTTTTCGAATAGTAATTGAAGAGAATATCTCCAACTTCGTGTTGCATACACTCAGTTGAATATGTAGTGTGAGGAAACTTCTTATTCTTCTTCAGATATATAATAAGCTTTGCTCTCACTGGTATACTCTTCCGAGGAACACTGTGGAAATGAATTCTTTCCTTGTGTTTGCAACGTTCTGATCGTAGTACTCTCTTCTCATATGGAGTCTTTGTCCACACATTCTTGTCTCTCGGAGCAGCGTGTGGAGGACGGATTCCCAACTCAATCATCAGTTCATCGTCGTGAACATCAACCCAGCGATCTTCTTCACGCTGAGGTGCCTTAGAAGGACTTTTAACATTTTCTTGTTTCATGCGTGTATATTACCACACTTAGTACTTTATAAATAACATACTTGTAATCATACAAGATATGTTGACACACTCGCTTACATCTAGGACAAACCATTGTCTTAGTGATTGGATAAATTATTCTTTTCATATTTTGAGAAAAATGAATTAATCATACCTTTCACATACTCATTGTCATCACGATTATACATCTCATTCCAATCTCCATTCCTATATAACCATTTGAGGTTTCTACTAGTAATGTCTCTTACAACATACTTCTTGAGATAGGTAACATCACCTTCATTTACAACACCTCCACCAGAGATGGAGATGCAATAATGTTCACAGGTTTGTTTTCCAGTAACAGAGTTTGGAAGACACATATTCTGGACTTCGCTGTTAATACAGGCTTCGTCTTTCCTCTTGTAATCGTAGATAACAAGATCATACTTAATCCTTAGTTTGTCAAGGTGACAAGCAATCAGATATGCAACGTAACAACATCCTCCACTATTTATACTGTAGAGTTTATCAAGACAGCTGCACAGACAATCTAGTGAATATTTAAGATCGTGAACGTTTACAAGCCGCATAAAGCTTTAAGTGAATCTAGTTCCTCTTTAAATTCTTCAAAGTAAGTCAGAAGCCTAATTGACTCCTCATTATGCTTACAGCACACTCTGTAGTGCGCTATCTTCTTAATGGCATATTCTAGACCAATGCCATAGGCGACGTTCTTGAACTCTAGCCTAGCTTCTTTTCCCTTAGGTTGAACCTTGTATAGTAACTCAAGATCATACTTAGGGCAAGAGTCACTAACAGGAGTTAGTCTAAAGTCCTTTTCTTCTATTACCATTCAGGATTATAATTGATATAGAACTCCTTATCTATAACATAATCAATAAAGATCTTAGGGCACTGTTTAACGGATCTTAGTAATTCGTTAGAGTCTGGATCATAGAAGTCCATGACAGGCTTTCCATTCTCATAACGTATTACAACTTTCCTAACAGAGTCAGGAGTTTTTTCTGACGTAAAGGTAATAGTGGCACTATCTCTGCTAATCCATTCAGACAGAGCTTCGTCCAACTCGAAAGTGGACTTGTACCCTTTGGCTCCAAGAGATATATACCAACGACCCTTTACAACCTTTAGGTAAATTTTATGGTTCATTTCTCTAACTTCTTACATATAAAGTCAGCAATACTTCCGATTGGTTCTTTCAATATAGAAAGTTCCTCGTCAGTAACTTCAACATCATACGTCCTTTCTACATACCCCATAAGGTCTATAGCATCAAGACTGTCTAACCCAGCATCATTAGCTAGACTAGACTTTTCGTCTAGCTCTACTGGATACCCAAGATCGGAAGTAATGAAGTTGATTATACTAGCTATAACTTCTTCTCTCATGATTCTACACTAATTAACAGAGAGCTATTAGTTCCTCCTAGCCCAAATGAATTGCTTAGTATCATTTTAGGTTTGGTTTCTACTAACTCTTTTCTAATATTCAATCCCATTGAAAAGTCAGCAGTATTTATGTTTGGAGGAATAAATCCCTCTCTAGCTGCAAGAAGAGAATATATCACCTCACTTGCGCCAGCCATCCACATCTCATGCCCAGTTAGTGCTTTAGTAGCACTAATATAGGGAGAGTTTCCAAACACTACTTTTATTGCATCAGCTTCTATTTTATCCCCTTCCCTAGTACCAGTAGCATGAGCACTTATAAGAGAAACATCTTCCGGATATACATCTCCCAAAGCTTTCTTCATACAAGATATTTGAGATTCAGTAGTACTAACCACTAACTCTCCAGAGGATGTAGCACCATACCCAATTATTTCTCCGTATATTTTAGCTCCTCTAGAGAGCGCATAGTCGAGATCTTCTAGAACTAGACAAGCAGCTCCCCCACTAGGAACTAATCCACTTCTCATCTCATCAAAAGGTCTCACTGCTTCCTCCGGATTTGGACTAACAGAGAAGTTTCCAAGAGCATCAAACGCAAATACTGAATATTCATTGACCTCTTGACATCCTCCACATAGTATTGCTGGTTCAATTCCTTGCTTTATAAGAGCATATGCAACTCCTATAGCATGACCTCCAGAGGCACAAGCTCCTCCAACAGAGAATGACGTTCCTCTCAACTTAAAAAGGTTGGTAATAACTGCTGTAGGATTGGAATTTAGAGTCTTAATGACATGAGTTGGTCCAAGTTTTGATGTTTTGGTGTGCTTTCTCCACATATCAATGGATTCAGCCATAGCTCTAGAACTACTATCATTTCCAATAATAACACCACAATCTGTAAGACCATCTGAATCAGTAAGTGCTTCTGATGCTGCCACGTAAGCATATTTACTTTCATCTGACATGAATCTTTGAAGTGGTCTCGGAATGAAAGGCTCCTGTAACTTACCAGTGAGAGTAGATCGAAATCCTATATCAGTCCTAGGTGTATCAGCGACAAGTCCACACTTTCCACTACGAAGTGATTTCAGAACTTCCTCCTTACCAACACCAAGACAGGAATATATTCCTATCCCAGTAATGACAACTCTCTTCATCGAACAGGAATTAAATAGTATTTCACTCCATTGATCAGCTTCTTAAAGAAGCCTAAGTCCACTGTTGATTCAATACGAAGTACCTCATCAGGGTAAGTATAGACCTTCAACTTGCCATCTTCTTTTAAGAAGTAACACAGTGCCTCTTCATTAGAAGTATCTGTGATTATACAGATCTGGTTATCACTAGGCTTAAGTATATCCATTATTCCAGAGTCTGACTCCTTTATAGGATATATCTTGCCATCAAACTCCAGATGCCACTTAGAGTTTGCTTTTACAATTTTAATAGTTTTAACCATTATGCCCCAGTAATTACCCTCTGTTTGATGCCTCCAGGACGAGTGGTTGCATCTTTATACTTCTGATCTTGTTTATCCCACCAAGCCTTGGCTAGTTCGAGATTCTTTAACTTTTTCTTATACTTCATTTAGTTCTTTATTTAAAAGATTAATAACTTGTTCATCAGAGAGTCTATAATCAACTTCTATAAGTTTAATATTAGATCTCTTACATAAAGCTCTTAGCAGATTATCTCTAGTCTACTATTTATTGAAATCAGCTACTCCTCCTGAATGAAAGAACGGAATATATTGATAATGCTGTACTCCATTGTATTCAATTATATACTTCTTGTTATTAGCAAAAACTACAAAGTCAGGTATAATAATATTTATTCCATTTATAGTTTTGGGAAGCACTATTCTGACCTAACTTTTATAGGAATACTCATTATCCTCTAGGTATTTCCTAATAAGAGATTCTCCAGAAGTTTCCTAACACCTAGGGCATCCACATCCCATTAAATGATTATGAGGAGTAACTAGGAAGATACCATGTTTAGGGCAAGTAACTTCAATATAAGAATGCATACCAGTGTATTTCCCATATTTAAATCTACTTCCCCATCTAATGTAAGCTCTGCGCTCAAATTCTTCCTAGGAAATTCGGCTGTTTATTCCCCTCTGTTCATAAGAACACTTACGACATCCTCTACCAGACAAATGGTCGCTAGGAGTCTACTAAAATTCTCCATGAATAGGGCAGATTATAGTTACCTTAGTCTTATTCCCCTAATAATTAACTCTAGAATAATCATAGAAATCTCCATGAACTTTTCTTGCTTTCTCTATAAACTACCTGTTTGTTAATTTCTTTTCATCTTTATTATTGATTTTTTGTATTAAGTAAATCTGCATATTTTACAGCCTCTTTTAGGCTCTTTCCTTCATAGAATCCTTGAAATATATTATTGATGTAAGATTTAGTATTTATATCCATTTTAATTTTAGGACTATACTTCTTCCACCAATCTATTTCATTTCTAGGATTTCCTCCATAAGTTCTGCAGGCGGCTAGATAATCACAAGCTAACTCTATAGCATATTTCCTTGGCATCTCAGCAGGAATGCCTCCATCATCAAGACTATGAATCCAATATTCATAGTGATGAGGATTTCTTCCTCTATGATGCAAGAATGTTTCAGAATAGCCATTGATGTTTCTCTCATTAGCCAAGAAACTGATTTTATCATCCCAATACTTTATTGAGCGACTAAACTCAGTCCAGTTAAACTTAGACAAATCATGCATTATTCCTTGCCAATATAAGCCAACCTGAAAACAATAATAGGCTACCCAAAACTTATGTGTTAATATTCTTTTCAATAGTTTTAATCCCACCATGTCTGCATTCTGTACAGCCTTAACTTATTATATAGGTACCAAGCCTTTGCTTGACGCAAGTAATCTCTCATTGTTGGTTCCTCTAATTTGAGAAAAGTTCCAAATCTACTAGCATTTTTAATGTTGACGTACTTAACCAGAGTCCATTTGTTGGGATTACCAAGTCCTCCCCATGAAACAGCACTATCTTCCTCCATGATAATCCCAAGAAGTTTAATAGCAAGTTTCACTTCTCTAGCAACTCTTTCTGACCCTACAGCTACAGGTTTATCACTAGAATAGAACTCATACATTCTATTCAGCATTTCTCTCTCAATTTCCAAGTTAAATCCAAAGTCCCAAGGCTGGAACTTCATAGCTGATTTAATTAACTTCTTGTTCTTATTCTTTCTTAGTTTCATAATTTCTGCGAGGCTGCAACAGCCAATTTATCTGCACGTTCATTCCACTTATCACCACTATGTCCTTTAACGTGTTTAAATTCGACATTTGGACATAGTTGTTTAACACGTTCGAATTGTTTATCGAACTCTTCCCACAGCTTTACATTCTTCTTTCTTTTCCAACCAAGAGATGCACACCCTATGCAATACATACTGTCGGATATAATAGTGAGAGAGTCAATCGGATTCTTTATGAGTCTAAGCCCAATTATCATAGCAGCAACTTCAGCTTTATTATTAGTACCTTCCAAAAACATTTTAGAATATTCTAAGATAGGACGGTCATTTTTTAAAATTACTATTCCAATTCCCATTTGGTCTTTGACTGAGCTATAAGCTCCATCTGTGTATATCGTATAATTATCCATATTCCCATAAATAATTGTAAGCAGATTTACGTTTTCCAGAGCAACACATAGAAATCAAAGAGTGATTATTTACTCCTATCGTCTTAACAGCTTCAGCCATACTAGAGTATATTGCTATTACTTCTCCATCAAATGATCTCTGGATAACTTTCTTCTTTCTAGCAGAGTTACCTTTCTCAATTACATTACTATAATTTAGATTATTAAGGCTTGTTGACCATTCTAAGTTAGTAGCTCTATTGTTTGACTTATCCTCATCAATATGGTTGACCTGTGGAAGATTCTCTGGGTTAGGTATAAACGCCTCAGCTACTAACCTGTGAATCTTTGGATTTTTCTTCTTTCCATCCCTCGACAAAGATACGTACAAATATCCTGCACCATCCGAATTTGGTTTTAAAATCTTTTCTGGGATGGTTCTATGACCAGTTATCTTATGTGAAACGACTCTTGCAAGGCTTTTCACATTACCTATGTTACTAACTTGATACAAACCTTCATAATCCTTAATATCCTTCCAAATTTCATTCATCACATATCAATGTATAATTCATAATATAGATACGCTCCAGTTAGTTATTACAGTGTATAATAGAAATGTTATAACCCAGAATATAATAAAATATCCAAAAACTTCCATTACAGAATCAAGATACTTAATATCAGAAAGATCCCAATATCCTCTACGTTTATACTGATTGCGTTTCGACTTGTAATGTAAGTACGCTACTACTAATATTATAACTACTAGTAGTACAATTAGTAAAAATAAACTTCCAACTGTCATAATCTAAAAAAAAATAGCCCCTGCAAGAGTATATGACTACTCTCACAGGGGCTTAAACCTTATGATTTGAGATAGTCTACTATTGCTTGTAACTTATTAGCATCTTCTTTCTTAAATATAAATTCGTCAAAATCCCCATATATGGAACGGTGACCGAAAATATACTTAATAGCATTCTTTATACGTTTCCAGAAGGAGTCTGGTTTTAAGTGAATCCAAAGATAAACGTCCCCTCCTCTCTCAGGGAAGTAGTTAAATGTTAATTGATGCTCTGGACTATCACATTGACATATAAAAGATTTGCTTTCCATATCTGCTAAATAATTTACAAGGTAGTATCCATCTACTTTACCTTTATATTTCATACTAATAAATTAAAAAGCTCCCTAACTGCGCTCTTGACATTACATCGTGGACCGTAGGATTTTACACCAGGGGGATTCAGGTTTGGAGCTTAGCTACTATAATCCCTTATTCACCATGTCCTATTCTCTTGAGAGTTTCAGAAGGTTCCTCATAGAACCTATCTACAGGCACTATGATTTCGTGTCCTGCGCCTTCTTCAACCTTGGAATCAATAATCTTTAAAGACCACAGAGCTTGAATAAATCTAAGCTCTGGATTCTTGCACAGAGTTTCCCTCAGAAGCTCCAACAGCTTTTGGTTGGATTTTATTCTTTCGCTTACGTTTTTGTCCATGATAAAATTCTCCTTTAAACGAATCCTCGTTGAATCCTAGTCTATCACGAGTGATGATATTCAGTTGTTCCTCTTTTTCCTTTCTCTTAGCCTCTATTTTATAGAGGATCCACTTATTTTCTTCCTCTTTTCGTTTTTCTTGTTCCCTTTCAAGTTTCCTTCGCATCTTTGCTTGTTCAGCAAAGTACCTATAACATTCTTTGGAACCTCGCTCACAAGTATAGCTATCACACTTGTACACTGGAGATATATAGTCGTCAGGTTTTATGCCCTTAGAAGCTAGCTCAAACCTTAGTTTTATGGCTAGTGTTTTATTGATATAACCTCCAGAGTCCATAATATGTCTATATCGTCTGTAACCAATTCTTCCATAGATGTAGGCATTAACTCTCCAACTGGAATCTATTATCTTATAAAGAGGGGTTGGGATCATTTTAGTTATTTTTACGAGTTTATTTTTCCTTCCCTTACGTTCTCGCTTTTGTAGAACCCTATCATCGTCAAAGTAATACTCATTAGGCCAGCGTTCGCCAGGAGTCTCTTCATGCTCATCAACATACCCATGTAGTAGTTTTAATGGACGGAGAGAACCGTTCTCTTATCTTTTTAAACACGTATTGATAGTCTTTTCCAACAGACTTTTCCAAGAAGTTATCTATCCATCTATAGAAACTTCTATTAAAATGATCCCAGTAACAATAACCGTACTGATATTTTAGTCTTTTGCTATGTCTATTTACAGAAGACCTCATACTTCTATGTGTTGGAAGACATATATCCTCCCAATCACTACAATTGTATTGATTCAAATGAAGTTTCATATAAAAATCTTTGGAATATTAGTACTGGGACTCAAACCCACACGGGCATTACTGCCCATCAGATTTTAAGTCTGATGCGTCTACCAATTCCGCCATCCCAGCATAAAGTGCTAAGAATACTCCTAGTACTCAGTAATTTATTAGAATGCAAGACCGCCTCTATACAGCGAAGGTCTGTTCTCCAAGTTGAGTATCTTGAAGTAATACCTATCACCATCTCCTGTTTCAGTCACAAGAATACCATCTGCAGTAAGAGGTTCAACTACTAAGCCATAACCTCCAAACGGGTCTCCGGGTCTTAACAAGTCTGCGGCAGTCATCGAGCTTACTCGTCTACGATAAATATCAAGATCATCTTCATCAAGCGTATATTCTTTACCCTCACTGTCCTTATCCTTAGTACCAACCTTAGCCAAAGTATCCCTGAAGATAGCAACAGAGTTTTCTTCACTTGCGTTGTAATAACTATACTGAACAGAATAGGAATATTGCGCTTGTTCTACGTTTATGAAGTTCTTGAAATCATTGATAGAGCACTTATGAATATTAAGCTCCTCAACTATACTCTTAAGAATGTCAATCGTAGATATAGCTAAGGAATCAATGAAGGTAAGTACTTCTTGTACTCTACTCTTATCCTCTAGACAATCATTCAAGTACTCCATGATTACGTCTGTGGACAGATTTCCAAATGACTTCTTATATCTGATTCTTGAGGGGCGACCAATGAAGTTCTCATTGATGTACAACTTGTTTGTAGTCAAGAGAAAGACTCTCCTATAAGGACTGTTAAATACACCATCCATTATGGATAGAAGTTCAAGATCATATCCTTTTCCTGTATCAAAATTCTTCTCAAATTCATCAAAGAATAACACACAAGGACTGTTAATCTTAGAAATAAAATCAGCAAGTCCAGGATACGGAGCATTAATCAAAATTACAGGAAGCTTAGTTTTATTTGCTATAATTTTAGCAGTAATAGTTTTACCAGTTCCCTTAACTCTATTGAACAAAATTCCAAGATTGGAAGTTGTGTTCTCGAAGGTAGTCATAATATGTTCTATCAGCTTCGATTCCATACCGTAAATCTTGAAATCGAAATGAAATTCATCAGCAAAATCTTCCAAAAAGATTTCATGACGATCGGGATCAAAATTCATAGTGTAAACACGTTTAGGTAACTTATCAATTATCTGAATCGTGTCATCAACTTGCTTAAGGACTCTTCCGTTCTTAAGCCAAACAATGTTAGGTGTACTCATTTAAGTTATATTTAGAATATACAACACATGGAAGCAATAAAGAACATAATGGAAGTTATACAGCCTATGATCACCCTAGCAGCGGAGGTATCAGTAAAGTCTCCATTGTTTTTCTCGTCTGTTTCCTTAATTTGGTTCAATACTTTAACCATAATTACAGCAACTGTGATTAATAGGAAGAATCCTACTATAAGTCCAATTATGTCCTTGTACAGGATTTTCCAAGATAGCATAAAAATAGCAGACTTCCCTAAATTGGACTCTGCTAACTTTATTGTATTGTCACTAATTGCTTTGAATGTCTCATTGACAGCTATTCCAATTTCGGTTCCTATGCTGGAATCGTCATTGTCATCGCTTACAACAGCATTTTCTCTCACATACTTTTGAGTTTCTTCAGGGAGATTCTTGAAACAATCCTCTGAAATCGTTACAGTTTCTGCAAACATTCCCACACTACATATCATAGCCATGAAAATAAAAATTAATCTTTTCATCTATATTACTATTAAAAGTTTGTAGGGCCGGAGGGACTCGAACCCTCACACCCGAAGGCGACAGATCCTAAATCTGTTGCGGCTACCAGTTACGCCACGACCCCAAAATTTAGAACACCTTTGCTAGATTACCTACTTATCTAATCTAACTAAGAGTCAGCTCTCTTTTAACCATCAAAAGAGCAGTAGGAATGTATTAACCTTCAACATCATTGGACTAGTCCAGCTAGCTATTAACCAACTTAGCTTGATTTATAATGCAAGAGAATACTTGCTGCAAGTGTTCTTGTTATGTCTAGTAATTAGTTCGTGTTAAATCCGTAACCAAATCCTAGTCTAGTAGTTATATACTTGCCTATGTCACCAAGTTTCTTTCTAAGCCTTGAAACAGTAGTGTCAACTGCTCTTAAGGAAACTTCTGAGTCCCATACAGCTTGCATAATCTCCTTTCTTGTATAAATTTTATCTCTATTCTTTAGAAAGAATACCAATAGGTTATATACTGTTTTAGTAAGATTTACTTCTACTCCCTCTAAATAGCACTCTTTCTTGTCCAAATCTACTACCAGAGTTTTAAATTCTATTTTATTCATTTTCCTATCTTAGTTTCTTCATCATATTTCCGATAACGATAATAACTTCTTTCTCCACATTTATTCTTAGATTTATAAGTATCTAATTGTGAATCACAGTTAGGACATATACATCTAAGATTATCCCTCTTATTATTAGAAGCGTGACCATCTATATGATCCAGAACAAACACTAGAGGTTTCCCATTCCACTCTGGTTTCATTCCACATATAGCACAAACTCCTCCCTGTTCTTGAAGTATATCGTCTTTGAAATGTTTAGGAATATAATTGGCTCGCATTATAGAAGGATCCCCATCTAGTATTTTTTGATAGCCTATTTTATGATTATATTCTAGTCCACATTCAGCACAACAGAACTTATTGGAATATCCACTTACCTTTTTAAATTCTTTTCCACAGTTCGCGCAGACTCTTGTAGGAACCTTTATAACTCCTTTATTGAAAGTTTCTCTATCGTTAACAACTCTTCTTTGTGGAAGTTCAATTCCAAGTCTTAGTGCAACTTTTTTAATATTAGATCCACTGCAATTATATCTTCTTCCTATTTCTTCATAGCTTAATTTTTCGACTAATATCAATTGTTCTAAGTTTTCTTTCTCTGATTCCCATTTACTTTTCATAATTCATATAATTTGTTCAAATATACGAATAATAAATTTCGAATCAAAGTAAGATTACGAATATTTGCTTAAGCTGTTGAACTTAGGAGTAGATATAAGGTCTTAAATTTGGTACACCCGGTGGGATTCAAACCCACAACCTACGCCTTAGAAGGGCGTTGCTGCTATTCAGTTGAGCTACGGGTGCCTATAAGCAGGGCAATTTAGTTTTTCAGGTCATTTCGGACTCTCTTCGAAAAGTTTTATAGTGCTATACGCTATAACCACTCGCCCTACTGTCAGAACACTTACTTTTGGGATTCGAACCTCTTAATTAGAAATTAAGTGTGCTACCATTACACCACATATCCTATAAAATGGCGGATAATAGAAAGTAAATATAATAACTCTTAATAACTATCCCAAGTTAAAAAGTGTTAATCAAAAGATAGCTTGTTGAAGGAAATTACTTCACTTCTTCAAACGTTTCAGGCTTCTCCTCTGACTCTGGCTTTGTCTCGATAGCCTTCTTGCCAAACATATCCTTGAAGGTCTCCTTCAAAGGAATGCTACGGAGCAGATCCAATGCAGGATTCAAGTTCTCGGCAGTCTTAGCCATGAAGTTACCTGCGGTATTCTCGTTACCATACACAGTAACCTCACCAAGATGAACGTGTTCAAACATCTGAGCAGATGCTTCGGCAATACCCTTAAGCTGATCAACAGTCTTATACTGTACAATCATCTGCGGAGTCATACCACACTCAATCATCTTCTCAACTGCCTTAGCAGGAGCTAACTCAATTGCAGTAATCTTATCAGCTTCAGCCATAAGAGATGCTCTCTTACCTTCTGCCTCAGCTAACAGTTTCTTCTTGGTACCTTCAGCCTCTGCCTCCATGATTTGCTGAGTAGCTTGAGCTTTCGCTTCGGCTTCCTTAGTAATCTTAGCTGCTTCCGCTTCTGCTTCCAAGATGGCCTTCTGCTTGATTGCCTCTGCCTCAATTGTAACTTGTTCCTTCTTCTTCTGAGCAGGAACAATTACTTCGGCGTGCAATTTTGCTTCAGTTGCCTTAGCTGCAACCTCATTAACTTCAACTTGCTTTTCCTCACGAGTCTTAGCAACTTCCATTTCTGCATTGACCTTAGATACACCTGCTACACGCTGTGCTTCTGCCTCAGCCTTAGCAGCTTCTCCCTTAGCCTTAGATACTTCAATGGTTGCTGTCTGTTCAGCTACGCCAGCTTGCTTGTCAGCCTCAGCCGCACGCTGTCTCTTCAGAGATTCATACTCTGCAACCTTAGCTTCCTGCTCATTGATAGCCTTCTGAGTTTCTGCTTCCTGCTCTTGCTCGGCTTTAGCCATACGAATTTGCTTCTGAGCCTCTGCCTCTGCTTGAGCTGAAGCTGCTTCTGCTTCAGATTTAGCTACAGATGCTACTGCTTCTGCCTTACGAGCTGCTGTAGCTGCTTCTGCTTCAGCCTGTGCCTTAGCTACATTAGCTGCCTTCTCAGCCTGCTGATTTGCTACACCAGATTCCTTAACCTTGTCAGCTTCTGCCAACTTGATTTCCTTCTCCTGGTTAATTTCAGCTACACGTACCTCTTGCTGTTGCTTAGTTTCAGCTACCTGAGTGGCTCTTTCCTTCTCTGCATTTGCTACAGCAATTTGACGCTCCTTCTCAGTATCTGCGATCTGGATGTCTCCTTTCTTCTTCTCTTCAGCAATGTCAGCAAGTGCCTGAGCTTCTGCCTTAGTAGCAGCTTTCTTACCAAGATTTCTGATGTAGTTTGCATCATCAGTAATATCAGCATTGTTGATATTGATGATACTGAAACCAACCTTGTTCAACTCAGTTTCAATATTCTCTTTAGCTTTGCCCAAGAACTTAACACGGTCAGCATTGATTTCTTCAATAGTCATTGTAGCCATCAGACTTCTTACCTCACCAATAAGAATATCCTTGATTTGGTCAGAAATTTCTTGTGGACTTGACGTTAAGAATCTACTTGCTGCATTCTGCATAAGAGTGTCAGTAGTTCCAATACCAGTCGTTAAAGTCACAGGAATAGTAACCTTAATCATCTGACTAGAAACTCCTGCTACAGATGCCTGAATTTGAATAGGTTTAAGAGACATCTTCCTCCAATCCTGGATCACAGGGAATACAAATGTACCTCCACCATGAATAATCTTGGAAGGAAGAATCACAGTTTCACTCTTCCCAGTAGTGGGATTGGTTACTGACTTCTTGCCAGCTTTACCAAACACTACTAAGATTTCATCACTTGCGCAACGACGATAGCGCGACATCAGACTAATAAGGGTCAAGATCACGAGAACTACTATAATTCCCGCGATAATTAAACTTGAAGTAAGCATTAATTAAAAAATTATTTTAAGAAATGTAATAAATTCCATCCTTGTAAGAGGTTATTTTTAGGATTTCTCCAGGCTGTACCTCTCTATCAGCCTTACAGATTATTTCTATATAATCAGGGTTGCAAATAACACAGCTACATAGTCCATTCTCAAGAGGACAATAAATAGTTACTGACCTCCCCACTAACTCATCGCCTTCTTTCCTAGTAGGTTCTGAATTAAACTTCATACATAGTTTATAGACTAGATATAGAATAAACATAAGAGCAATACCAGCAACACAGGCTATAGCAATCGTAATTGCAGTGACTTTACCTATAACCATGAGCCACCCAGAAAATCCCATAGCAAAGTGAATCAGTCCCTTAAATGACAGAAGATCACTAACACTGAAATCAACGTTTCCATCAAAGTCCACGTCAAGGTCAGTATCAGAGATTCCAAGATTAGATAAGATAAACTGAACGATAAATATGCCATAGGATATTATACCCAAGATGTAATACCATTCCATAGATCAAAAGGTTAAATTATTAGGAAACAACTCATTCTCGAAATCGACATCATTCCCTATATAATCGCCATTAGCAGACTGATTAGCAACAAGAGCTCTCAGTCTTACTGTACCCATGAATACAGACTTGGCAATAGGTTCTGGATAAACCCTTTTAAGAAGAGTCTGGATATTTATACGGCTATCTATATAATTACTGAAATCTTCTGCATACATTAAAATAGCATTGAAGATATATAGCCACAATTCAATCTTCTTAAAATTATAGGTAGGACGAAGCAGTCTAAATTCAATAGTCTTGTTTACTTTGTAACAGATAAGGTTGATGAAGTTTACCCAATAATACAAATGTTATAGCAAGTTCTTTATCTTGCATCCTAGAGTTTCCCCTAGGTATCGGACTATATCATCATCTACATGAGATGTTGGGCGCTCGTGGGCACATTATATTCTCCTAATAGAGTTTCAGTGCCTAGTCTCTGAACCTTCTAGAGTTGTTAAGCTCTAGCTCGGCTTAGGATTGCCTTGTAAAATCAGCAACTTTGCAACATAAATTTTTGAAATCAGAGTCGGATAATCCATTTTTCATGATATTAATGGGTTTGTATACCCACTGTACATTTCCAATTTCATATCCTTTGTCAGAATCAATTCTATCAACTGAAGCATTGGATTCCCCTTTCGGAGTATCTACTACTTGTAGGTCTATACCTGTATAAGCACATTTGAAGTTTTGCTTCTGCAATACTTTATATAGATCTTCCAAGGTCACACTACAATCAATAATTTTACCTCCACGAATAAGATTATCTTTTATAGAGGATAACCATACAACATGCATTCCGTTTTCATCAAAATAGCCTCTGGACTTTCGCTTATCTGGATAATTATTTTTCCTTCCACACTTTCTACAACATTTAAATTGCATTTTCTCTAGTTCTGAAAGGCGTTTATAATCAATATTTCCACATCTGCATTGAAATTTTACCATATATCTATCTTGATGTTTAACAAAATCATCCTCTAAAATGGTGATAGCATCTATCCCCTATAATAGGGATATTTTTGATAACTTCCTCGTTTTAATTCTGTATTTTTCATATTACAAATATACTAATTTTATTTAGGTTTCCCTAAATTCACCCAATTTATTTTTCTAATTGTCTCCAATTAGCCACGCCATTACTTTCGACGTGTAGGTATTCTCCATTTAGCTCTCCTCTCAACGTCATTAGGATGAGTGAGATCGCCAAGGAAGGGTCTTCCCACAAGATCCTTGTACATCTGACCAAAGTCACGATATGGTCTCAACTTTGAGCAATAATCCTTTCCATTAGCTTTGTATTCAGAACTTCTAAAGGTTAATGGTGGGACTAGTTGAGAAATGTCCTTTTCCAATAACCTGCAAAGCGCTTGAGCTCTGATAATTGCATTGGGATCCAATGGAAACCCTCCAAGGTGGATATGTAGAGAACACTCCTTGTTAAAAGCAGTATACTCTTTTAAACTCTTCAATTCTTGTTTTAGAAGAGACAATCCATCATTACCATTAAGGACAACCGTAGAGTACTCTAATCCGGAGATTGATCCATCTCGCAAAGGAATTAGTCCGTCCCTGAAACAAATATCCTCTGGTATGTATCCCATAGAAGTTTCAAATTCTAACCCAAATGTATACTTCAGGTACTTAGACAGAGTGTATTCAGTATCCTTATCAAGCACCCTCTGTTTTCCATCGAAAAGGCAAAAGCTTTCAACAGCTTCATATCTTTTATCAAAGGAATACGGAAACCCTCCTTGTCCTTTTACATTTGTCTCATAAACAAGAGCTTCTTCTGGAAAATCAATAGTAGATATGTATATGCCTTTACTCTGACTATACACTAAGTGATCTTTCAAGAGCTCTTTATCTCCCCTAAAGACTTCCGTTCCACTAGAAGTTTCAATCATAACATCTACCACAGTCTCTCGTCTACTAGAATAACCCAATACGACCAGCCCGGGAAGATGTTTCACTACAACACGTTCACATTCTGAAAGTGGTAGAAATTGTTTAGTTATTTCATCAAAGACTTGCATTCTTCTCGTATGGTTTTGAAATTAAGTTCTAGTTTGTCCTGAAACTTAGACTCCAATGGTTCAGTATCTCTACGATAACTTGTTGATTGTCTCATTCCAGAACAAAATTGAGTGGTAGTTACAGATGTTAGCTGTTGAAGTGTACCTGTAAATAGAATAGATCCAGTAGGAGAAATGGTCTTATACCATAGATCTCCTCGACAGAAAACTCCATCAACACTAAGGTACCTAATCACATTCTCAAATTTCCTGCTAAACTTGCTTTCAGACAATCTAGTTTCTTTCCTAAGTCTCGTTAAGAACTTAAAGCAGTTACTATTCTTCATAGCAACTCCATTAAAGAACCAGATGTCTATTCCTCTTTTTTGTTTAGATTCAACACGACCAAATCTATTGACACACAGCTTGCCATGGATACGTTTCCCTTTATAGGAATAGGTATTATCTAACAAATTGCAGCTAAGATAATTGTCATAAACAAAAGTGTCATCAGAATAATCATAGTCATCCCACTTTCCGAGATAGTCCCTGCTGTATGGAAAGGCATTGTATGTTGGAACTACTGCTACTTCTTTAGTTTGGATACATTTCTCTCTACTATACTCCTTAATAGTTACTAGAGCAGATCCACTAAACTCTAGAAGCTCATTGCTCCGAACTGAATACGTTGTACAATCTTTCCTCAATGCAAGCAGATAGATTCCAATAGAAGAGAATACTAACTCCCTTTTGGCTTTGTCTATGCAGAAATACAATGGACGCTCTACCTCCGCTTCCTTGGAATAGGTATGCTTTTTAGAAGCTCCCTTAAACAGAAGTACTCTTGGAGAAATTCCTCGATAATCAACAATAGCGAACGCTGACCCTCCATTATATTCATCGAGTACATCATAACCAGCGTAATAAAAGATTCTAGCCATGACCTGAGAATCAGTTAATCCAGTAATGTCAATATCAGGAATATACTTCTCAGCAAGTTCCTTGTAGTTGTAGATAGTTCCATTGTGGATTACTACAAACTTTACAACCCCACCTTCGGTTAAGACAACTGGTTGAGCTGTCTCCTTAGATATTACCCCAACAGAGGCTTTTCTACAGTGCAAGAGAGCTATTCTAGCTGTCTTAACATTGTTCAAAAAGTCACTATCCGGAAAATAGTTAGCGAACAATTTAGTCTTGTCAACACCATAATCACATTTACCGTCTATAAAGACACCACAAGAGTCTCCACCTCGGGCATCATTAGCAATGCCCAAGGTACAAAACGTAGAATAATCAAACTCCCTCGGAGTTTGATTAATAATTCCAGCAATTCCACACATAGGTTATATGATGTTATACTCAGAGATAACTCTCTTAGCAAGTTCTAAATCACTATTGTTTATTACACTACAAGCAATCGCAGGACTTATGAGAGTACTTCCTTTAGAGCAGTGGTATATTGCTTTTGAAAGCTGGTCCCATACAAAGTTCAAAGTTTCTACATCCTTCATCATAGCACCGCTCAATACCCTATACTCTACACCATATGGAGTGAGTCTAAAACATCCTGCCTTACCATACAAAGAACGTCTTCTCTTATCCCTATCCCTCACAACAGATGGAATGCCAAGATACATATCTAAGTACTTAACCAATGCTACAGATGTGTCAATGTTGTTATTAGCATACCCAATGTGGAAGCCACAGCTCCTGAGGTTAGTTTTGTTTCCTTCTGGTTTAGGATTAGCCTCTTCTGTATAAGCATTGTAGTCTACATCACATCCAAAGAGTTTAGCCTGAGGACTTCTCAATTGACTAGCGTCTACCGTTTTCGATGCTGCACAGAGTATTCCGAGATCGGGATTAATGTTCTTAACAAATTTATCAATATATGCCTTCATATACTCAATGTTGTTTATGAAGGATATCCTATCATTAACAGGAGGTATATTAAACTCCGCTACGATGTTGTCGGTTTCCAACCCAAATCCACTCGGCATATCTGCTGCTACATAAGGATTTCCCTTCTCTCCAGGGATCAATCCAATAGAAGACACAACCTTCTTTGTTTTCTCATTTATGATAAACAATTCAGGATCTGCTCCTATAGTTATATTATTTATTCTCATCTACTAAACGTTTTACAAGATCACTAATCATTTTTGCGACAGGAGAGTCCGGTATCATCTCTGGATGTCCTTGTACTGCAAGGCACTTAGGGAAACCCTCTTTGTGATATAGAACAATTTCAGGTTCTCCGTTCTTTATAATGGTATCCTGGTCTATTTTTTCTCCTACATACTCATGAGATCTTCTCTGTTGTAAACAACACATCATAATCTACCCTATTCAGATTATAGGGATACTGCATTTGATGATGTGTTGATGTAATCTGATATAGTGTATCGCCATCACTAATCTCGTGCGTATATCCTATGGCATGATTCCAACAATGCTGCACAAGAATACCACCGTTCATAACACACAAGAATTGAGAACCTCGGCATATTCCCAAACACAATTGTGTAGGTTTGACTGACTCGAAGATTTTCTTTTCAGCAAGGTCACGCTTCTTATTACTGTGAGTATATCGATCCCTCTCACATCCATACTCTTAGGCATGAATGGAAGATTCGAAGTGTAAATTACAAATTTTACCATTCTTAGGAGTATAGTTGCTATCCATTGGTTCTGTTAAATAGAACAGATCGACTTCTTTCCAAGTAGCCATCACTAGCTTTTCACCAGGAGGTAATTCTATAGTTAGAGTACCTCCAAACTGTCTTGCTCTCTGATTTTCAGTACATGAAAAAAAGCGTTGGAAGCAATCCCGCAACCAACGCTACAATTAACAATCTTTTCCTCATAAATATTAAAAGTTTGCACGGGCTGAAGGACTTGAACCCCCGACATTCGGTTTTGGAGACCGACGTTCTAACCAACTGAACTAAGCCCGCATGAAGCTGGGGTTTACTTTTACTTCTAACCCCAGCTGTAAAAGAAGGTCGCTACGCCTGACCCACACCCGACGTAGCCTAGGCAATAAAGATACGCTTAATACAAGGGCTAAACTTACATGTTATTAATAGACTCTAATAACAAAGCCTCGGTGTTACGTTGTACTCACTTGTGCACCAGCAGTACTTCCTATGCGGAGGTGGCAGGACTCGAACCCGCACGCCGTGTTACCGACTACTGGTGGTTTTCCTACTACTCATATGAGTAGCTCGACTATCTCTTTACCATATCATTACTGACTTAGGTAGCTGGTGTATAGTCTGTACACATTTAGGAATTAATTCCACTTAGCTCGGGATTATTATCATTTATAGGGCTGATACCTTCCCCGAATTAGCCAGCTTCTACTTCAGAAGTTTCCTCCTGAGCACTCGTACCCCAATCTAATGTTACTATATATTTATCCCACTTGTCTGTTAACGTAAGAGTATTCTTAACATTAATAATACTTGTAGGAATTTCATACATAGTTCCTTCTACCGTCACTATAAATAGTACATCACAACTAGTATTGTCAAATGGTCTAGTTTTAGAAGTTCCAGAAGAACCTCCACAATTCTTCAATAGGACCTCATAGTTTCCAGATTCTTTTCTAAACTAAGTTGTTTTTACAGATACTCGTAGTAACTTTCCATCTTTATCCACTACTAAATCGTATTTTTGGGTATCGTTAAGTGGCAGTAATACAGGAATACAATTAGCAGTATAATATGCTATTGCTCTTCCTAGTCCCACATTACCCTAATGTGATTTGTAATTAGATGTCCAAGGATTCATAACACTAAATTTTTTTTTTAATTTCAAGACCACTCCCTTACCAATTAGGGTTACACCTCCAGCTTTAGTACTGACTTATTCCACCAGTCTGTTAAGTCTTTAAAAGTAAATCCAAATTCATCTTCAAATTTTTCTTCTGGGACAGATTCAACATTTAGGTTTACTGCCCAGTGCCAACAAGCCCTCATTTCTTCTTCGTCTATAGGCTTTTCACACAACCATGTATCATCTAGAACCATGTCTAGAAAGACTTCATGTAATTGTTTAAATACATTTATTTTCTCAATAGTTTCCATAAGCGGAGAGGCTGGGTTCCGACCCCAATGCACCGAAATGCACGATCAGATTAGCAGTCTGTCCTTGCTCCATTGCAAGTTGCTCTCTCCAAAAGGTCTGGGTTAATCCAGACCACAAATTTACTGCTTAGCTATATGTGCGACAGTAGCAAGATAAGCCTGTTCAAAGAACTTGCGGACTTCCGGGTTGTCTACCATAACTCGTGCAAGCAAGTTACAGAGATCCTCTCCAGTACCAGCAATCATAGTAGAAGTTACTTCACCATTATCTACTACGCAGAACACGCTTTCAACCTTCGGTTGGCTAGAAAATAATTCAATGCCAGCCTTTTTCAAATCTTTTTCTTTCATTTTATCTATATTAAAGTGTTAAAGTACTTGGGTGTTGTACTGGACTCGAACCAGTGACTACAAGTGCCACAAACTTGCGTTCTACCAACTGAACTAATAACACCATGTGGAGGCTAGAGTCAGATTCGAACTGACGAAACACCGGTTTTGCAGACCGTGGGATTAGACCACTCTCCCATCTAGCCAATTACAGAGTACAATTTCTAAACATTACAATTTAAAAGATTGGTGTTTGAAATGAGTTGCTGTTTGTACTCTTCTACTAACGATTTTCTAAACGTAATCACTACGTGTAGTATAGGTTTAAAGATAGTTTAGAATATGCTTTTGAGCGTGAGCTCCCACCGCCTGAAGCTCTAAGTGTTCTTGGCTCTCAACTCAGATAAGGCTTATCTGTATAGAATCACCGCCTATTCTATATCTAACATACTCCCTTATGGACTAACCACTTGGCCTTTTTGAAGTGAAACTATCTTTCTTATTCCTTTATGTAAAGCCCACAATGGCATACATCTTTCTCTCTATAATCAGAACATGGACAATGTTTATCATAAGATTCATTATGACATGGACATTCCCCATCACAGATATTTATTCTTTTGATAATAGCTTCTGCAATCTTCTGATTTACTTTCCATCCTTCCTTACAATTTGCTTTTACCTCCTCTAATGTCATAACATACAAGTTAAAGTGGAGATGGAGGGAATCGAACCCTCGTCCAAACAATCCTTAATAATAAGATAACGTGTGTCTCTATTTTATTTATCAGCTGTTGAGGTTCAGCTTATTTAGTTATATGACACTAACAAACTAGGGCTGACCAGAATGTCAACGCTCCACCACCTACTTTTTAACGCTAAAGCAGGAAAACGAGTGTTTGTGGTGAGTCAACCACGCAGGCACACATCCCTTCTGTTTAAAGACAATAATAGGAGATTCAGCTCTACTAACCTGTGGCTTTCGAGTTAAGCACAGTGGCTTATATCCTTCTGCTGTACACCTCTTCCGTTTCTAGGTCTCTCCCTGTAACCCGACTCAACACATCAACAGCTGAGCCAGCTGCTTAGGCAGCCATTCTTACTTCATTGTAGTTTGCATTTATTGTTTTCCTTCGTTTAAAGAGATCGCGCTCTACACGTCTTATTACCTCGTAATCGTTGTCAATACCAAGCATCCCCAATAATCAGAAATCTATTCAACTTGTCTTTTGCTCTGCCAACTGAGCTACCTCCTGTTTATAATGTCTAGTCAGGAGGATGAGACTCGAACTCATGACTCAAAGATCCCTTCAATAGCTTTGCTGTTAGATTTCTTATTAGTGAAGTTGGGAGAACGGGATTCGAACCCGCAACCTCTACATCCCAAATGTAGTAGACTAGCCTATTGTCCTATCTCCCAATAAGTGCAGAATACTTCTTCTTAGCTTTATCAAATCCCAAAATTGATGCTCAAGAAAATTGCTGTAAGTATTCTTATTATTAAATCAAAAAGGCGAGTTGGGTGACTGGGACTTGAACCCAGAACCTCCTGATTATCAGTCAGGTGCGCTGACCAGTTGCGCCATCACCCAATATACAGAAGACCTGTTTTAGCGTTTTCAATTTACAAGATTGATGCTTAAACAAAGTTGCTGTAGGTCTTCTTATTAATATGTTTAGTCTTTATAATCGTCTATTGATCCATCACAATGTTCCTCCATCATCTTAATGAATCTTCTCATCGTTTCCTCATTCTTCGGAAGATGTAGAATGTCAAGTAAAGAGTCAACAAACTTCTTCTCAGGAGTTACTGACATATCCTTAGTTCTGGATAGCTCTACCTGACGCAGATAGGATTGAACTGAATACTTAATGTCGTCGGCCTTAACCTCGCACTGATTGGCAAGAACCATCATTGATTTAACTTTCTCGATGATTTCAGCCATAAATGCTGGAGCTATATGACTAGCCTCAATAAACTTACATACATCAGTAAGGTCATCAAGAATAGTATAACATCCAATCTCAAATGACTTTCTAATGAATTGTTCTGCGGTTTCAGCGTCAAGAGGACCCATAGAGATGATAGTTCCTACACGCTTTCCTCTCAGGAAAGTAGGTTCTATAAGCTCAATATGATTAGTAGTGAACAAAGTAATGACATTCATGTCCTTAGTATCACCACCATCAAGAGTGTTCAGAATATCCTGCATGGCAGAATCACGATTTCCTCTCGTGACTTGATCAATATCCTCAACAAAGATTAAGACCCCATGTCCAGACTGATCAATTATCTTGGACATTCTCAAAGCCTCTGCAAGCAACTTTGGATCCTTTAGATAAATAAACATCCAATTATTAGCAACAGCCTTCTTAGCCAACTTAAAGGCTAACAAAGTTTTACCTGTACCATAACCACCTTCTAACAAGGCTCCGAACTTCAAAGGAATACCTTTCTCCAAGCACATTGTTGGATTCATAATTCTAGCATAGATTGGTCTGAGAGCATATTCAGTTTCTTTGCTAAGAACCATGAGTTGACGGTCAATACCGCTAAGGTCGAGTATCTTTGGATCATTAATGTCTGAAATTTCCAAAGCCTGTCCTTTGTAAATGGAATTTGTTCTCAAATTGTGCTTAGTAACCTCAATAATATCATCCATTAAGGACGAGAAACGGAACTGACACTTACCAGTAATAACCAAGTCATGTGTACTACTATCGTAGTTAATGTTAATGCTAGAGCCTTCTCCAAGTCCTTCTAATGAGATGTCGCCATATGGAGCTTTAACCCTTGTTCCGTCTGCAAGAGTAATGTCCACGGTCTGAACACTTGATTCACCAGATGGATTCCGTTGTTCTTTTGAAACAACTGCTCCAAAGACTTGAGAGATAGCTTGGTTAAGCTGATAAATACCATCATTACGAAAGCAACGGATCCTATAGTTGATCTTTGCCATCTTTTTGGATTGCTTGAGCTCATTGTCAATGTAATCAAGTGCATCAGCATACTTGATTCCAGGCTGAGACATGATCTTCACAAACTTGTCTTTCATAGCCATTTCATACTGATTTACTTTCTGTTCTAACACTGAACTCTTGCCTCCTTGAATAATTTCTTCCATCTAAAAATAATTTAAAATTTCAGTTTACTTATTTTCCTTTTCATTGCTCGATAGTTATCAAGCGTAGTTGTTAAACATCCCAAACATAGAGTACCATTATCTTTAGTAATAGTCAAATTCTTTTCCTCTATGGTAGAACTAATAGTATGACTCTTAACTGCTTCGTCAAGAACAGATAGTCTTATAGCTGTATTCTTGCAAAACACTATATCCTTCTCAGGAATATAAATTACGTCATACCCTTGAATTTCTCCTACTACATACCTATCGCACATTTGCATACACCATTATTCCTACTATAAGTAGGATTACCAGAACAAGTGCTATAGGTATCCACAGAGGTGATAATACCCATAACCAAGACCATGTTATTACTCCACACAATTTTAACACAATGAAGGCTACTAACAAAATAGATAGTACACCTGGACCTTGATAAATTATTTGCTTCTCCATAATCATTTAGATATTTCTTGAGGCCCCACTCGGATTCGAACCGAGGTTTCAAGATTACAAATCTAGTGTTCTAACCAACTAAACTATAAGGCCAATTAAGTGAGGAAGAAAAGATTCGAACTTTCAAAACAATCATACCTAGAATTTGATCTGCTTTACCATTTTGCATACTTCCTCATTAAGAGCGGAGGGTAGGGGACTCGAACCCCTACTCCCAAGATTAGTTATCCTGTGCTTTAACCATTAAGCTAACCCTCCAAGGACTAACTTGAAAATCCTCAATGATAGCCCTTGGTTGTGAGAAATGCGTTCAATAGACTTATGCTTAAGCTCTTTATTTATGCCTTGCGTGTTAAACCACTTCACCAATGCCCCATGTTAGTAAAATATAAATAGAGGGGCATAGGGGATTCGAACCCCCGATAGCAAGGTTTAATAATTATTCATTATCAGTAAATATCCACTGGCTTCTCACTCTAACGCTAAAGCTAAAGCTCTCGACTCAATGCTGACGCTAAAATCTAGGATTATTTTAGGCTAAGTCTTAAGCTAAAGCTCTAGTCGATATTTGTCTTATTTATTATTCTCCGTAGTGTAAGAAGTTAATCATGCCTTCAACATCCAAGTTTGGATCCTCAGATTCCACATCATTAACTTCTTTCAGTGCTTCAATAACAGCAGCCAAAAGCTGACTTCTACGACGAAGTAACTCAGCACGCTGTCTTTGAGTCCACGCTCCTGTAAACTTCTGAAGAGTATAGTCTCCTGTTTCCACAGTTCTCTTCTTGATAGTTGTCTTAGCATTGTAGTTTGCAGGCAACTTAGCAGGATCGAGATTCGGATCTTTCAGGATGACTTCCTCAGACTCAGTAGTACGAGTTACACCTGTCTGCATAGGAGTTTGGAAGATTTCTCTACCAGCATACTCACCATCAGTGCAAGGTTCCCACACTTCTGCATCAGAACGAACAGGAATGTTGTTGTACATTTCTTCCCACTCTTTCTTAGTGAGAACAGTCTTCAATCTCATAAGGTCAAGAGCAGTTAGGAAACCGAAAGAGACATTGCCTACTTTCAGTTCTACTTTCTTAGCACCCTTAGAGTTGGTAGATTCTATAGAGAAGAGATTCTTCAGGTAAGGAACAGCATTTTCCTCAAACCATTGTAACTTCTCATCTACAGTTGTTGCTACCTTAGTAGTACCCATGTAACGGGCATCTTCTTGATATCCTTCACGAGGTTTGAACGTTTTCTTGATTCCTTCAAACATTCCTTGTTTGTTCTTGAAGAATGCGAAGTAATCACCAACCATACGATTGAATTGTGCTGCGCCATGTTCTACCTTGGCCAGCAAAGTGTTCATCTTTAACATACTTATTTCTTTTTACTTGTTTTACGTTTCGGTTTATTTACTACGACTTGCAATCTGTTCAACAAGTCCTGATCCATTGCAACCATGAAGAGTTCTTCTGCATTCTTTGGAGTACGTTTCATAGTACCAGTTCCCACGATGAATGCTACGGCTGATGGATCATAGCCAGACATATAGAAGAAGTTTGGAGCATCTGCAAAGTCTTCAAACTTAACTGCGTTTCCACTACCATAATAGTAATTAGGAATATCCCACATAATTAATTTGAAGTTCTTCACATACTCTTCGCTGAATCCAGCTTCCTTTAAGCGTCTGATAGCAGTTTGGAAGTTCGTACTGTCATTCCCACTTCCATATCTAGCAGGATTCAACTCCCCATCAGACACAAGAAGCAATCCAGTTGGAAAGTCTTCATCCTTAACTCCTCTCTGTTTAAGATTGATAAACAAATCTATAACAGATTGGAAGTTAGTTCCACCATAGGCTTCACATCTATCGTTGATATACTTATCAACTGGTGTGTCACCTTTCCACTGATGTAACTTACATTTGTCTGCAAACTCTGCAAATGAGTTGGTAAACGGACCAGTCAAGAACTCAGAGAAATACAACGCCATAGATTTGCCTATATCATAAGCTGATACATTACATCCTCTAGCCTTAGAAGTCATAGAAGAGGAAGTATCTCTTACAACAAGGAGTCTAGAATTAGTGTTAACTCCTTCCTTACCAGTCTTTACAAGCTGTGCAAACTGTGCATTGATTGTGTTCTCCTTATAGTCCTCAATGTGGTAACAATTATAGCCACTACCAAGAGGAGTGAACAATTCAAATACAAAGCCTGTATACTTCGCAACTGGTTTAGACTGTATCCACTTAGAATACTTCTCAGTAAGATTGTGATTCTTCAGGAACTCAGAACCAACGAGAATAGCCAATGCTCTACCAGCAATATGATCGAAGTTAATCTTATCATACAACTGTTGAGAAATCAGCTGTTGCCATTGGTGAGCTTTTCCCTCAGATTTCATCTTACGATAAGCCTTATAAGCAGACTCTTTCTCCAAATCTGGAGAGAACTTACGAGCTATCCATCTACCAATTAAGGTATCAGCCTGAGACTCCACAGTCTTACAGTTCTTGTTAGTACGGATAGCAGGCATATACTTTCTTACCAAGTGAGTAGTCTCTGGATTTGTGAATCCAGCAGCTATTACAAGGAAGAAGAAATTCCAATCAAGCTTTCTGCCTTCCCACCCATGATACTGTAAGTCAAGGGATAACATCTGGAAGACATCTTTCCAAGAACCAGCGGCAACGAAGTATGCAAAGTTTGCTTTGAACGTCTTCGGTTGGTTGATAGCCAACCACAACATTCTCATAATGCCTTCGTTCTTCAAACCCTGTCCTCTCTGTACTTCCAACTCTTCGATAGAACCATCATCCTTTACTACCTTTGACTTACGAGTAATCAATCTGATATACACTGCAAGTTTCAGACACAACTTCGGATCAAGGCTCCAGAGCAACTCCATGTCCTTTGCTACTTCCTTATAAGAGCGAGGCTCTTTAAAGTATGATATGGCAGCGAAGTTATCTACAAAGTCATTGCCAGAAGTGTTGTACTTCTTAGCTCCATTTCCAGATTGGACTACAGAAGTTTCCTTCATCCCTTCTTTCAGAAATTGATTTTCAGTTCCCTTGTTGGTATCCATAAGGGAACTAAGTTTCTTTTCAAATACCATTTTGCTTTACTTTTATAAAGTTACTTATTCTTAATAGCTCTTATTATACATTCAATACCATCAAACATTACACCCAGGATTATTATAAATCCTATAAAGTGCCAAAAATCTCCTAGTATGTATTGTACTACTTCCATACTTATTATTAATTATTAGTTCAGTGTCGAGAATCGAACTCGAATTAACCATTCACCTCAGCGATAGGAGCATACTCCCTTTGAGTATGTCCTTTAAACATCATAATCTTGTTGTCTTTAAGCTGCTTTCTTAGGTTCAACCTTCGGCTGCACATAAGGAATCATGCCGCTTGGAGTCCACACATAAGGATTGGCACTGTTTTCTAAGTACCACTTAACTGCTTTCTTCAACAATTTAATCATAATGAAAAAAGTTTAATTAATAATGAGTTAATCTACAAATCTTACAACGTAGAAGGATAGTATCCATTTGGATACATCTTGGCATACGCTTCGAAATACCACTTTGCAATCTTTTTCAAATACTTCAACATACAATTTAGTTTAGTTAATATCAATTTTATCTACAAATCTAAAAGTTGCGGGAGTGGGAGTCGAACCCACGACCATCGGCTTATGAGACCGCTAAGCTACCACTGCTAACATCCCGCAATATAAAGGCTGTATCGTCGCCTTGTACGGAGGACTTTTATTGCCAGCTCCAGAAGGTTGATCAGACACAACTGTTTGGTATAAGCCATTACGCTGTTATAGTCCAACTTCGAGCGGTTTTATCTCTACTTCACTTAGATGCCCAGACTAAGACCCGGTATCAAGTTTTGAACCTGCGGTGCATACGGGAATCGAACCCGTGATAGACAGTCACGTATCCTAGCCGTTAGACCAATGCACCTTAGAGCAGTTCTTGTTCAAACAATTCAACATGGTTATAAGCCCCTCCCCAACTAAGAGGAAATTCATTCTCTTTCTCCTTTTTATATTCTGCTGCCTGAGTGTAATATGGGAAACTCTTACAAGTTACCTTATAATTTTGAGGAGCATTCATTGGATGAAAGATTACCACTACTGTATATACCTTCATAATTTACTAAAATTTCAGAAGACTGTTATAATTCCTCCTTTCAAACTAGAACACTGAGCAAATTGCTGTTAGTCTTCTTGCAAATATAAAATGGAAAACTTAAAGTTCAAAAATCAGAATACCATCTTTTTATTCTAAACCACACTTTAGAAATACAAAATTTGCTGTTGGTATTCTTATACTCGTAACGCAAACAGTCCTACATTTCTGCAAGCCTTGATGCAAATATTTTCGTTCTTAGGGTGCTGTTACACCAAATGCTCTAAGGGCGGTTACTGACATTGAACGTATATGTGCATTGACTTATTTACACATTAGCCTAGTTCGTTCTCCTAGTAAAGGCTAAGGGTATCACGTACCCTCTCGATCTTAATTCCAGGTTCCTCTCGTACTGTTGGAACTTATCAATAACTGACTCCGACACTTAATATCACATTGAGCAACGTATAGGAACCCTCGCCATTTCAGACTTGGAATACTACTCTCCGAGATTAATGCTTATATCTCCCTGTGGTTCTACGGAAGGACCAGTAAGTTCTATACCTTCACGCTTGTCTACATTGTGTTAGCTAGACACAACTTATGGGATTTCCCATTAACTTCCACTCGCAACTCTTTAAATGATGGCTACTTCCAAGCCTACATCCCCAAGAACTTTATTCAAATTTCGGAATGTCAGAACGATCATCATAATATCCCTCATCTCCAACGAGAGTAGCAAGACATCCATGCATATAAGGAATCAAATCAGGATGATTCTTATAACACATAAATAGTTGCCAGCTCATAGAAAGGCTGTTACCACTATGACCTTTGTCAAAGAATGGCAGATTGTCCTTTATATTTGTAATAAGTTCAAAGACATCACTACCATATCTCTCATTTATCATTTTCACAACATCATCTGCTGACACATCCTTAAAGTATTCAGCAAACGACAGAGCTTGTGCTATACAACCCATTTCATATCCATACAAATCATCTTCTTCAAAAGAATGATCAGTACCTGCTTTGAACAGACGATTGAATCTTTCAATTCTGTCTTGAAACTCCTGTGGGAGTTGATCTTTTGTTAATTTCTCGTAATCCATAATCTTAAATTTGCTTTAGTTACGGAGGCCTGACTCGAACAGACGACCTTTGGGTTATGAGCCCAACGAGCTACCAACTGCTCCACTCCGCGATGTTAGTACTCCCTGATAGATTCGAACTATCGACCTTTACCTTGTAAGGGTATTGCTCTGAACCAACTGAGCTAAGAGAGTATAGTGCCTCCAGAAGGACTCGAACCTTCAGTCCACGGTTTAAGAGACCGTTGCTTTAACCAATTCAGCTATAGGGGCAATGCTTGTTCTCCCACTAGGAGTCGGACCTAGGTCTCAGAATTAAAAGTTCTGAGCTCTACCGTTGAGCTATGGGAGAGAGAGTGTTCCCAGTCTAAAAGCCGTGGCTAATAGGTGGGAACTAGCATATATGCTAGAACTGCCTAGGAAGGCAGTAAAGGAAGAAAAGAGAGACTAGCTTGTGTAGGCTTACCTCTACCATACATAGTCTTAGTCTCTGTCACTACATAAAGTAGCCTGTACTCGTTACATAAATGAGTGAGCCAACTCCAGCAGTTTCTTGTTGAAACTCTTTCAAAGTCACCAGTTTATAGATTACTGGAAACTGAGGTACTTTACTAAAGTGAGAATACATGAACCTTGTTAGTCTCAAGGTCCTCGTTCACCTGAGCTGCTATTCGCATAGCATCACCGATTTTATCAAATGTTGTAGCCCTGTTAGGGTTACTTACAATAATGATTTCTCCGTCTTGTCCTTGCCTTATAAAGGCTTTAGGACTAATCTTTAAAATGTACATATTCTTCTATTTTTAGGTTAATATTGTGTACTGGTGGAAGGACTTGAACCTTCGACCTTGATGGTATAAGCATCCTGCGCTAACCGACTGCGCCACACAGTGTAGACACACACGAAGTGTGCATTGTCTCTTTAAGGATAGAGACTATCCTGCCAGGTCGGGTCATTGTAATGAGTCTACAGCAAGTGTGTCAGCTGATAGTGTGTCAACAGCTACAGTATCAACCTTTACTGAATCAACTTGTTCAACATTCTTTGCAGTGTTACCACATGAAGTGAACATTGCTCCACACATCAGTGCAAAACTAATTAAAAGTGCTTTCATTTTAAAATATTATTTAATAATGTTATTATTTGATCTTGAGAATAAGTATAAGGAATTTCAACTAGATTTAGTTTCTATTCCTCACAGTATCTTCTAAGATCCTCATCTCTTACTTTCTACTTTAGGAAGTCTCTTTCAGCCTTTTCCTAATCCCCTGTAAACGGAATAGGTATATAATGCTATCTACCATTATATTCTATTACAATCTACTTGCTTGGAATATAGAAGTCAACAATTATTTTCTTTCTGGATCTAAAGTTTCCTTCTAATTCATACTAAGACAGGTAGTTAATTTGTCCTCCATCAAGATAGCTTGATATAAGCCTCTCTCCGTGACTTTCTTTACACTTCGGACATCCATGTCCATATATGTGTATGCCTGGTGTCTGAAGGAATGAACCGTGTATAGGACATATTATTTCTACCTTTTGATGTTGTCCGCAGTACTTTAGAGTAATCATACTTGTCCTTATGAACCTACTTGGCTTTCCTTATGAAATCTTCCTAAGTATCAGACTTAGCCTTACGCATCTTCTCCCTTCCACATTTTGGACATCCTGACCCACTCAGGAAAGAATTTGCGCTCTTTTCAAATTGTCCATGTATAGGACAAATTACAGTTATTTTATCTCTACTACTAACATAAACGGACTAAGAGTAATCGTAGTCCTAGGTAGGATAAATTTCCTTAGCTTTCTAGATAAACTCTTCTGTAGTTAGCTTTCTCATTTCTAATGTTACTTAGCTCCATCACACAACGAGAATAAATAGTCAAATTTGTTAACATTTTGAATAAATGTCTCACATTCTGACTTCAATCCAGCATATAATGGATTTTCAGGAATTTGTTTGTAGAAGCTAAGAGTTCCTGCTTTTACTTCATCAACGAATTGTTGAGCATTCTAAGCATTACCTGGATCTCCTTTAACATCACTCGGTCCTAAATGTACACTTAGTACTCCCATGATGCCTTCTGCAACAGTATCCTAATAATCTGAGATAACTTCTAAGAACTCATCCAAATACACATGGACGTTCTTCTTAGGAGCTGCCCAGTGTAAGTTCTTACATTTTGTTTTCCATCCTTCCAACTTACAGATAAAGTCGAGGAAAGGTTTAAGGCCTGATACCTATCCTCCATTCTGAAATACTGGAGTTCTTGGAACTAGTGGTACTATACTCATTCTAAAAATGCATTTTTAATTGTTAATAAATAGAATCTATTTGCTACATCCAAAGTTGGAGCAAGAGGACTCGAACCTCTACTGTAAGATTCAAAATCTTATGTGCTAACCATTACACCATGCTCCAATTTATTCTAGATTAGACTTATAATAGTCTATCCAATAATCAGCCTCCATATCTTCGAAGATCTCTTTCAGTTCTTCACCGGACAGATTTTCATACGGATCGTCCATATTAGGTAACTAATTTGATTAACTAAATAACGTTTAAACCTCTTAAATAGAGATTCTTCTTCATAGCATTCCCATAGTGAACTATACTCCAAATCATCTAAGTTGGAGCAATGTAGAAGAAAGTCTTTACAATCGTGGTTCATTTTCTCCCTTTTCTATGTTTTTTGTTTAAACATTTAACATAAAATGGTGTAGTTTTTAATTCCACTACAGGCCTCTCAAGTAACTCCTTTAGACAAGTGAGTTCTAGGTAATCTATTCCATTCATATCTCTAAATTATTTTCTATTCGTTTAACTTTATCAACATAGGTTGGATCTGTTGCATACTTGATTCTTATAAGGAAATCATAGTAATCCTCACCATCTCTATGTTTGTACTCAATCATGTTTTTATATCCTTCTATACAATCAGTCCAGTGATCAAATGAATAATATTCTTTTCTCTTGCTATTATACAATCCGAACAGATTATTTCTTTTGATACAGTGAGCTGATGTGTAGTTTCCACTCTCTAACTTAGCTTGAGCTAGCACGATTCGTGGGTGCTTTATATTATAATACTCTAAGGCTAAATATAGAGTTGAATCACTTAACTCTTTATGCAGAAATGAAGTATCTTGGACTTCAATTCTTGTTTGTTGAGGAATTACCTCAATATCGTGGAAACTCATGGATATGAAGCAAAATAAAATTATTAGTAATATTCTTTTCATAAACACAAGTTTTAGTGGGAGAGGTAGGACTCGAACCTACAGTCCTCGAAAGGAGCGGATTTACAGTCCGCACGGCTACCAATTACCGGTTACTCTCCCAAATGATAGTTCATTAGTTACGAAGGAGAACTATCAAGCCTTCAAAACGGTTAGCTAACCAAAAAGAGTATTCAATTGCTCCTTTAACGCATTAAGTCTTTGGATAGTAATTGTTAACTTTTCATGCTTTGCTTTTAAATTACTGTACTGTATTTTCTGCAAAGTTACTGTATTTTTCAACGACTTATTCTCAGAGAGAAGCTTTTTATTTTCATCCCATATACTATCTGCTAGATTAAATTCTTCAGATCTTTCCTTAATCGTAGCTTCTAGTTTAGCTATTTTTCCTACTGCCTCTATAAGTTTTTTCTCAGCTTTCTGAGAGGCATTCATAAATGCAGTCATGGAAGAAGAAACCTCTGGATACACTAGAAGTAAACTTCTTAGATATGGAATAATTGTATCTTCTCCGAGAGTTGCAGATACTCCAATACTAGTTTTTATCACATAAAAGCCAACAGATGTTTTAACAATATCAATATCCTTTAGCTTTACTTCTGCATTAAAGTGATCAGCGAATCTTACTATAATTTCAAATTCCTTTCCATAAGATACCTTGTAGTACCTAGAGTTATACAATTTCGATTGATGCTCCAGTTTACCAACACGAGCAAGGTACCTTTTAATTGATTCATCTCTTTTGCTCTTTAACATATTATTTAATCTTTTGGGTTATCAAAGATAATCCAAAGTAATCCTACAGCTTTGACTAGAAGAGCTGCCTACTGCAAGATCTAGCATATAATAGGTACTACGTTCTGTACTGAACTATATGATAGAATTACTTTGGTGATAGTTTTAGGCTAGAAACTAACAAACCTACTCAATCAAAAAGATGGAACCTGTGCGTTTCGCTATACCATCATTACTCTGCATCACGTCCACAGGCGACGCTATGGCATATCCCCAATTTTCCATAGTGGTGCTCAGACAGTTTTAGGCCGCAACCTAAGAACTGTGGTGGGTAGCACGAGTGGGAGCTGACTGAATCGAACAGATCGCCTAGGGTTTTTCAGACCCTCGTGCAATAACCATCTACACCAAGCTCCCTTAAAGACTTACTATCTTCACAGACTGTAAGCCAAATAGTTACAAAACAATTTCATGCCAAACAATTCATCAATCGGAAAGAGTGGACCGTGTGGGACTCGAACCCCGACTTCAGCTTGCAAAGCTAACGTGTTAGCCAATTACACTACACAGCCCATTATAAATGTTAGTACTGTACACTTCTTACGTCTTATATGGAATACTTTTCCGTTGCTTTGAGACTGACCTTACACTGTTGTATATTACTGAGCTACAGCAGGCACTCTGAAATTTCTAATCCCTCAAACCATATATGACAGCCACTTACATTTTCGCAATCATAGTGGACGACATTTCCCTCGCACAGTAGGGTATTACTCTTTCTCTGATTACTAACAGAAAATCAGATATGTATTCATTTAAAGTGCTCTAAACCAGCTGAGCTATACCCGACGAATCGGATAGCAGGATTCGAACCTACGACCCCTTGCTTGGAAGGCATTAATGAAAAACAATTGCTGTTACATATCTTATTAGCATTATCCTAAAAACTTTATACCACCTACACACGTATGATATGACTTCTTACCATTCTTTTCTAAGATATAGTAGTAATCCCTATAAGTATAAGACATACCTATAAGGGTTTTTACTTCTCCTGTAGGCTCTACTACTACTTGCTGGCCAAAATGCTTACCACATTCTCTAAACCATTCTGGGAAGTCTTTATCGAAGCCATCCTTGATTTCATTATTGGCTAAGGCAGACCCGTCGTAAATACCCACCTCTTCCCCCCCCCATTATCATAATCCTCAATTCTATGAAAATCTTTCTTGTAGTGTTCATATTCCCAAATACAATACCTATCTCTATAAGTTCTATCTTTGGGATCTTTAGCCAAAGCGGGTTCAGCTAATTTCTTTAATTCTTCGATAAGCTCCTTTCTACCCATGTTGATGATTTAGTTTTTACTGGCTTGGTTTCAACAAGATTTACAAACCGGCATTCAAGCATTTTCACACCAGTTTCTACAAACTCTACATCCCACCCTCTGTATCCACTATCTCCAATAATCTTTACGGGAGTTCCAGCAGGATATATAATCATCTCATTAAAATTGTTAGGAGTTTTATACCATTCCTTTGGCTCTCCTAAATAAACAATATCTCCAATCTTCATTTTGATATAATTTTTACATTTTGCGCACGCTACTGGATTCGAACCAGTGATGGGGCTTTTGCCACGGCAGATTAACAGTCTGCTGCCTTCGTCCACTCGGCCAAACGTACAGAATGCTACCAATTAATCAAGATGATCCCAACATCTATTCAGATTAATTGTAGCCGAGCCATTTTATTCTAGTAAAAATGACTAAACACCTAAGACTCTATCACCTCAAGTCTTACAGAGGTACAGAATTAGCAGTATGTAAACCCGGCAGCTTATCGCATAGCCCTTGCGTGGGAATAGTAGTGCTACTGAGAATCGAACTCAGATTTCTACCTTGAGAGGGCAGTTACCTAACCGTTAGTAGATAGCACCATACCAGAGTGCAATCACCCACTTGTCTGACCTAACGTCGCAGAGACCAATTTACGGCATTCATAACCCAAAGTATGCGTAGGGCTGCTCTCTAAGAGCAGAATCAAAGTAATACAGAGTACATTTAGGGATTTGAACCCATTCCTTTAAAGTGTGACAAACTTCATTGTTAAACCATAGAAATTGCTGATGTACTCTTGTTATTAACCCAAAAACAATCATCAAAGAAATCAGATAGCGTTTTGTGCTAATTATTTTACCTCGCTAACACTGACGAGTCTCTTTATAAAACCCAAAATTATAAGAAATCAGTATAATTAATTTTGCTGTACGCTATCTTATAATCTAATTCAAAAAGTCATGTTTTTGAGCGGGGATAACGGACTCGAACCGTCGCCTCAACCTTGGAAGGGTTTTATGCTACCACTAACACCAATCCCGCGAAAGATTTCAATGCAAAAGTAGTAATAACTCCAGAAACTCCAAATCTAGATTATGTTAATTTTTGTAAAATCTCTAATCTATTGGTTTTCAGTAATTATTACTACTCTATGCTCAGTATTCCACATAAGGTGGATTGTTATCATCAGAATCATGCTTCTCACACAGCCACCAGATGAATGCAGTGGCTAAGATAAAGAGTATTGTTACATACATACTTTTAATTTTTCGTTACAGAAAACAAAGATAGTAATAGATCTGGATTGCTCCAAAAATATTACTATCTAAGTTGTTATTTTAGGGTGTATTTAGAGTTTCTTATACAGTCCCTTGTACGGAGCAAAGACTTCAAAGCCGTTACTTTTCAGTAAATTTACAGCTTCCTCAATTTCCTTACTCTTGAGCACTTCTTCTCTCTTCTTTCGAGCATAATGAGCACTTGCATACCCGTTTGCCTTCTTTTGATAACGAACATAAATACCCTGAAGTGTCTGATGATGAATTGGAAGCTGATTCTTCCATGTCCACATATCACCTTCCACTCTTACTAAAAGGCCAGAGTTTCTAAATTCCGCAAAGAACAAAGGATTTGATGGAATGCCACAGGCCTTGAGCGCATTCCGGAAATCTTCCTCAGCTAAGGGAAGATCTCCAGATTGAATACTGTGCTTTCTGAACTCGTTTAGTGCCGCTATGTGATCCATGGCGACAAAGGCATTCTTTCTCATAACTCGGCAGTGTTCAAAAGGTTGTACAGTGTGTTCTTCAAACTCTCAACGATTACCTCGTCGTTAAGCTGCCGACCTTGGAACTTGTCCAAAATGGCATTACGAATGCCCTTTCTCTTTGCCATTTCCTTGTCATATTCAGCCTTTCTCTTTGCCATTTCCTTGTCATATTCAGCCTTTCGCGCATCATACAGAACTTTCTCTTTCTTCCTGTCCTCCTTCTGAAGATTGATGTATGTTTTCTCTGGCTCTACAGGAGTGCCTGGAAGAACAACATCACAAAGTCCATAGTTCTTATTGGCTTGAACTTGTACTTTGTAGGGAGAAAAGCCATTCTTGTTGTTTGTAACTTTAAGATTCAAAACGATAGATTTTGCTCCTATCATAGCTATTTACCCTCTAGCAGGATTTATTAGTGCTAGAATTAAATTCCGTTTACTTTCCTCCGGCAACGTCAACTAAGTTTAACCACGTGTTACTGGTCTTCGCACGAGCTTAGCAAAGGTTAAAATAGTGAGAGTGAGACGAGTCGAACGTCTCTTTGAGAATCAAACTCCATAGTATTATCCGAGTATAGTCACTAGTAAACTATACACTCCCTTGATGGCTACAGCTTCGCATTCTGTAGCCTTACCCAAAATTGGGATTCATGGTTGCAATTGTAGTAGGGAGTGTTGGATTTGAACCAGCATCACTACATTATGGACCTGATAGTATGTTCACCATTACACCAACTCCCATAAAATCCTACTATCTTCACAGACTGTAGGATCGAAACAACCAAAGATTACTCTTTCTCTGTGCTATCAGCAATCATTTTAAGCACAGCCTTAAGTGCTGCAGGACCAGATCCTTCTTTTCTGAGAATAACTGCTGCCATAGCTGAGAATAATGCCTTCTTAGCTATTTCTTCCGGAAGCTTCTTCAGTGTGTCTTTGATATCATCTGGAGATAAAATACCTGCACTACCCATTGATGCAAAACGCAATGCTTCATCTAGCTGTTCTTCTGTCAAAATAATTTTCTTTTCGTTCATAATCTTAAATATTTAAGTGATCATTTAAAAGTTAATTCATTAATTTATAGAAGAGCTTATATCCTGATAAAGTATATAACTCTCTGATAGACAAAGTAGCACGACACAGATAGTATAATACTGTACAAATAACTATCCATGCTAGTGTTACTCCAAGACCCTTATCGACAATACTGTCAATACCTCCTATGAACAACATTATCGTAAGTGCTGTTGTCCATAACAGAATACCTTTTAATATCTTCTTCATATTCTTATTGTTTTCAAGTTATACAAACTTAAATGTATGAAATTCTTCCAGTTCGAGTGTTATTAGCTCTTTATAGAAGTGTTCCACAAAGTGTTCTGCTTGTTCTCTTTCTTTAAAAATCCAATGATTTGAAAGTAAGCCATGTCCACAATACACGCCATCATTCTCAAACCCTAACTTTCCTTCCCATATTGTTTTAGCAGTATCAATGTAGACGTTAAACATTTGATCATCTATCATTATTTTCCCAGCATATGTTCCGTGGTTTGGCTTAGAGCAAGGTCGTGCTAAAACGATTTCTGGGACATAATAAAGCCCAGAAGTGAGTTCTACTTTCCTTCCTCTTGACATAAACTTATACACAACAGAAAGTTTGGAGTAAAGATCTGAGCAATTAGCTGGAAGTGATGTAGGAAGAGCAACCATAAGAGTATAATCATTTACAATTTCCTCTTCTGGAAATGCTCTTAAAGTTATATCCATATTTTTATTGTTTTTGGATTTGCGTTTTACAGCTTAAACCTTACTGTCTCTAATCTGAGCTGGCCGATTAGAGCTTATAAGTAAGGAACTAGCTGTCCTCAACGGCTTGGAAAGTTATTTAAGTTTTTGTGTACATTAGCTATACCAAATCTCTGGATACATGGCTTATTTTGATTTAATGATTAATGTGTAATCATCCGGTATGTCTGGCTCTCCCTCTTGTTCAAAGAATATGATACTGATTTCGTTATCATACTCTTTAAAAATACGGTTTGTTAAATACTCTTTCTGCTCTTTGGTCAACTGACCGTTGAAGCAGATAGCATTTGCTGGCGTGTCATCCTCATTGTCATTCTCTAGATTCATTTCACCTAAGTAGAGAACTACACTAGCACGGACACTAGGAATGTAATCCAATTTGTCTTCTGTTGCTGTTAAAATAATTAATGTTTTCATTGTTCTGGGTTTTAAATGTTAATAATTAGTACCTCTACCAAGAGTCGAACTTGGATCTTATGATTCGTAGTCATACATTCTATCCATTGAACTATAGAGGCAGGTGAGCAACCGTGTTTCACAACAGAGTTACTCTGAATATTGAAAAATATTTTAGAAAATGAAGCAAGCATAGAACTTGCTATTGTAATCGTGTTACAAACATTAGTTTCGCAATAGCTACTTATCTCCCCACCTCGTAAAGGTTGTTTGCATAGAGAGATTTTTCACCAGCTATATCGGATGCTGGTGATGGAGTTTCAACCATTCTACTTAAATATATTGGGATTTAACAGTTCCCTACTGTCAGCTTTCAGAATAAGGCTAGCTACTTATTCCTCCATTACTACTGTCTTGGTTTACTAATTTACACATGACTTTTCCCTACTACTTCCTCTGTCAAGTAATTATCCTCCCAAGGAATGTCCCTATAGTAGTTTTAACTTACAATTAGTTTTAGTAAGTGGTTAATCATATAACAGTCAGTTTTGATAGACACTTATTATAGATTCCGGACTCTACGACAGTTATCAATCATGTGTAGGTAGTTTACAGAACTCTACCAAACTCTAAACGCAGCCTTTTTTCACTTCGGTGGTCTATGCTGCCTAACCACGCCTACATACGTAGGTATTCGCTTTAAATAATCATAATGATGGAAGTTTAAAGTATATACGCTTCCAAACTATTTTGTTAAACAATAAACGCCTGTCTATTCCAGGCTGCCAATAGGTATTTCACCTACACAAATCTATATCATTGTCTGCTCCATTTCGAACATACAACTTATAGATTTCTCGGTCTAACTCCTTTAAGGAATCAATCCGAATTTGAGCCCAAGTATTCCAAGGATCATCGCATAACATCTCAGTATACCAATCAATCTGGTTACTAATAGATATTAACAACGACTCAATGGTTGTACAATTGAACTCTATGAAAAGGCTTTCAAGATTTTTCATATCTGTGAAATTTAAAGGGTGAAACAATTAATAAACATATTTCCCTACCTTTTTATAAAATTGGTAGTTAACCTATACACTACCAGGTTCCTAACACTTACACTTTGATACCCTTGTTAGGGTATTTCGTATCAATTTTCAGATGCTCGTCAGAAAGTTTTTAGTGCTAAAATATTTTTGTACTCTCTAATTTATGTTTGTAACATATTTTTGTTTGATACTATTATCTCACAAATTCTGAGTGAAAATTATTTTTGTTCAATTTTCAATGAAAAGTGGGTGTGATTTGTAGAGAGAAAGCCATTTGATGCATGGTTTTCACCATCGCAGCTCACTCACATCACATCAATTGAACATCATGTATACAACCACACAAATTGCTACAACACAAAGTATAAAGAATATAGTCTGTTCTTTCTCTGTAGGCTCGTCCATGATCTAAACTATTAAAACTTTAAGTATCTTCCACCAATCTCCTATACATTTCAACATCCAATATCCTATTATACCTTTTGGATAAAAAGTATCAGGATAAATGGATTGGAGACTCCCATCCTCATTGCGAATCAGAGAGTCCCCAACCTTAGTTCCACGAATGCACTTTATCATGCAGCAGCTACTACAATGTCAATTGTAGGAATCTGCGTATTCATGAGACTAGTAGTGCCAAAGCGAAGAGTACGAATAGTTTCCATGTTCGTTACCTTCACTGTCTTACCGGCCAGTGCACGCATAGCTTCCTCAACAGTACCATGCTTACGATACTCTTCAGCTGCAGTACCAAGAGTAAACTTACGTTCACCTGTACTTGTACCGTCCTCGTTGTACACAGTACGAGACTTAGTAAACGTGGAAGGATAGAACCTCTTCGCATTGCCGTCAGCCAGAGTTACCCAGATATACTGAGCAGTATTATCACCAATTTTCTGCTCATATACTTCGAACTCCGTTGGGAATGTAAACTGATCACCAACTTCCAGTGCTACGTTTTCCAAACTACGTACACCACCCTTAAAACCAGTGACTTTCTTGTCACCATTTGCGAGAGCTCTTGCTTTCTCGACTTCTAACTTTGCCATAATACAAAAGTTTTAAATGATTAATAAATAAAGTTATATTCTCTTTTTAAGTGTGAGAAATATGATTTCACTTTTAAATGAAAAAAGAAAATTTTTGAAGCGAAGTCTATACGCTAAGTTAATGTCGCCGTCTATACACTTGGCTAGGTTATAAGAGTGTAAGTATATTTGGCTAGGTTGTTTATCAGATAAAATTAGTTATTTAGATAATAGTAGAGAAAAGCTAAGGAAAAGAAAAGGGCAAATCCCACTAATGTGAGAAATGCCCTTTATTCTATCGTTTGAGTTTCAGTTGCTGAAATCTTGCTCTGGCTTTTCTTCCATTATCATATCTTTCAATGATAATAGAAACTGGGGAAGAAATTTCTATTGTATAGGAGAATGCGAATTGTCCAAGAATAGTTATTCTTCTTCCGTATTTGTCGATGAATTGTCCACGAATCTGACCAGTGCAATTTGCTTGATTGTAAGTTTTCATAATGTGTAAATGTTAGGAGTGAATGAATAAAAGAGCAGTTTAACGACTTGCTTAGGTCGGTGGAATTAGATTATTCCATGAAGTTCAGTTCCACAAGGAAGCTGGCAACAGTCCGACCGTCTTTGGTCAGCGATGCGTAAGGCACGCGATTGACGACGACCTTCTTGTCCTTGCAGCCATCCACAATGGCTTGCAGGATTTCCCCATTGGTGTTGTGTGCAGCAATCTGCTCACGACAGAACTTGTTGAAAGTTCCGTCAGGAGTAACTACCGTACCGTCTGCCTTAACACGGCTGCGAAGCACAGTGCTAAGGAACAGACTGCCCACACTAGTGGTCAGCACAGGATTGAGGTAGGCATCTTTCGACACCTTGCCGTCCATCTCGGCTTTCTCGTAAGAGAAGCCCGAAACGGTGAATTGCACATTGTGCTGGAATGGAGAGTTGCCCCGCTTGATGCTTGTAGAAGCGTTAGCGGTTTGAACTTCGTTTGCCTCGGCTGTCTGGAAACCAGTAAGTCTTGCCATAATGTAAAGTGTTAGGTCTGTGGTTGCAGTTAGTGAACCACCAAGTTTAGCCCATTTGCTTTGAAACAGGCAAAGTCGTGCAGTAGCTTAACGTCCGACTGCAAACGGGACGCTACTCGAAGCCGCTGACGACGAGGACGAGCTGACAGTGCTCGATTCGATATATGTATATATATCTATATAATTATAGTTGTATATATAGGATAGGTTTTATATTTATAGTGTCATAAAATTTTCGAAGAAAATTTTTATATTTGGCTAGGTTATAATCATTTTCATTTTCCATTTGAGACCCCGGAGGGGGTGAAAATGGTAGTGTACTCCCCCGTATATAACATTCTAAAAATTTTATTTATAGAATATTATTCAGCCAATATATAATCTCTACCTTACTGTATATAGAGAATCCTATCTTAAATTCGGAGACAAATAATACATTTCATCCGGAGTCATATTATTATCATACATTTCTTTTACCAATGGAATAATTCTCTAACGAATTTCGTTTTTATTAGTAAAGTATTGGTAATCCAATTCACTTTCCAAACCCATAGGGGAGGGGGATTTTAATATCTTATCATTTAAATATTCTACTACATGGAACTCACTTTGATTATATTGTCTATGTCCGAACTCGTGCATAATAACATTCTCTATGTGAGAATCGTTTGATTGTTCTCTATTCATATTAATGTTAAGAGCTATGGTTTCTCTCTTAGATATTCCTTTCTTACTAGTTACATCATCAAACAACTTAAATACATTATCATCTTTAATAGATGTAGTAGCTCCAAGTATTCTGTCTAATTCTATTGGATCATATTCCAATCCTTCTTCTTCTAAATCTATTTACCCAGAAATCACTATAATAGAATCGTTCTACACTTTCTAGAACTTCATCTAGTCTGCCTCCTAAGTAGCTAGATACCTCCTTATAAGTATCAATACATTGTGGTCTTGAAATAAGTTTATTTAGTTCCATAACAAAAAAAAATGCTAGCCAATAATCTGACTAGCATTTGCTCTCTAATTTTAATACGCATCAGTACTTAACCGATAGTTCATTTATCTTATCTAACCAATCTAGTACAAATTGCTCATTTTGCAGTTTAGCTTTTTCAATTTGACTCATCAATTCCTCTAACATTCCAATAGACAGTTGGCACATATTCCAAAGTCTATTCTTTTCATTTGCATAAATCATAATGTCATAAAAGTATAAGTTAGTCCTCCCCCAAGGATTCGAACCCTGACCAAGTGGGTTAGAGCCACCTGTGCTACCATTACACCAGAGGAGAATAAGGTTGCAGGAATTTCACCTGCAAAGTATTATTAGAATCTGTTATAGACATCAACCAATTCATTGATTTTATCTTTAAGATGATCACAAATTATTTGTGAAGATTGGCCAATCATTTCACTAACTTCAGCAGCTTCTTCTTCAGTAAAAGTATCCTGATTTAGAAGTTCATCAAATCTTTGTATATCAAAGTACTGATCCATTTCTTCAGCAGCTTCAACGAATAAGCAATCATCAAGCTCTTCAATACGTTCTTTATATTCTTTGATAATCTCCTTTATGCAGGAATCATCAAATCCTTCAACAGCATCTTCATTGTCAGAAGTTATACTAATGTTAATAACTCCATCTTTCTTGTTTAGAGCAATTTTAGTGCCATTCACTTCTAAACTCTCTTCAGCCCCATCTGGAATTGCTACATTAAATATATTGATGAGGTCAAATAATGCTTTAACTTCTTGTAGATTTTTCATGTTGTTTTATTTTACACTGCAAATATATACAGTATTTCAGTAAGTAAAAAGTTAATTATTGTTATTTCTTATTATCTTTTGTTTCACTACTGCAAGTATAGTAACTAAATCTAGAATATAAAAGTGAATTTATCTTAAAAGATATTAATCTTACTCTCGTTCTTATAATTGATATTCTCTTAGATTATTATAGGAGATTTCTACACCTCTATCTATATAGAATCTTACATCTCCATCTTTAGAAAGATGTCTATCACATTCTTCCTCAGAAGGGAAATGATCAAGTTCAAATCTAATAGTTTTTAAAGGTCTAGAATGTTTACCTTTAGTCCAAATCCATACGTCAATCATAAAATTTCTCATAGTAATTAAGTTTTAAAAATCGTTAGTTATAAGTTTATCTACAAATCTATAGTATACCTCCATTCTTTAAAGTGAATCCCTATGCTGTCCATTCAGGAACAGTCTACATATTAAAATCTATCATCTTTGGTCTTCTTAGCCAGTCTAGACCAACATTACCAGGAGCTACATCGTCTACAACTACTTGTCCATTTGTGTAAGCTCTATACTATACATTTGGGTCGTTAACTCTTCTAAATCCAGACCTCTCCATAGCTCTATCTAATTTACTAGCGTACTTTGGAAATGTCTATTCAGTTAAGATTCTTAGTTTTCTCTAAACATAAGTAGGTAATTTGGTTCCTCTGTCTTTTACATATCCTATATACTTACTCGGAACTGTGTTAGGTATCTAGTTCCTAGCAGCCATTTCTTCTACTGGAATTGAAGTCATTTTACCAACAGTAGTTGGAGTATTATCAACAACTACAGCTTCTGCACCTCCGCCTATAGGATTCTTAGAATACTATTTAAGAGTTCCTAAAGCTCCATTCTTAGAAGGAGCTCTGAATACTCCTTTAGTAAGTCTATTATAGAGCTATGCAGACTTTCTTCCAGCTGTACCGACTGCTCCTGCTATTCCCGCACCTGCCACATTACTAGCATAATCAAAATTAGATTGTATAGCAGCCTAACCTTCTGGAGTTGTATAGTCATATCTTGTCTAGTTACCGAATACTCCATAGCCAAAGAAGTTATTGTTGTAGAAGTTCTAGAGATTTTTATAGTACTCAGCCTTCTTTGCATCATAAATATATGCTCGATTCTTTTTCTAAATTTCCTAGAACTTTCTTCTCCTTATAGCTTCTATCTACTCTGGAGTGAGTTTAATACTTGGAACTGGAATCTAAACTGCAACTCTAGTATTATCCCTTGGAGCTACGTATCCACCTTTCTATCTCTTTAGAAGTTTATTTCTTTCCACTGTTATCAAACCTTTTCCATATTCCAGTTACGCTATCTATTCCAAGCAATAGACAAATAGCATAGATAAATGTATCTATCATTAGAGGTGCCTAGATACCACAGACGGTACAATATATAAGAACAAATAATATAGCCAAGAATCCCAATACACCACATACCCTTTTACTACTAACTCCAGAGTGTGATGTAATCATTTGTTTTAGAAATTCTTGAATTTTATTCATTGCTGTGCAATCCTATGTATTTAAACCACCCATAATGTTTTCTCCATCTCAGATATGCAAGATTACTTTCGTAATAGTTGGCTTCCTCTTCAAAACTTACTTCATGATAATGATCATGCTATGACTTAGATAGATTAGCAAACCATATAATAACATATTCTACTGCATACCATAGATAGAAGAATATATACAACATTTCTTTCATCTAGGCAGTATGTATTGCCTCATGATTTATCTCAGTTTCACTCAGATCACTCTTGGTAAAGAGTATTCCAAATAAGTTTATTGCCTTATAGCCTCCAAAAGGGAACCATTTAGTCTTTACTATTTTCATAATACCAATATTATAACAGTAGCACTAATTATTCCTAATGCGTCATAAACTAGATCTGATTTATCAAATCCGATTCCTTCTGATTCTTTTCTGAATCTAAATTCATCATAGACTTCTTTTGCTAAACTTACTAAGCATCCAACCAATATTCCTGGGAATACCCCAAATATAAGTCCGATTACAAACGTAATAATGAATGAGCATATAAAATGCATCTTCTTATCACCAATCTTAGCGGTAAGATTGTTAATAAAGGTTTTGATTTTAGATAGTACTTCTTTCATAGTTTAATTAGATTATTGTGTAGTTTGCTATGACAATTCTTACATATACAAACTGTCAACTTTAATTCATCTAATAGCTACTAAGAGGTTATATGCTTTAAGGACTTAGAAATATTAAAGTTCTTTTCTTTTACATGATGGAACTCAAGGCAACATTTAGCGTCCTCTCCACATACACAACATTTAGTTTTGTGTTTGTTGTAGATTTCCTTATTCTAATGATAATGATTCATGTAGTTATCGTTTCCAGAACTGAGAATGTCTCTAAGCTCTTGAGTTACTTCCATAAAAATTACTAACAGCATCTATAAAGTCCTGATCAGTTCCCTTAAATAGAGCATCATGTAATCTCTAAATTTTTGGTCCGTTAGGCTTCCATATATAAGGACCGTGTCCATGATAAAGTAATCCAATTGTTATAGCTCTCTTAGTATCTGAGGGCTTAATTCCTTTTGTATTCCTCTCAAATATATCTTCGAAATATTGAAGAGATTGATTCTATAACTGCTCCATCTCTTCCTAAGTTAGCCAAGGATTCTTAGTTCTTCCAGTTTTCTTTAGATAATTTCTTACTGCATTGTTAGTTCTAACATCAAGACCTATACCAATCTAATTAGGATCAAATCCTCTCAACCTTGGAGTAGTCCACCTATTAGTATCAGGATTATACCCAACACTATTCGGATTCTCTATGGCCTTTAAGTAGTCATATCGAATCTATTTATAGGTCTTAGCATCTCTCTGTGGAAGAGTTAATTTGAAATCAGTGTTATAGATGTTCCTATTTCCTTTATCATCTGTCCACCAAAAGTCCTCATCGTTATTACTTCTAGCCAGAGCATAGGCATCACTGAAGGATTCCAGCATTCTAATACTTAGGAATACTACCTCCCTCTTTAAGGCTATTTATTTTCTGCTGTATTTTAGATCTAGGAATAAGTTTAGTCATATTTTAAACAATTGAATTTGCATACTTTAATCTCTTACTAAAATTAGCATAATCTTTATGAGGGCGTTCGAATTGATTCATAAATACTCTAGTTGCATCAGAAACTGTATTTGTTCTTCTAAGAGAAGCCAAAGCATCTTTATGAGTATTATTCAATTCCCACCATAGGAAGTCAAGCTGTTGTCTGGCGGTAGGATTCGGACCATACATACTGAATAGTTTCTATTTACGAGGTCCTGTCCATTGCGCTAAGCCATAGGAATTATTTCCATCACTAGATACAGATCTAATATTACCTCTCGATTCCTACATTAAGTTACCATAAATACCTTTGGCTTGGTTTCTAGTAAGACCCTTACTTACAAAGTAGTCTACTATAAAGTTATTTGACTACTAATTTAGAACTCTTCTAATCGTAGTTATATTAGAAGTGTTAGTCAATGGAGTTTCAATAATTCCATCTTTCTTTCCCTTAGCTTCTATAGTAAATATCTAACCATCCTCTATCCTACTAACTATCTTTATATGTTTTCCGCTTTTACCTGATCCAGGTGTACATATAAGATCTCCAATCTGTACATCAGCTAATGTTGGAACTTCTGTTCCAGCTTTCTCTAAATCCTTTACAGTTCTAGGAAGATTTATGCCATTCTACTTATAGACATATTGAACTAAACCTGAGCAATCAAACCCAGTACTAGGAGTCATGCCTCCCCATTGATATTTAGTTCCTACGAACTGTCTAGCTAGATTGACAATGCTTTGTGCCTATCTTTCTTGAGCAGGATTGCTATAGGACCAATCAGAGGAAGGAGTAGTATCTTCTTCTAAACTATCAATGAACTTAAATCCTGGAGGTTCAGTAGTTATACTTAGAGGATTTTCAGTTTGACTAGAGAACGATATGTCAGGAATCTGCTGTGTTGTCTAGATCGCAGAAGGATTTAAATATTGCCTATAGTTATCCTATATTAGTTTGTAGCCTTCAGTAATTATTGGAGGTGGATCAGTAGCTTCGTATAATGAAAAATAATTCTCAAAGCTATTCATAACAGATTCTCATTAACCTTTGTTCCACTTTCTAGCATTGGCTGCAAACGTTGCTCTCTTCCTTATTTTTGGATCAGAACTATTTTTACCACGACTAATACATTCAGAGGTTACTTTTCCTCCGCAGTATTCAGTGAACTTTCCTCTATTAGCTTTCTTAATATGAATCTTATGACCTTTTTTGAACATCTCAATTACTTTCTCTCCAGGAACCTGTATTGGCGTAAATATCGAGTCATAATTAGACTCATGAGCCCTAGAGACGCTAGAAATCCGAGTTAAGTTTAAATTCGTTTTCATCATTTCTATTTATAAGCAGGTTTTCGTTTGAACATTCAAATTTAATATTTATATTTGTATTATTGAAATTAATACAGCATAAGAGTGGATGTTAAAATCACATATATGAATTTGCCTTGGCAAGTTTGTATGCTATATAAGTAACCCTATAATATCTAACCAATGAGTTACAAATCAAATTTAAATCACAGGTTAACAATCGCAGTAATTCTAACAATAGTTGGGAGCGGACTGTTAATTGCTGGTTTTATCGTCCCTCCGTTAGGGGTAATAGATAGTTCAATCCTAGTAGCATTCGGAGAAACAAGTACCTTTGTTGCTGCTATACTGGGAATAGATTACAATTACAAATATCAGATTTACAAGAGTAAAGCTCCTGATGACTTTAAGTAAAATGTAAATGAAATAATGTAATAACAATAAATATAGTGTAATATGAAAATTGATAAACAGAATGGTAATGTAGCTTTCGAGAATGAAAGTCATACGTATTGGAATGTGAATGATAACAAAAGATACATATCAGTTACTACTCTCATCCATAGGTATGTTCAAGAATTTGACAAAGAATTTTGGAGTGCATACAAAGCTCTGGAAAAACTTATTCCCAAAGAAAGCTGGGCAGTAGAGAAAAAGTCTTTATTGAATACTAAGAAGTTTAATAGAGAGATACTTGATACTTATAATATCTCTGAACTCGAATTTAATAAGACTCAACAGGATATTCTAGATGCTTGGGATGCAGAAAATAGGAAGTCGTGTGATATAGGAACGAAGATTCACGAGGAAATTGAACATTCTTTTTATGATCATCCAAAAGATATTTCTCTACAAAAGTTTGGATTAGGAGGTAAATTTGAATGTAAGAAAGATTATTCAGAGCTTGACTTAGATTGTGGAGTGTACCCAGAGTACTTAATATATAGAGAATCAGACGATGGGATCTTAAGAATAGCAGGACAGGTGGATCTTATAGTAAAACAAGGAAATGAAATAACAATTATAGACCACAAGACAAATAAGAAAATTGATCAAAAGTCTGGTTTTGACTCCACAACAAAGTCTAATGCTAGAATGAAATATCCTCTTAATAATCTTATGGATTGTAATTTTTATCATTACACTTTACAACTTTCTACTTACGCATGGATGTTACAGAAGATTAATCCTCAATTTGTGATAAAGGATTTAATTCTGAATCATTATGATCACAATGGAAAGAATACTATATATCATTGTGAGTACTTAAAAGATGATGTAGAGAGAATGTTATCTCATTATAAGAAGGAGCTCATTTTAGAGGAGCGCAGAAGTAAAAGAAAAGAAATAGAATATTAATCTTTATTTTAGGACATTTTTAAATCTATTTAGATTAGATGCCAACACCTTGACTCTAAATATTCTATTTCTTTTATTTTTATAAGGTTATGAATGTAGTTGATATTGTAAATGGTCATGTGAAGGAAGTCTTTAACCTAGGAGAGGACTTAAGTAAGAATAGATTACATATATGCTATGGTTGTCCATTGTATTCTAATAAGTTAGGAGGAATATGCAATAGTAGGCTATGGCTAAACATAAATACAGGAGATGTTAGTACAACAGCAAAACCAGGATATGAACGTGGATGTGGATGTAGATTATCTGCTAAAACTAGACTAGCTCAAGCTAAATGTCCTGTTGGAAAATGGTAATAAATTAAATGTTAAATGAATTATGAAAGAACCAAGAATTAAAATGACGGAAAATGAGCAGATAGCTGCTAATGTATTAGGACTTGATAGTAACTATACCAGTATTAATATGGGAGAACGCTCAATAGACAATATGATTCAAAGAGAGAAGGCTAATAAGTTCAACAACGAAGTTGAAAAATATAATGCTCAATTAGAGGAGAATCAAAAGACATTTGAAGAGGCTCAGAGCCAAGTAGCTTATGATATTAATAGAGCTGAAATAAAGCCAATGTTTGCAAGACTAATCATTAAGCCTTTCAAAGTAAATCCCTTCCAAAAGATGGAAGTCAAAGGAAGTATTATTGTTGATGCTGGTGGTTATACTCCTCATGCTGAACTTAATCCTATGACTGGTAAATATGAAGAACAGAAGCAGTTTATTATAACAGGATATGTTGTGGAAGTAGGTCCAGAAGTTAAGTACTTACAGGAGGGAGATGTTGTCTATTACAGAGTTGACACAGCAGTCCCAGTCCCATTCCTAAAACAAGGACTAGTAAGTATTAACGAGAATCAAGTTATAGCAGTAGTTAATGAAGGATTGACAGAACGTTTTAATTATATAAAATGATGGAAGACGCAAATGTATATTTTAACCCTGGGGATGTTGTACAATTAAAGTAGGACATCCCTAATAAACCTACAATGATTGTAGTAAAGAAGGAAACCTCTCTATTTAAGCATGATAGCAAGAGGTTAGAAGATAAACGTCCAATATTAAAGGGAATAAGATGTAGATGGTTTACATCTACTGGAGAATTACAAGAAAACGTGTTCAATACTAAGGATTTAATTAAACTATGAACGAACAACAATTACAATAGGCATTTATACAATTCCTTGCTCAAAAGACTGGAGCAAAAAATCAGTAGGAATTAGAGGCAGCAATTCAGTAGTTAGGAGAAGAAGGTCTGAAGCAAGCATACGCTGAGTTTATGCAAATGATGCAACAGCAACAAGTTCAAGCCGCTAAGTTTGGAGCTAAATTGAATTACATCAAGAGTCTTAGAGGGCAATGCCCTGAAGGTTATGAGATCTCCTATTATAAAGTAGGTGGAACCTTATGTAAGAAGTGCATGAAGAAACAGCAAGAAATGAAAGATGGAGGTCAAGTTCCCAAAAATCCTATTGATGAATTTAAGTGCGGAAGAAAAATGAAGAAAGCACAAGGTGGAGCAGTTGACTTTGAGAAATGTGGAGGAAAGACTAAGAAGACTAAGAAAAAGGAAGAAGGTGGGGAGCTAAATAGCACCAAAAATCCTAAAGCATTCAGTAAGATGGCTTTGGCTAAATGTGGAGCTAAACTGAAGGAAGCTTGTAAAGGAATGCAAATGAACAAATGTGGCAAAAAGCTGAAGAAAAAAGCTACTGGTGGTACAGTAAGTACTAATAAGGGCACAGGGTGGAAACCTTGTAAATAATTATAAAATAAATGCGATGAATTAATGATATATGGTAAGTCGAATATTTCAATATGATAATGTTAGGAATCGAGTGGAACTCAATGTGCCTGAAATACTTCTTGTTCGAGAATTTGCTGAATTAATGAAACCAGAAAGAAATAAATGCGAAGAAGACCCCAGTGGTTCATTGGGACTCAGAGCTTTTAGAGAATTTACCTATATATGGTTAGCTATTGCGTGGGATTCAATTTACGCAGACTATACTGGGCAGGAAAGACATTAGGAGGCATTGAGAGATGCCAGCATGACAGAAGAAGAATTTAATAATCCGGAATTTAGAGCTGCTTGTAGAAAGTACAAGGAAATACAGAACTCTAATAGATCCATTAAAATGCTTCATTCTGCATAGGCTATGGTAGATAAATTTATAGACTATTTTGAAACTGTAGATCCTCTAGAAAGAGATATAACTACAGGAAAGCCTATCTATAAGGTTAAAGATATTTAGACTGAATTGAAAAACCTTACAGAAACACACGAAACTCTTGTACAGTTAGAAGCTCAGGTTAAGAAACACTTAGAGGCTAGTTCATCTTATAGAGGAAATGTTGTAGAGGACTTTGATCCAGGAGACTTTTAATTATGGTAGAACAAGTTAAAAGAAAGAGAGGACGTCCTCGCAAGAATAAACTTCCAGAGGAAATACAATAGTTAGTCTAGGAAACTTAGCAGAAAGCCTAGGAAGAACAATATAAGACTATTGAAGAAACTCTATAGGAAACATCTCCAGTAGTCGAAGAGAAATCTTCAGAGTGGGATGTTCCTATTGGTTAGGAGATAGAATACTTTGATAGGAACTTATCCTACGAAATCACAGGATACAAACCTATAAACTAGACACAAGGTCTTGATTTTGATCCAAGTTGGTTTACAGAAGCTAGAGATACTTTCAATAGAACTGGCAGGTATTGCCAATACCATAGAGGATCTAAGGCATTTGCAGACTTCTGGAGAGAGTAGTATAAGAGATGTAAGTATGGTATGACAGTTAATGGTTATACTGTTACTGGAGACCATTATTACTTCTTAAACTTCTATAGATTAAAAGACCTTGTAAATGTATTGGAGGCTGGTGCTGGACGTAACGACATATTTCCCAATTTCTTAGAAGGACAGTATGAGTGGTTTCATTATCTAGCAATGGCTAAAAAACTTAAGATGAACGCGTGTATGATGAAAGCTCGTGCTGCTGGTTATTCAGAAATTGAGGCGGCTATTATTGCCAAATCATATACCGTTATTAAGGGCTCTGTTAATGTATGTTGTGCTTTTGCAGATAATCAGTTGAGTAAGCTATTGGAAAAGGTATGGGCCAACATATCTTTCTTGGATAATAATACTGATGGAGGATTCAGTCACGGGAGAATACTTGATACTTAGTATCAGAAGAGATCTGGACAATACAAAATGATTAATGGAACAAAGACTCCAGTTGGATGGTTGTCACAGATACAAGGAATAGTGGTTGATAAACCTGGTAAACTTCGTGGAGACCGTACTGATGTACTAATGTTTGAAGAGGTTGGATTGTGGCCAAACTTTACTAAAGCCTATACAATGGCTGATGCCTTGGTTGGGCAGATTGGTTCTCAGTGGGGAATACGATTGTTAGGAGGTACGGGTGGTGAATCTGGAGTATAGATGGAAGGACTTAGAAGTGTTTACTATAATCCACAAGTCTATGGAGTGCTCCCTTATAAGCATAACTATACTTAGACAGGAGATGAAACTATTAGTGCATTCTTCTTACCAGCATTTAAAACAATCAAAGAAACTAATCTATTAGACAATAGAGGATTTATTTCTGATGAAGATGGTAGAAAGTACTTTGACAAGTTTAGAGCTATTAAGGCAGCAGACCCAAGAGAGTTAGTAACGTACTGTGCTGAGTACTGTTATAATGCTGAAGAAGCATTCTCATTAGAGGGTGATAATAAATTCAATAAGGTTAACATAGCTGAATAGTTAACTAGAATTAGAGCATTGAAACAATGTCCTCCAATAGAAACAGGCTTCTTGGAGTATGCCTTTAAAGATGGTAAACACGCTGAAGAGAATATAAATGGATTCAAATGGATTCCCAATTAGAATGGGAAAATAAAGATATTAGAACATCCTATCTGGACTCTACCTTAGAAAGAAGACGAAAATGGTAAGGTAATCTGGAGCCCTCCTTCCGAAAGGATTCGGAACTTATATGTAATAGGTGTAGACGGAATTGATATAGGAAAGGCCTAGACTTCAGAATATACTAAAGATCCATCAGACTTCTGTCTTACGGTCTTTAAAAGGACCTATGGAATGGAAGAACCTTAGTTTGTAGCTATATATAAAGATAGACCCAATGATGTTAGGGAATGTTACAAGATAGCTATAAAACTGGCTTAGTATTATAATGCTGTTATAAATATAGAGGCAACAAGATAGAGTATAATTCCTTATGCTCGTGAAAGAAAACTCTTGAAGTTATTTATGAGACGTCCAAGAGCTACTCTCACTGATTCCATGATAAATACCAATAAGCAATATGGAACCCCGGCTACCCCAGCTATCATAGATCACCAAACTGACTTAATGGCAGATTATGTAAATGATTACTATCATTTGATATGGTTTGATGAAATGCTTGATGAACTGAACAGATACACTGATGAGAACAAGAGAAAGTTCGACATCGTGGCCGCAGCTTGTATGGCTCTTCTTGCAGATGAAGAATTATAGGGTATGGTTCCAAAAATGATGGAAACTAAAGTAGATACATGGGAGCAGATAGGTTATTACACTGATGAGCAAGGAAGACGCAGATATGGAACAATACCAAAGAAAAATAATTAGATACCTATTAATAATAATTTTGGATAGTTATATGACGACAACAGAATTAGAACAAGTAATACAAGACTACTTTCTGGATATTTATGGTAAGCGGTATGTTGGAAAAATGAGTATTCAAAAGCTCGATCCAGTAGGTTACTGTATTAGATTTTTCATGGATAGAAATACTAATCGTCCGACTGTCATATATGCCGAGTTAGAAGATGAGAAGTTCTTAAAGCTCTTAAAGTAGTAGATAAGAGATATGAGAATAAATCTTATGTACTATGGATTATTAAGACTTACTCATCGTACTGACTGTCGTCCAATAAATACATCATGTAGTTGCCATGACCAAGGATGAATTAATAGAAAAGACGGATAGAGCCATAAATGAACTAGTCCATGCTAAATATGACTTATAGAAAGCATATAACTACTATAATGGAATTAGAGATGCCGATTAGTTCAGATACTTAGAAGAAGTTTATGGTGCTAATACTCCTACGACTTTACATTTCACTCCACTTATTAAGAAGCATATAGATGCTCTGATTGGAGAATATCTTGGAACTCCTATTATTCCAAAAGTGTCTTGTAAGGATAGTGATACTATAAGTAATATAGATAGAGAGAAACAGCTTAAAATAGCTTCAGAGTTAAGTAGGTATTTACAAAAACATCTAAAGAACTCTCTTCTTAACTTTGTAAATGGAAGGAATATCAATGATGGTCTAGTTGAACAATAGCTAAAGAGAATCATTGAAGATATTAATAATACATTCGTGTCAGAATATGAAATAGCTGCATAGGATGTTATAGAATACATAATGCAGTCTAGGGATACTGATATAATGACAGTACTGAGAGATTTACTCCTAGACTTACTCATTACTGGTTATGCCTTTTATAAGGTAGAGCCTACTGTTGGGAACAATGATATAAAGATTAGAGTATTAAGTCCTCTGAACACCTTTATAGATAGAAATTTTGAATCTCCATATGTAAAGAACTCATATAGAGTGGTTGTAAGAAGTTGGCTTACAAAAGGTCAGATTCTTAACAAGTATGGAAAGGATATGTCTGCCGCTGATAGAAAGCTACTTGATGAGAAATGGGATTCTATCTATGATACAGCTATGTACTACATTAGAATGGGAGAAACTAATGGACTTCCAGTTACTGATGGTATTCAAGCAGGAACAGAAGTTACTCCTGGCTATCCTGATAATAGGGAGGGCATATGGCATGAATTAGTTCCTGTATATGAAGTAGAATGGTTAGAAACTGACAAAAACTTTGTTATGCAAAGATATGAGACTCTAAGAATTGGAGAAGAAATCTACATCCTTAAGGGAAAGAGTGACAAAGTTATGAGAAGTAAATCTAACCCATCATATTGCGGACTGTCTGTAAATGGAATATATTTTTTAAATAGAGGAATCAAACCATATTCTCTTGTACTAGCTTGTGCTCACTTACAGGATGAATACGACTTACTACACTTTTACAGAGATAATTTGATTGCTAATAGTGGTACCGTTGGTGATTGGATTGATCTAACTCTTATTCCTGAGAAGCTGGGAGTTAATTTGCCAGAAAGGTTGGTAAAATGGCAAGCCCTTAAGAAACAAGGTCTAGGAGTCTTAGACTCTTCTTAGGAAGGTAGAATACAAGCTGGTCAGTCTCCACTTAATACTATCTTTAATGGATTTGATAATACTGTTAAAGAATAGGCGATTAAAGCAATTTAGTTGGCTATAGATTCTATAGAGCAGACAGCCTCCTCTATTACAGGAGTATTTAGAGAAAGACTTAACGGAATCGAGTAGAGAGACGCTGTTACTAACGTTAAAATAGGACAAAACAATTCATTTATAATTACCAAGTAGTATTATCATTAGATGGATTTAATAGTTAATGAGATGCTATTAGATTGTCTAAATTTAGCTAAGGTAGTATTTAAGAATGGATTGAAGGGAACCATAATACTTGGAGATAAATACTAGAGAGTGTTTACAGCTTTACCTGAATACTTCACTCTTACAGATCATGATGTCAGAATACTTACTAGTTCTGAGATCGCACGTGATCTAGAATAGATAAAAGCAATACTTCCAGAGTTTGTTAAGTCTGGAGGACTTCCTCCTGATATTATCATAGAAGCTATTACGTGCAAGAGCATACCAGACCTGAAGTACAAGATAAAGAAGGTTATGCGAATTTAGAAGGATGAGAATAATCAAATTGCTTAGCTTACTCAGTAGGTAGAAGAACTTCAAAAGCAATTATAGGATGCTTCTTAGCAATTGGATAAATCTCAGAAGTAGATTGAATCTCTGAACCAAGCTAAACTACAGCTTGAGCAACAAGAAATCCAAATGAAGTATCAGATAGAATGGTATAAAGCTAATACTGATAGAGAGTATAAGGAGGCTACTGCTGAAGAGTAGAGGAGAAGAACTGATGCTGAAATACAGTAGATGTACGATGGCAATCCTTTTAACGATAAGGTTAGACAAATTGGATCATAATGGAACTAAGTATAAAAATAACAACGAGTGATAGCTGTAAAGTAATTGTGCAGGATCTTAGTGCATATTTACCAGAAGATCAAACTGGTATTGTAAAAGGGAAGTTCAAATACTCCGATACAATCTCAATAGACGTACTTCAGCACAATAAGTCGAAAGAAACTGTATATACAGATCCAGTATATACTCTACATAATACAGCTGATCCAGTGAACATTCCAGTAAAATTCGATGGATGGTTTACTGTAATCCATTTAGTACTTCCAACAAAAGACTGGTTTGATAGAGAATCCAGTAAACAGGAGGGATCTGCAATAGGTCTATATAATATAGTTTACTATAGTGATGGAGCTAGTATATATAAGTATGTAAATGGACAGAGTAGTGAAACTACCATAGATGAGATAATAGAAGTTAATCCAGTTGATACAACAGTCTCTAGAACAGGAGAGGACTACGTTTCTATTTGTTTTTTAAGGAAATGTTATATAAATTTGTGTCAGCAAATATTTAACAGCAGAGGATTTTCTCCTTGCTGGAACAAAAACGATATAGATAGCGATTTAATATTTAGAAGAGATTTAGTATGGATGGCAATCAACGTTATAAAATATCTGACTGAATGTGAGCAATTAGCCGAAGTGGAGAGAATAATTGAAACCATTAAGGGATGTAACGGATTGTGTGTTTCTTCTGATGTAACGAGTAAAACTAGTGGTTGTGGATGCTGTAAATAAATTAAAGAAAAAAGTATCTGAAGAGTTCTATACTTTAATATGTAAGGTTAGAAAAGGATACAAACCAGACTATGAATTTATATTAGAGGAAATTTCTTTTATAGAACTATTTCAAGATAGAGACTTAGATGATAAATTATCATTAACTGCTTTATAGTATTATTTAAATAACAAATGGCAGATAATTCAATCTTAACTCCTGGATACCAAGACCCTATCAACGATCCTGTAGTTACTCCAGAGCCTAACAAATACTTAGAAAAGGATAACTATCTATCTGAGTATAGTACAGAGGAAGAAAAGTCTGTAGTAAGGGAGAATCTGAATATTCCATCTAAGGATTCAGTTTACTCTAAGGAGGATGTTGATACACAGGTGTCTACAAAGATTAGAGATGCTATATAGGAATACCTAAACATGGAAGATCCGTATGGAATCATCCCATAGGTAGAGGAGATGATTGCCTATATGGTGAAAACGGATGGTAGTACTCCGTTTATGGCTCCACAGACAGGAGTGGATCCACAAACCGATTAGCATCTCGCTACGAAGAAATATGTAGATAGATTAATGAAAGACCACCTTGGAACTGAAGATCCTCACGGCATTCTGTAGGAAGTAGCTACTTTACTGCTTCAATATGTTAAGAGTTCTGAGGTATACAACAAGTCTCAATTATATACTAAGCAAGATATAGACAATCAGTCTAAGTAGTATATAAAGAAGGACGGGACTACTCCATTTACTAAGGCTTAGATTGGAGCTGATCCATAGATTGATAGTCATCTGGCTACTAAGCGATATGTGGACAAAGTACTTTATAATCATAAAGTTGAACCAGATCCGCATAACTTCCTAACTCTTCTTAACTAGAGATTAGCCGCTTATTCAAAGAAGAAAGATGTATACGACAAGACGCAAACATATTCTAGAACTTAGATTGATTCAATTATTAATAAGTTAGTCAACCTTGCTGTTGAGTCCTCAATACAAGATTATCAAGAAAGTGTTGATGACAAACTAGAATATATTCGTAAATAGAACTATGTTAAGGCTGATGGATCAGTCCCATTTAAGAATCCCCAATCTGGAGTTCAAGCTATAGAGGAACAACATCTGACAACCCTAGGACAAGTTCAAGAATTAGTTGAAGCTCTAAAGGAAACTCTATCTACGTAGATAGATAATAAAGAATGTGTTTGGAAAACATCTGGTCCAGTAGAATCTACTGTCGGACATTTAGAAGATAATACCCCAGTTCCAGAAACTATGACACTACAAGAGGTATGTGATGCTATATTCTATGGTATTGGAATTTGTCTAGAGGTTCCAGAATATGTTGTTATAACTCAGACTTGTCCAGTGACAATGTGTATTCATGGTTCTACAGGTCTTGTTCAGTATGCAGAACTTTATCAAAATGGGGAGTTGATATATACACTAGAAGGAGGTGCTTTTGCAGATGGATGTGTGACTGTTGACAGTTTGCCTTTGTATAAAGATGCGGAATTTACCTTTAAGGTGTATTATACTAATGGATCAGTTCATGAAGTAACTGAGATAGTCAAATGTTATCTTCCTGTGTTTGTTGGACTTCTCCCAAAATGGAAATTTGGTAATACCATTACTATGGATTACTTAATTTAGCTATGCAATGAGGATCCTGATGGAACACAGAATAGGTTCCTTAACTATGGGGATGACCTAAAATCATTTACCTTTAAATATCAATTTGAAGACTCAGAGCTTAGACATCCATTTATTGTTATTCCTGAGTCATACCCTGATTTAGAATCAATGGTAACTAAATCTCAAAGTTTTGGAATTGAAGCGTTTGACGTTATTGATATGATACCATTGACTGTTCCCGGAGTAGAAGAGGATATGATATTCAAAATATATATATATAGACAAGCCTTATCTAGTTTAAATCAAGAAGTTACTTTTAATTTTGCAAGCGAATGAGCCAGTATAGTGAATTAATGGGTTCCTTCCTTAGAACTGGTAACTTTCCACTAGAAGCAAATTACATATTTGCTACTGAGGAAGCCCTAAAAGAATTTTATAGTGACCCAATTAATGCTACTACTCTTCATAAGGGTCTACTTAGAGTAGTAGAAAACGGAGGAGATGGGCAGTAGGCACTATATTGGGTCGTTAAGAAGCAAACTAATGATGAATTAGAGTTTGTTAAACTTATTTAGAATATAGATATAGATAATATAGATACTCAGTTAACTGATGTATTAAATAAGTTGAATCAAGAGATCTAGGACAGAAAAGATTCTGACACCGCGATTTGGGGTACTACTGATTCTACTAATGTTCCAGATGACCTAAACAGCATAATGGATCTTGCAAATGCAATATCTACTCTAAGATAGGATATTTCGAATTTGTAGGATTCAGATAATGTCATTAATGAGCAAATTAGAGCTCTTGCAGGAACTGAATAGACTGACATCGTAGAATACTTAAAGACTCTTCCGTATCAGTCACTAACAGAAGTTTCTAATGTCCTTAATAAATTTCTTAATGAAGTAGATTCTTCTACAACTAAGATAAACACCTTAGTTGAATTACAGAATTTCTTCGAAGGGTATACTGATTCCGACACACTTCACAATGTGTTAGATGATCTATGGAATAAAATAGAGGGAGATGTTACTCCATCAGAAGATTTCCAAACACTAAAAAAAGTAGAGGAATTCGTTAGAAAACTAGAACAATGGGCTAAGGATAGAACTAATAACTTGCAGACTGAGCTGGATCAAACACAAGTTGGCGTTGGGCTAAGTGGTGATGGATCTTTCAGTCCTGATAAGGAAACTAATTATCTACAAGATGCAACATCAATTATGAACGCTTTAAAAATCCTAGACGGATTAGTATTTGAGGCTATATCGGGAATTACCATTACTCCGGAGAATAATGATGTTGTATAGCTTGCGGTTAGAAAGGAACTTGAAGGATATGTTATTGCTGCTAAATTACTTCTGTCTAATGCTTATGGTAATGAGCTACTAAAAAAGGATGATGGTCTATATATAAATGTGGTATCTGAATATGATAGTGGTACTTTAACTTTAAAGGTAAATGATAAGATAGTATCACAACACGTACTTGGATTTTCTTCCTTAGTAAGTAAGGCTTATTATGATGCAGAATCAGAATCAATAAAGATAACCTTTAGATTATTGAGTGGTGATAACGAGGAAATCACTATTCCTGTTGGAACATTGATTAGAGAATGGGAGCCAGATAATTCTAATCCTGATAAGGTAGTAGAAATAACTAGAGAGACAGTTATAGATGGTGCTGACAAAGTATCTGCTGATGTTAGAATAGCCCAAGATACTAATAATATTCTCGAGAAGAAGGGAAATGCACTATTCGTTAATGGCGTCTCAGAAAAAATTACTCACAACGGATAGAGCTTATCTACTGTTATTGAAAAAATAGAGAATACCTCTTCTTAGATTAGATAGGATTTAACAAATGAAATAGATAGAGCTAAGGCTGCTGAATAGGCGATATCCCATGACTTAGAAACTGAAGTATCTAGAGCAACTTAGTCTGAAACCTCTATTCAAAATGATTTAAATAATCATAAGGCTGATACTAATAATCCACATAAAGTTACAAAGGATTAGGTGGGATTATCTAATGTAGATAACACATCTGATGCGAATAAACCAGTTTCAGTTGCTCAATAGAATGCTATAAATTAGGCAAAGCAAGAGGTTAGGAATATAGTTGATAACTACACGGTAAACGGTCATAAAATATCTAGTAATCCAGTTTTGAATAAAATTGATGTTGGACTAGATAAGGTAGACAACACTTCAGATAGGGAAAAGCCTGTGAGTGATCCACAATAGGAAGCTCTAGATGCTCTTGAGAAGAGTGTATGTGATCATACAATTAATGGACATAAGATAGTTGATAATCCTGTTCTAACCAAAACTGATATTGGTTTAGATTAGGTAGATAATACTGCTGATTTGGATAAACCAATCTCTACTGCTACTTAGAATGCACTAGACTAGAAGGCTCCTATAAACTCTCCTATTTTTACTGGAATACCAGAAGTTGAAACTTCTCCAGACCCTGAAGATTCTTCACAAAGAATACCTTCTACAAACTGGGTAAGGGGAAGAATAGATGAGAGCTTTAATTCTGGATTAGGAGACCACGTTAGTGATTACTAGAATCCTCATAGAGTTACAGCTGAACAGGTTGGAACTTATGATGAACACGAGATAGATGATCTATTAGATAATAAAGCGGATCTGGTTAATGGAAAGGTACCATCCTATCAGTTACCTGATTCCACAATATCTTGGATTGAAGTAGAATGAGCAACGATATACAAAGACCGCATGGAATGAGTCAGTTAGACTACCTATGGGTGAACTTTGGAGGATATAAAGTTTCGAATGAAGCATCTAGTATTCCTCAAGAAGATGTGATCCTTACAGAGTAGGCTCTAACTGACCTAATCCAAAAATCAACCAGTGGTGGGATAACAGCTCTTACTTTTAGAGAGCATCCAACTAAGACAGATACTATGGAGTTGATTGGAACATCTATTAATGGTTCCGTATTAACTGTGGTAGAAATGCCAAAGGAGGTACACGTTCAATCATTCTCACATAGAACTGTCACTCAAACAGATATAGACAACGGGGTACCATATCCTATAAATTCTGAAGTCTTATCAATAGTTCTCACTAACGGTACAGAATACTTAGTTAGTTTAGAGGAACTTAACTTAGTTATTCGTGGAGGAGATACAGATACCATTAGCACTAACGTAACCAACGGTGTAGTAAACTCTCATCTAAAAATAGATGCTGGAAACAACTCTATTTCTGTTGTGGAGATAAAAAGTAATAGCAATGGTATCTACTCTAATTTAAAGATTTCACAAAAAAGTACTGGATTAGAACTTACTAAAGAAGAAGATGGTCTTTCAGGAAGTATTCCACTAGGAACCACTGGATACTCTATCAAGTTTGACTAGATGACTTTAAGTCAATACCAAGTTCTTGAAACCAAGGATCCCAGTACTCTATATTTTATAACAGATAAACCCTACATATATCTTGGAGGAACAAGGTATGGTGTTGATATGAACCCAGGAGAAGTTCCAATTGTATCTCTGGTATATGATGCTGATCATATGCTTCTCTCATATAAGAAAGCTGATGGTAGTGATATTCAACAGATACACATGGGTCCAGCTAATGAAGATACTCCTGGAATGATGTCTACTGAAACCTACATAGAATTGTAGGAATTGAAAAAGGCTTTAGATGGAATAGTAAATGTTAAAGAATACATTGCTGAAGAAGTAAGTAAAGCAGCTTTCTCTATTGAATTTGGAGATGAGTCTAACGGAACTAAGCCCTTAAATTTGAAGAACGGTAAAGGAGACATTATCTCATCTGTTAATATTGATGTAGAGAGTTATCTTGAATTTGGAGTTAGTAAAATAGCTGACGCATAGGATGTAGAGGATTCTGGTGGAGCCGTATAGGAAGGACATTAGATTTTGGTTCTAACTCTTACTTCTGGAAACAAAATTTATATAGATTTGAATTAGCTAGTAGATGTGTATACTGGATTAAATACTAAATCTATAACGCTATCAGTAAGCAACAATTAGATTTCTGCTAACCTAAACATTAGTAAAGATGATTAGATATTATATATCTACGATGATGGAGTAAGAGCTCATTTCTAGGTAGTAAGGCAACCAGGAAAGATATTATTCTATGGTAAAACTCAGACTGATACTGATAAACTAGCTGAAATATAGCTAGCTGATACAGTCATAACAACCGCCTTTATAGAAAAGGCGACTGAGGAAACTTATACTAAATATCCTCCTAGGTACATAGACAGTAAACCATACGATCAGCTTACTAATCCGATAGTTCTCGGAACTCCATATTTTATAATAGTATTTGGTTCAGATACTGGAGATTCTTCTACTAGCTATCAATATAACGATTATATCTCTATTAATCCAATATTGAATACTTTAGTGTTATCTCCTAACGAGGGAAATATAATAACAAGAGATGAGAATGGATATTTATATGGTTCAATAAATTGGATAGAAGTATAATATGGCACTAGTAAATTTTTATAGAGGATTAAGAGAAAAGTATAGCCCAGATACTCATAAGGATGGTTTATATTTTAGCACTGATACTCTTGAAATAATACTTAATGGATCCTCATTTGGAGGAGGACTAACTAATGTGGAATTTTCTGAGGGAAAACTAATATTCAGCTTCGCCAATGGAACTGTAAAAGAAGTTCCAATTGATGAAGCGACACAAGATCTTCCTGGATTACTTTCTGCATTAGATAAGCAGAAACTAGATAATCTTCCTACTGGAACTGAGATTACTGAGGATATATCAGGACTTGAAGAGAAAGTAGGAACTAATGACTATTCAGGATCTAACTACCTAGAAGGAGAGGCTAACTTAACTGATGCAGTTAAGGAATTAGATACTCAATTAAAGACAGCTAACGATTCTCTTAGTCAAAGCATTGAATAGCTAGATCAAGAGGCTATTAAGGAGGTATAGTTAGATGGTGTAGCCATAATGCCTTCTGATAATAAGGTTAATATTCCACTAGCATCGCCATCTGCTGATGGTGTAATGTCAAGTGAGGATAAAACGAAACTTAATAAGATAGTTGATACTGGCGATGGAACACAGTATCTTACTAACAATGGTACCTATGTCCCATTAGATAAAAACTCTGTTGGACTTGGAAACGTTGACAATACAGCAGATTTAGATAAACCAATTTCTACTGCTACACAAAATGCTTTAGACGGAAAGGTCGACAAATCTGAAGGTAAGTCACTTGTTACTGATACCTTAATTACTAAACTTGAACAACTTGATGACAAAGCTACTATTGATGCTGCTATAGCGGATAAAATTCCATTGTCACAGAAAGGTGCTGCAAGTGGGGTAGCTACTCTTGATGAAAATGGAAAAGTTCCTGTAGAACAATTAAATGGTGCTTTAGCAAAAGTATTTGGAATTGAAAAAGCTGTCGCTAATTAGGCAGCTCTACCAGAAGACGTTACTGAAGGACAACGATATTATACAATTGATACTAAGAAGATCTATGAAAGATTAACTGATAGTTGGGACGGAGGTATTACTCCTAAAGAGGACACTATCTATAATTTTAGAAAATCTGACGCTACAGGATCTGAAGATAGAACTAATATCTTATATCGTTGGGATGGAGCTGATTTAGTTGAAATCTCATCATCTTTAGCTTTAGGAGAAACTTCTGGTACTGCTTATGCTGGTAATAAGGGTAAGCAAGTTACGGATAGAGTTGCTGAAGTATATAGTGCAAACAGTGTAATTAATGGATTATCTGATATTATATTTGACTCAGATGATACAGGAGCTCAAACACTATCTGCTGATAATGCTCTAAAGACTTGGGATGGGAGTGGAACTTCACACGATATGAAGATTCCCTATGCTACAACTTCTAAGGCCGGAGTAATGTCCGCAGCTGATAAAACTAAAGTTAATGGGGCTTTACAAACAGCTAATGCGGGGGTTGGTGTTTTGGCAGCTTATGCTATTGCAGCTGAGAAAGTTGCTATTTCTCCAACTGACACTATCAATCAGGCTATTGGTAAATTAGAGAAAGCTCTAAATGACTTAGCTGGAGATGGAGATGGTTCTGTAGCAGAGCAAATTCAAGCTGCTATTACAGCTCTAATTGGAGGTGCCTCTGAAGGGTATCAGACTCTTAAGGAGCTAGAAGATGCTATTAAGAACAATGATTCAGAGTTAACAGCCTTAGAAGCTAGGGTGACTATTAATGAAGGAAAGTTAACCGTAATCTAGGGAGAGGAGACTGTTGATGGTTCTATTAAGAAAGCATTGAAAGATGCTAAGGGCTACACAGATTCGAAATTAACTTGGATAACACTTGACTAATGAGCTTATCAAGGATCTAAAGAGAACTATAACTCTCCCTGCATTTCAGGAGGGTTATAGTTCTTAAAAAGATAATACTGGATGGGCACTTATTGAATAATAATTATATAATATGGCAACAATTAATGAACAATTTATTCAAGTAAAAACGAAAGCTAACTTTGAATCACGTCTCTCTGCTGGAGATGTCAAGGATACTTCAATAGCTTTCATTGAAGACACTAATGAGATATGGACTAAGGGCCATTATTATCCTTGTCCATACTCTGCTACTGAGATTACAAATCTACTTAACAATAAAGTAGATAAAGAGAGTGGAAAATCATTAGTTGCAGATGAGTTAATCACTAAGTTAACAGGCTTAGATGATCAGGATACAATTGATGCTGCTATCAATGCAGTTCAGGGCAATTTAACTACTCATATAAATGATAAAGATAATCCACATGAGGTAACTAAAGCTTAGATAGGTTTAAGTAATGTAGATAATACATCTGATGCGAATAAACCTATTAGTACTGCTACACAAGCTGCTATTGATTCTGCCAAGTCTACTATTGATGCTTATACTGTTAATGGTAAAGAAATAAGTGATAGTCCTACTATCAATGCTGGTGATGTTCCAATTACTGATACTCTTGGATACTTTGATAGTACTAATGTAGAGGATGCTCTTCAAGAAACTAAACAACCATTAGATACTCACTTACAAAACAATACTCCTGGATTGAAACATATTCCATCTGGAGGAGCAGCCAATCAAATTCTAGCATGGAGTGCTAACGGTACTGCTAAGTGGGAGAATCTATCCAACATTGAAGTATCCACAGAAGATATGTTAGCCTATGGTGTTGAATGGGATGTTACTGTATCAGACCCAATTTTAACTAGAATAGGAAACACATCTCTCCACAAGTCTCTACCGATCCAGTCAGGAATGTATGGGTGTATATGTCAGGGATCAACTATAAGATATAGACTCGATGATAATGATTGGAGATATAAGAGGGAACCTGATTCCACACAAGTAACATTAACAGTTCAAGACTCTGTTATTAAGATTACTGCTGATGCTTTCAGCACATTGCAATATGATAAGCAATGGATAAAAATTAATGATATAGAAATTTAGATTGCTAGCATTGATGCAGATTCTGCTACTGCTACTCTTGTTAGTAACGAATATACTGAAACTCTCCATGACGGAACATTTACTTGTGAGCTTGGCTCTGTTAGAAATGGATATGATGGAACAGTTAAGGTATACGTTCCTGGATTCTACATCAAATCTGTGTCTGAGGGAAATATAAGACGTGTATGGTTGTCTACAAGTCAAGTAGATAGCACTTACCATTATCAATAGCCAGTATTAGTTGATGCTTATAGATGTACAGTATTGAATACTGTTCCCTAGAACATGGGATATTTAAGTACACTACCTGCTAATACAGTTGTATCTATAGCTAATACTAATACATACTGTAGAGGAGGTAATAACAATAGTAGCTACGACCAATATCTAGAGAACGACCCAAGAAGAACATAGTTGGGAAAACCGAGAACTAATCTATCTAGAGCTACTATGAGAGGTTATGCTGGAAATGCAGGCGCTCATCTATTATCTTATGAAGAATATAAGAATATTTTCTACTGGCTTTACGTAGTAGAGTATGCTAATTTTAATAGCTAGGCAACCTTTAGTTCTTCTCTTGATGATAACGGATATGCTACAGGTGGACTAGGAAACGGTGTAACTACAATGAATAGCAATGTTTGGCGTGGCTATAACGGAAGTTATCCTCTCACTCCGTGTGGTTATTTGGATCGTCTTGGAAATGGTTCAGGAATAGAACCTCAAGTACTTGAAGCGTTTGATATGTCTGTTACTCCTACCAAGAACTTTGGATCATGGATAACTCAAACTTATAGAAGCGGGAATAACAACCTGAATAAGGCTACAATGTCTAAAGGAAATCCAACACTGACAATTACCAATGTTGCTTCCTCTGGTCAGATACTATACTGTAATTCTCAAGTAGCCGCTGGACAAGCAACGTATACCATATCTGGACTAAAAAGTGGGCAATAGATTTCATTCTCTTGCTTAGGACAAACCACAAAGACAGTATCATCTGACGGATAGATTACTATGGATTGGGGTACTAATGGATCTCAAACTAGAAATATAAATGCTAATTTTACAGGAACTTGTAATATTACTATCACTTGCGACTCAGTACAATCTTCAATTGTGGCTGAATATCCATCACAGTCCATTACTGTAAACAGGTGGAGAGGATTTGATAATCCATTTGGAGACATCTGGACTAACTTGGATGGTATTATAGTAGATGCAGATGCTGATAGTCATAGCAATTCTATGGACTATGTTTATACTTGCAGTGATCCAGAAAAGTTTGGAGACGAATTAACAGCTGATTATGTAAAAATAGCAGAGTCTACTCACTCAGAAGGATATGTTAGGGCTTTTGATTTGGGAGACACAGCTAATATTATCGCAAGTTAGGTAGGAGGTAGTTCAACTACTTATATGTGTGATTATCACTGGACAGGTAGTGCTAACACCACTCTTAGAACGGTGCTGGTGGGCGGTCGCGCTGATGGCAGCACGTATGCGGGTCTCGGCGGTCTGTATTCGTATAATGCGGTGTCTGATGCCTGGACTTTTTTCAGCTTCCGGTCGGTTTCGGTGCTTGGGGCTTGACTCTTCGGGTTGTTAATTTTAAGTAGATTTTAATTAGTTGATATGTGAGTGTGGGGCTTCGGCTCCCTCACATAATCAATAGGAATACACCCAAGGAAACTCAGCTGTCCTGTTGGGAAGTGCTATCATGTTTTTAATAAAAAAAAAACAGTGCTAGTAGGCAGTAACGCTAATAACAGCACGAATGCAGGTCTCAGCAATCTGAATTCGAATAATGCAGTGTCTAATGCCTAGACTAATATCGGCTTCCGGTCGGTTTCAGTACTTAGTTTTCTTCTTTCTTTTATATTTAATATCAAAAATTATTGCCTAAGGCTTTGAGGTGTATATCCTTGCCACTTGGCAGAAAATGACATATAATAAACAACTGTGTTAGTAACAATAGCGAATGCTCGGTTATATTAAATATAAAATTAATGCCCAAGAGAATCAGTAACATATATCACAAAATATACGATAAGTAGAATGTTGATATAGCGGATCGTAAAGCCAGAAAGTGTAAGAGACGAAGATACGGAGTTAGAAAGCATGACGAGAACAGAGAGAAAGAAAATAATCAATTATGTCTACTTCTCAGGAACGGAGAGTATAAAACTTCCGAATACACTACATATAAAATATATGAACCAAAGGAAAGAATAATATTTAGATTGCCTTATTATCCAGATAGGATTACACACCATGCTATAATGAATATCATGGAATCTATATGGGTTAAGATATTTACTAGAGATACTTACTCTTGTATAAAGAATAGAGGTATTCACGCTCTGTTGTAGAAATTATAGAGTGATCTAGCTTCCGATCCAGAAGGAACTAAATATTGTCTAAAGTTAGATATTAAAAAGTTTTATCCTAGTATTAATCATAAAATTCTAAAACAAATCATTAGAAAGAAGATAAAGGATAAGAATCTATTAAAATTGCTTGATGAGATCATTGATTCAGCTGATGGCGTTCCCATAGGGAATTACCTGTCACAGTTCTTTGCTAATTTATATTTAGCCTACTTTGATCATTGGATTAAGGAAGAGTTAAAAGTAAAGTATTACTACAGGTATGCAGATGATATTGTTCTATTATCTAACAGTAAGGAACAACTAAGGAATTGGTTATTGGCTATTAAGGTATATCTAACTAATGTTCTTGAATTAAAGGTAAAAGATAATTATCAAATATATCCAGTAGAGTCAAGAGGAATAGATTTTGTTGGATATGTGTGTTATCACAAGTATACTAAACTCAGAAAGAGTATCAAGCGAAAACTATTCAAAGCGATAAAGAAGCTCAAGAAGAATAAAATAACCTAGGACGATTTAGAAAAGAAATTCGCTTCATATTTTGGATGGCTGAAATATTGTAATTCAAAGCATTTATTATAGAAGATATATTCTGAGACAAAGATAGGTTATTCAGGATGGAACGGGAAGAGAGTAAATATATTCATATTATTACTATACAACCTAGAAAGAGGTATTTCTTAATTTAGTTTGTAAGAAACGGAAGATCATTTGAGTGTAAAAGTGCTAGTAAAGCATTGTTTTGGAAAATTGCTGGACTTGAGCAATTTCCTGCAACTATAAAAATTAATAACCATGTTTGAAATAACAAGAATTAAGACAACTATTAAACCAGAAAAGGTAGAATCTCTTGGTAATGGAATTTGGTACTACAATTATGACATTAAAGAGAGTATAGAGCCAGGACAGGAAGGATAGGATGAAACCGTATATGATTTCGTACAAGTTAGAATATCAGGGACTCCAGATTATGACAAATGTACTAAGGCAATAATAAGAGCGTATGTTAACTCAGATTCCGAGTTTGATCTAATGAACTCTTTTAATGCTTATCAGCTGGGAATTACTGATTCGGCTGGAGAAGATTATGAAAAGTACTTGCAATTACTACAAGAAATAAAGGAAAAAGTTGGGAAAGACTTTAATAGACAAGCTGATATTGCTAAGTCTTATACTCCTAGACAAGCTGATGTTGTTAAGCTAATGTTGATGGCCATAAACACAATGTCATTAGATGATCAGCAATCTCTAGAAGTTAAATCCCTATACCCAACTTGGGAATCTTTTATAGGACAAACTGTAGAAAAGGATGTGAAACTTCAGTATAATGACAAACTATTCAAGGTTGTTCAACAACATCTAGTTTAGTAGCAATATCCACCTTCTATAGATACTGCATCACTATATACTGAAATAGTAGAGGACCATGCTGGAACATTAGAGGATCCAATTCCCTATCCAGCTGACGGAAATATGATTATATACAATGGAAAGTATTATATTGAGAATGATATAATCTATCTATGTATAAGAGATTCACAAAAACCATTATATACTGCTTTGTCAACTGTAGTTGATAATTATGTTCAAGTAGTTGAACAATAATTGAATTGTTCTCTTTATTTTAGAAGCTCGGCTTATTCTAGCCGGGCTTTTTTTTTGTTTAAACACTTTTAACAAAATTCCGGATAAATTTACATAATTAACATTCTTTAACAGTTATTACTCCTATTGCTAACGCTGTAGCTAATTTGCAAGGAGATGTTAATGGAATCAAGTGTAAACTTCCCGAGACTGTGACTTTGCCTTATAGCTGTGCTACAGCTGTTCCAACTCAAGCTGTCTGTGGTTTTAATGGACTTGGATGGGGTCTAGGATACAGTAATTGGGGTTGCGGATGCAATAACTCACTTTGGGGTTAAGAAAGGAGGTAACTATGATAGTGCCTACTTACATTAACGTCAATAGAGGAGGAATACCTGCTGTTCGTTCTATAGCTGTTAATGTAACTACATCAGAAGTATAGTATGATTTTAACAATCATAGAAATATTGGAACTCCATTTAGAGGACTAATAATAGTTAATCTTGCACAAGCCCTCCCATCTGGAGCAACTGCAACCTTACCTATAGTATTTACTTCTGAAGGGTCCAATCCTACACCATTAACAGGATATAATGGAGCAGCAATTACTGTGGCAGATTTAAAAGGAACTGGAATCTATTTAGTATGGCATGAGAGCCAGACTAATACATTACAGCTAGTTACTGGTATTTAATAATTAAAAGTTCATAACTATGTTCTCAGCTTTAAGATAGGGAAGTGTATTATACATTTTAGAAAAAGGAGAGAATCCTACTTTAAAGGTAGGTTAGGTAGCAAGTATAACACAGCCGAACTATAATAATAATTTTTTAATGAATGGATCTACAGTGGACATAAGTGTGAAGGTTGGTAACGAGACTATGGACTTCAGGAACGTTCCTGGGGCCCAGTCCGTGACCAGTTATAATAACGCAGTTATTACTGAAACTAAAGAGCTTATGTCAAATGAGGTAGATAATATGTTGCAGAATAGTAAGAGTATAGTAGATAGTGTTCCCTATCATAATAACGTAATTTCGGCTTGCGAGGGAATCTTAAAAGACCTAAACCCGAGGTTTGCTAAAGAGAAGGAACGTGATGAAGATATAAGCAACCTCAAGACGAAGATAGGAGGAATAGAGACTAAAATGGATAGAATATTAACTCTATTATCAAAGGGAGAAACTAAATAACGTGCTATTATGAAAGGATTTATAGAAATAAAGGAAGACTCTTATGAGGATACTATTGAACATCTTCACAGAATTAAGACACTTGCTTGTAAGCTAATCAAGATGTTAGCTGAACATTCTGAAGCATATAATCGTGACAAAGATGATTATGATGACGAAGATGAGTTTGAAGCCAGAGGCCGCATGGGGCGTAGAAGCAAAGGAAGATACGAATATTGATTTATCAGTAGGCGGTAGCATAAGGTTGCTATCGCCTATTTTTATTTATGATTGGTATGGCAGAGGATTTTACTAAATATGATATTAAACCTGAAGGGTTCCTTAACTATCTTAGATACTATGGACCTCACTTTAACAAGAAGTTATGTGACTTTGCTTGTTAGAATATGGCTAGAAAGGATTACACTAAAGAAAGATTAGAAGCTCTTTTGTAGCAGCATAATATAGAGATAAAGAACTCAAAGCTATATGATAGTGTATATGTAGCTAACTGGTGTAAGTCAGTGTTCTATGGGTCTAGTATCTCCGACGAAAAACATTTTGTACTCTTTATAAAAGACATATTTGATAAGGAAGGAAACTTGATTTTCAACAGATGGTATGCTGATATGGCTAAACAAGGTATTCCTATTGAGTGGGAAGAAATGATATGATTCATAATTAGTGCCTAATATTCATTAATTTGGATGTTAGGCACTTTGTGTTTATATTTAGAGAAGTATAAAAACTTTAGTATAATATGAAACTTTTACTTAAACGAATAGCTAAGATGGAGAAATACACTATCGGAAAACTATACATTGATGGAAAGTATTTCTCAGACACATTAGAAGACACTGATCGTAATCTCACGAGTACTATGTCTAAAGATGAGATAGTTAAAGTGAAAGTATATGGGAAAACAGCTATTCCTACAGGAACTTATGTAGTGGACATGAACACAGTCAGCCCTAAGTTTGGAAAACGTTCATGGGCTTAGCCATACGAAGGTAAAGTTCCGAGATTATAGGATGTTCCTGGATACGAAGGAGTCCTAATTCATCCTGGAAACACAGCTGATGATACATCAGGGTGTATTTTAGTTGGAAGGAATAAGGTAAGGGGATAGGTTGTTGAATCTTAGAATACTTTCCATAGTTTAATGAATATTCTAAAAGGAGATAATGACATTACTATAACCATAGAATAAGATTATAATGAGTAAGGAATTAGAGGATTTATTAAGAAGGGTTTCTGAACTGGAAAAGTAGGTAAAGAATGGATCCTTTAGTGCTTTTGGAAGGTCTTACTCTTCAATTGGATCTTCTAGCTCTGACTTTGTTATAAAGACAAAAGGATAGGTAAAGATATAGTGGGGAAATAAGTTTATTGACCTTATAAAAGATGGCAAGATAAACGCTGATCTGAAATTCATTTTTCAGCGTGATTCTGTTGGAGTAAAAGACGGAATCTATATCATTGGAGAAGGGGATACTTAGTAGGTCATCTTATAGGTTAATGGAAATTAGATTAACCTTAAAGGAGAGATAGGAACTACTTATGTCTCGTTTTAGGATGCTTAGCAAACTACTTCTGAATAGAAGTATACTGCATTGTAGAACATAGGATTCATATATAAAAGTCTAGCGGAGGTTACTTAGGATAGTTTATAGAACGGAATTATATATGTGGAGTCTGAATAGAAACTGTATATTGTTCAGAATGGGTCATTATCAGAATTCACAGTCGAGTTTCCTAACCCTTATACTAGGCAGTTCATCATATAGAAATCTGATTCATCTATTGGCTCTCTTTTAATAGTAGGTAGTGGGGTAGAGAACTCTATTGCATTTGACTCTTTTTATTTATATTCACAAGATAATGGTGTCTATCTAGATTCCAATGGTGAAATATACTTTCGCATTTCTGGGCAGGAAAAATTTAAGATAACCGTTGATACTGCTATTTTTAATATTGATGTAACTTCCAGAATGTTTAAGTCTCCAAATGCTTCCGAGTCCAGCGGATTTAGGTTATACTTGTAGGATGAAGAATCTACTTTAGAAGTAGATAATTTAATTGTCAGAAATTAGTAGGAGAGTGGAAACGTAACAATGATATACCCAATCTATTGGGATTATAAAAATAATTCTATTGTTAGTGTTGAGGAGATGGAGAATCCAGATGATCCTACTCAGACTGGATTTGGGTTTACTCTAGCATTTAAGAATGAATTTGAAGTAGGTCAAACCTTATATGTCTATGCTCCTATATTGGATGAAACTACTGGAGAATACGATAGGATATTACTTCCTTTGCAGGTTGAGATGTTAAACACTGAAGGGAATGCGAATGTAGTGTATGCTAGTATTATTGAGGATTAGATGGATCAATCCTTAGATAAATCTGTTGTCTTTGAAGCTCTAGAAGGTTAGACTATTTTCTTAGTTTAGATAAATGGAGAACCTATTACACTTCTTAGAAAAAAGGGAATAAATATTGATTTAGTTGAAGTGGAGTAGATAGAAGAAGCTTCTAATGATGATAAAGTAGTTTCCAGAATTGGAAATCTGACTGATTTGTAGAAAAAAGAAAATGATAATGGGGCAGAGGTTCCAATAAAAGGATACGGAGTCTATTCTAGCAATTCTGCCTTCTTAAAGGCTAGATATACTAGTGATTATGAACTTCCAGTAAATGACAATTCTTCAAAATTTGTTTCTACTGAATGGATACACAAACTTTTTCCAAAGGGAACTATCTTAATGTTTAATGGTGCATCTTCTGAAATTCCAGAGGGATGGGCTATATGTGACGGAACGAATGGTACACCAAATTTAATTGGGAGATTCATCAAATCTGAAATATAGTCCGGGTAGACAGGAGGAGCTAATGAGGTTACTCTTACTATAGATAATCTTCCCTCACATACACATACTGTTCAAACTGGTAGTTTAACTACATCTACTGATATGCATAGACATTCAATTTCTAGAGGATCTTATGGATATAACAATGATGGAGGAAGCATAAGCACGTGGACCCTAGACTCAACAGAAACTAGTTATACAGATTATGATAGTCATTCTCATACAGTAGACGTATCTGGAATTACATTGAGTTCTGTCGGAAATAACGTTCCAGTAAAAATAGAACCCCTTTACTATTCCTTGATATTTATTATGAAAATAGTGTGAGTTTGTTAGATAAAATAAAAACAATAGTAACTATTATTTCAATTTATCATTAATAATAATTAACATTGTTTTAGGGTAGGAAAATTAGTATTATATTTACAAGTAAATTTAAAAATAGTGATTATGGCAATAGGAACTGATGAATTGGACGATTTCAATGACATTGATGAATTTGAACCTATTTAGGATGATCCGGAACCTCCTGTGGAACCATAGGATCCAGATGAGCCCGTAGAAGATCCTAGTTAGGAACCGAGTAATAAAGATGACGGAGAAGACTTTATCGTAACCTTATTAAAGTCTAGAGGTATTGAAGATATGTCTAAGATTAAGTTTGAAGACGAGGAGGGAACTGTAGAAGAGAAAGATTGGAACAGCTTAAGCAATGAAGAAAAACTAAATATCCTCTCTTATTCTGACTAGGATTCTGATACTGACTTAGACGACAATGAAGTTTAGCTAATAAATGCTATTAGAGAGAGTGGACTTACTCCTGCTGAATACATACAGAAACTTCAGACTGATGGAATTAATAGCTACATCCAAAATAACCAGACTGAAGCATATTAGTATCAAGTTGATCAACTAGACGATGATGAATTATTTGTATATGACTTCATGAGTCGAATGGGAGACGTAACACAGGAAGAAGCTCAAGAAGCTCTAGAGAGAGCTAAGTCTAATGAGTCTTTATTTGCTAAATAGATTGGAGCTATTAGAAAAGAGTACAAGGAAGCTGAGGATGAAAGTATCCGACAAGCTCAAATGGAAGAAGAAGCACAAGCTCAAGAACGGTATGATTAGTTTGCTAACTAGATTGCAGAGCAGGTAGATAGTTTGTCTGATTTCTCTGGGTATGATTTGAACATGGATGATGAAGACAAAGAAATGCTGTACGATTTCATTGTTGGAGTTGATGGAGCTGGAAATAATTATTTTGCTAAGGCTTTATCAGATCCCAAAATATTGGTAAGAACAGCATGGCTTGCAATGAACGGTGAGCAGATGATACACGATATTACTGAATATTTCTAGAAAGAGATAAGCAGTGTTAGAAAAGAAAGTTACGATAAAGGAAAGGCTGATGCCCAAAAGAAAGATAAACCTGACGTGGTTTATAAGAATAAACCCGTTGGAACACACAATGACGTCTACGATGATTTAGACTAATTTTTTAATCTTTAACTAATAAATTATAAAACAGTATGCTAGTTGCAAATTTTACAAGTAGAATACCCAACATGGGTGATACAAAAACTTACGAAGATTGGAGTAAGTATTTGGGTACTAAGCCTCATCGCCTTGGAGTTGTAGCTCGTATGTACACAGACAATACACTTAACTTCATTACCGATGGTCTAAGAAATGTCTTCTATAAGGGAGAGAGAGCTAGTGCTTATGAACTTTCATCTTCTCTAGTATTTGAATGGGAAGTAGAAACTAACAACATTAAAAAGGTTGGGTTTGCTGAAGTTCCAACTGAGACTGGCGAAAATGGAACAGAGATTACAATGGCATTTAAGGAGAACTACTACCAGAAGTATGACATCTTCAGAATTGATGCTACAAAGCAGCAATGTCAAGTTGTTAGCCGTCCTATTCGTAAGCGTGATGACTACTGGGAAGTTCAAGTAAGACTCATTGACAATGATTATGATACTATTCTGGATACTGATGGATGTCAAGTTGGTATGACAACTACATTCCAATCTGTAGCAGTTCCTGAGTTGTCAGAAGAGGGTTACAGCAAGTTCCAAAGCCAAGTAGAGCGTCATAGAAACTTCATTACTACATTCCGTGCTGACGCTAGCTGGTCTAGCTTGTATGCTATCCAAGAGAATGTATTCATGAGTATTGCTGACGATAAGGATGTTACTAAGAGTGAAGGAGTATACAAGATGCTTAAGAAGGAAAAGGAACTTCTTGATACATTCATGTATGCTATGAACACTGGTCTGTTGCTTAACAAGGGCAACATTGACATCAATGGTAAGGCTACAATTAGCGAGCCTGACACTGGTAGACCAATCTACATTGGTGAAGGATTTATTCCTCAAGTTGAGGCTGCTGCTAACAAATACTTCTACAGCAATAAGCCAAATCTACAGCTATTCAACCTAATCATGAGTGATATGTCTGATAAGGCTCAGAGCGATACTGGTAACAAGTGGGTATTCGTTGTTAACCGTAAGCTATGGCAAGACATCAACATGGTACTTGGAGAATATCTTGCAAATTATAAGACTATGGGTACATATATGTACTCTAAGTCAGCTAATAAGGGACAAGGTGGATATGTTAAGGTAGGTGCTACATTTGATACTTACGAATATGCTGGAAACCAAGTATCATTCGTAGTTGATAGAGCACTGACTCGTGAATATCCTGATAAGGGATACGGAGTATGTATCGACCTTACAGCTGATAAAACAACTGGAACTCCAGCAGTTGCTAAGTTTACTCTTACTGGAAAAGACTTCATTACTAACAAGGTACTTGGAGTAGGTGGATACGATGGTAAGAGTTCTGGAGAAGTTGCTAGCAATGTTGCTGGTAGCAAGCTAGTTATGATGGGATATGCAGGTATCGCTGCATTCACTCCTCATAGATCAGTAATTCTTAGAGAATCCTAATAATTACAATTGAAGAAATAATAGATTAGATAGGAGGAGCCGTAACACCCTCCTCCTATCAATTTTTATTAATGATAATATGAACTAATATGGCACAGCAAAAACAAGTAACAAAAACTGATATTGTTTTTGATGATAAAATTATTACATTAAGAAGTGTATTTGACAAGGCTAACATTAAGTATTACATTCAGCCTTGTAAGAATAAGTATGGACAATATCCTAGTTGTATAAAGAAGGTTAATTCACAGGGAGATATGATTATGAGTGAGAATGAAAGAAATGCTTATTCAGAAGGTAAAGCAGCTTTCTTCCCAGAAAATCATATCTTTATTATTACTAGTGGAAAGACTTATAATCTAAATGATATTTATGACAAAGCAGAGTGGGAAGCTATAGAAAATTGCCCTCTAATTGCAAAAAGCAGAGATGCTAAAGACGCTAATGGTAACTTTATAATAGACGGTCCTAAGTCTACTCCGAATAAGCCAGCTCGTAACGGAGTTGCTGAGTTATATATTGATAGACCTGGACTAGATACTCAGAGAAGAGTTTCACACAAGCAGCTTATACACAAAGCAGAGTCATTTATTTATGATGATCCTAGAGGAGCAGATGGTCAATTGAACATGGCTAGAATACTTGGAAAGGATATGCGTAATCAACCGACCGCCGATGTTATTGACTTCCTTATCAGAATTGCCGAAAAAGATCCTCAAAAGATAATCAATCTTTATACTGGAAATGATATATCTCTAAGACTTCTGTTCATAGAAGCTAAAGAGAAACACGTTATTTATATCAAGAACAAGGTATATCTATATGGAGATAATGTTATCTTGGGAGCTACTGACGATGCAGTAATTGCATGGATGCAGGACCCGAAGAATCAGAAGGTTCTTGAGTTAATTAAGAGAGATACTTATCCAGATTATTACAGTGCTGATTAAAAGCAGAGCATATTATTAGATACTTAATATGCTTGTAGATAAGTAATTATACTGAGACAAAAAAAAAATCAATGGCAATGACCGCTAGACAGGTATGGGAAGGTATGTTAACGGAACTTAGCAAGGTGAATGCACCAAGTATGTTGCTACAGGACTTTAACTACTTCTTCAACAAAGCTATAAACCAGTATATTAACAAACGATATAACATCTATGACATTAGTCAATAGACAACTGATGATCTAAGAGTACTAAAAGCTACAACGGTCCTTGAACCTGAGTTAATTGCTAACACAATTAGTGGTGTTGATACATCTGACTGGAAGGCTGGAAACGCATCTTTATTTGGAGCAACGTATGAAGTATATCTTCCTCTTGACTATCTGCATATGCTAAACTGCATATGTGTATATAAACTTAACAAAAGATTTAAATGTTATAATGCAGGAGACTATGTTCAATTTGCTGCAAAAAGATTAACAGCTGACTCCTGGTCTGTGGTGGTAAATGATTACTATAATAGACCATTACCAGAAAGACCGTACTACTACATACACAATGTAAATACATCTGTTCAACTTCCTACAAATCCTGTAGCTGATACTACCGCAGCACTGGATACAAAAACAATTGGAACTGATGCAGGTAAGGATTATGATGTTTAGCCTGGAGAGGCTCCAGCATTATCTACAGGGCCTAGTTCTAACCTTCCAAGAACTATTAACTTACAAAAAATTACAAATAAGTCAGTAGTAGAAAAGGAAGCTGGAGTTAGATATGGAAATCCTTCCTCAGTACGCTGTGAGATTAGATATGGAAAGGATAATTCCGTTTTTGAGTTACAATCTGTAGTAATTGACTATATTAAAGCACCACAAACTATAAGACTTACTCAGGAACAAGTAGACCTTACAGAAGACACATCTCAGATCATGGAGTTTCCAGATTATGTATGTTAGGAGATTATAAATGAGCTGACAATGTTGGTGATGGAAAATACTGCTGATCCAAGATTATAGACAAATACTGTAGTTACACAGTCTATTGCAAACCCAGCTCAGCAATAGACACCTCAACCACAACCTCAACCACAACAAAGAGGTTAAAAACTTAATTTAAATTATGTTTCAATTTACAACAACTAATGTAATTAATTCGAACAAAGATCTTACAACTGGTAAACCACTATGGTCTGCTCAAGAAGCTGCTGGTGACAAGCCTGCAAGTCTTCACGTAAAGAGAGTTAATAAGTTCATTGCAACTAATATTGTTGCTATTTACAAGGCTGAAGCACATGATGCAGAGAATGCTAAAGTAACTTTAGACTTTTCACAGGTAAATGGAAAAGCTGGAGATGTATTTAGACTGCACATCTATGTAGGTCTATCTCAAGCATCTCAAAGTTCATTGTATGCTAATGATTTACAGTGGAAGGGAAAACCATTCAGTGTAGACTTTGTTTGGGGAGATAGTGCGGCTGACACTGTTACTAAGCTAGTAAAGACCATAAACAAGTATGCTGCTATGGTTTATAACAAGAAGATGCTGAATGTTACAAATAGTGGAACTTATATCACTATTGAGGCAACTGACGAATACCAAAGATTTAGATTCGTTAATATCGAGAAATTTGATGCTGATGCTTATCATGGAATGGGAGAATATAATGTAGTAAGATCTCTTGACGATTTAACTGAAGCTGATTCTAATGCTGAAGTTACAGCAACAGCTGAAGGATACTTCCAAGGAAAAGAAGGATTTGGTACATATCCATTCTTGCTGCATAATCTGCGTCTACCTACCTATGCTCGTAACAGATGGCTTGCTCTCAATCAGGATGAAACTCCTATTGTTGGAGCTAAGTACAATCAGTATACTATTTATTACTGCGTTAATAGAGGTATTCTTGGTGATAATGCTGTAGGAGATTTAGTGAAATCTAGAACAACTCACGTATTCTACGTAAAACAAGATTTAGCTACTGACTTTGAGGCAGCTCTAGCTAAAGTTGGAACTGTTATTACTGTTAACAAGGTAGGAACTCCTGATCCTGGAACAGTTGCTGGAGATGTTGATACTTTACAACAAGATGTTGCTCAACTGAAGACTCAGATGGCTAACAAAGCTGATAAGACAGCACTAGAAGCAAAGGCTGATGCTTCTGCACTAGCCGCTAAGCAAGATGTTATGTCAGCTGGTAATGGTATTGAAATTTCAGGCAATTCTATTGCTGTAAAAGCAGGTGACGATACAATTACAGTAGATGGTACTGGTGTAAAAGTTACTGAAGGTAAGTTTACAGAAGTGTAATATGATACCTAACAAGGCGAGGGCGTGTTTATCGCCTTCGCCATTTTTTTTTATAGTTATGTATAATCAAATAGAAAAATTAGCATCTGCTATAAGAAATGATGTAGTAGCCGGATTACGTGGCTACCATACCAATCTTAGTATGTCTACAGAATAGTTATGCTAGGATATAGTTGATGAAAGGCTATAGATACTAAAAGAGTACTCATTACGTGGAATCCTGCCAGTCAAAGATCTATATCTATCTATAAACTGTATACCGATTGATTGCAAGAGTATGGAAAGGTGTAAATGTAATTTTTAGGATGAATGCTCGGAGCCTCCTATAGCTCATTTTGAGATTCCATAGGTACTTGGGGATTATGGTGATTTATCCATAGACTATATAGGATCTACTGATAGACAATTACCATTTGTATGGTATACGTCCTCTACTGCTTTTAGATACCATAAGTATAGAAAGAGAGGAAAAAATAGACCGTATGTTTGGATAGATATTACTCCAAATGAAAATGGAATGTATGATTGCTTTGTCTTTAATGCTCCATTATTGAGTAATGTGTCAATAACAGCTATTTTTAAAGACTTAAGACAACTTGAAAATTACTCTTGCTGTGTTGATATGCAGGATGATAATATGTCTTTCATCAACAATGAAATTAAGAGAAGATTAACTCAGAAAAAGATACAGTATTATCGTGCATTGGCTCCCGCTAATACACCTAATGATCAATCCTACGCTGCTGGTTAATATGTATAATGGAATAATATATAAATATACATCCCCATCTGGGAAAGTATATATAGGATAGACTTATAATGAAAAATGTAGAAGATAGGTATTCTTCAATATGAATAAATCGTATGGAGGACAAAAGATAGATAACGCAAGAAAGAAATATGGTCCGAATAACTTTGAGTATGAGATTTTGTTCAGTATAAAAACAGATGATAAAGATTATTTAATGTAGGAGTTAAATGAGAAAGAGGAATATTATATTTAGTTATATGATTCCATAAATTCTGGATATAATGCTATTCCGGGAGGATCATCTTATCATGATTATGTATACACAAAGGAAGTAAGAGAAAAGATGGCAGAAACTAGCAGCAAAGCTGTAATCTAGTACTCTTTAGATGGGGAATTTATAAAGGATTGGAAAAGTGCTAGTGAAGCTGGAAGAGTATTAGGTATACAACCCTCATTAATTAGCAAGTGCTGTAATAGAGCTACTAAGCATTGTAGAGAATTTATATTCAGGTTTGCGGGTGATGTAGTCGCAGATAATGAGAAGAACCCAGTAATCAATAATACTAAGAATCTCAGGGTTTATTAGATATAGGACGATAGTGTGATAAATACTTGGAAATCTATTACTGCTGCAGCAAAAGATCTTGGATTTGATAGACATAAGCTGAGTGATCTGCTTAAAGCAGGACCACTTAGCTTTAATGAAACTACTATAATACTCGGATAATTATGAATACATTTAATGATTTCCATTATGCTTTAACACTAGCAGAAATGTTATATGGAATTACCTTACGAGAAGATCTTGGTGAGGAAATCTTACTTACTGGGTGGAATCTGATTGGAAATAAACGGACCAGATTATACAGGTATAGTGTCTGTGTAGATGAGTGCGATAAGGGATTAGAACTCCCATGTAACTGTGATATTATAGAGGCTGTAACAACAGATTTCGAAGAATGGAATTATTCTACTAATGATACTCCCAATGGAGATATTTATACAGCCTTTGTTGAGGCTTATATAGAGAATAGAAAGGCTTTCAGAGACCCTCTATATGCTAAGGGGAAATTTGTAAAATATGAAAGAGTTGGAAATATGCTCTACTTTGATAGACCTCATGGAAAGATAAATATACTATATAAGGGAGTTCTTGTTGATGATTCTGGTCTACCTTAGATTACTGATTCTGAAGCTAGAGCTCTAGCTACCTACCTAGCCCATGTTGTGAAATATAAGGAGGGAATACTAACTAATAATCCAAATAGCATTAGATTGGCTGAAGACCTTAGAATAAAATGGCTTACTTAGGCTGATTAGGCTAGAAATGACTACTATATGTCTCAGAATGAATGGGATCAAGTATTGGATGCTAAGACTAGCTGGAACAGAAAGAATCATGGTAAATCTCTGAAATTATATAGATAATGAAAAGATACGCTTTGGGATGTGCATTTTCTATGGATAACTTATTTGACAACTTTCCCTATAAGAAACTCACTATAACTTGTAAATAGTGCAAGGCTATTACAGGAGATAATCATAGAGATATTCTTGTTAAGAGAATCTTTAGGGAAAGTGTCAAGTTAGTTATTAATGATGTTGTAAATAATAATGTTACTTTCTGGCTTCCTTTAACTGGAGGGAAGAGGTGTAATATACACATGAGGAGAGTATAGGGCGATGAGTTCAAGAATCTTCGTAAGGCAGGGAAGTGGAGAGATGTGGACATTCTAAGATCGATGTTCTCAGGATATGAGCTTAGTTTTTTTATGTTAGGAAAGCGTACTCCTAGGGTAAAGTCTATCTATCTAAATAAGGAACTTAGAGATAGGATTGTTCAGAATACTAATAATGGAATGTCATATGGAGATAGTAAGAATGATACTACTATCAAAGACTACTGTTAGTAGGTATATGAGCTATTTCCTAGTGTTCCTAAGCAGGATGTTGACAGAATTTTGAACTTCTCATGGAAATCTCTATATTTACATAATAGCTATGGCGGAGATACAGTTATTTCTGGGAAGAACTTTTGGTGCTATATTGGAAATTTAAAGAAGGATTCTATCCAACATTTCTATTATTATATAAGAAAACTTACCGTAAAACTTCGAGTACTATATAAAAGAAAGAAAATAGAATGGAATGGATATTATTATTTTGCTTTGTCTGATTCTTAGTATCAGCGTTATATGGAATAGAAGAATTAGAGAGGAAGACCTAGGAAATATTTTGATTTCGGAACTACATTCTTATATCAAATTCTAGATGAATGCAAAATTAATGAACATTACAAGAGATACATATTTAGAATCCCTTATATATCAAGATTGAAAACTAAGTAGTTTGTATAGCACCTAATTACCGACAAGGCAGAACTAATATTAACTAGAAATCCGTTAAAGTTCAAAGATATTTTAGTTTGCGATAATGAATATGAATTTTTATGAGGAAATCCGAAACAACTAATGTTTTCACGGAAGGATTAGTAATGGATATTAACCCCATAGTTACTCCCAATAATGTCTTATGTAATGCGTTAAATGCAACACTTATAACAATGAATGGAAATGAAAATGCGTTACAGAATGATATGGGAAATGGTAGGGTAGAGACTGCTTATCTCCCAGAGGGCTATGTGCCATTAGGCACTACTCAATTAGGAGGTATAATATATATTGTTTCATATAATCCATTGAATAATCGGTGTTAGATTGGATCATTTCCGTCTCCTGAGAGAAATATTTCTTCCGATGAGATCAGTGATCTTAATCAAATATTACAAAATAGTGACTTTAAATGGTCTGGGACATCAACTGGAGCCTTAGTATACTATTTAAAAAAGGCTTTAAATGATGACTTAATATTTAATCCTGGGGATAAATTTATAGTCTATGGAGATACTATTTCAGATAATTTTGAAAACCTTTACAATTAGGATATGTATACAGTAGATGGTATGGGAACTGCAAAATCATATACTATCAAACTAGATATAGGAACTATAACCGATACTGGAAAATTAGTAAAGTTTTCAAATTTAAAGCAATACAAAATAGAAAATAAAGGAACATATCACATATTTTAGTATGAAGGAGGAGATGAAGGATCTAGTCCAGATTTGGATGAGTACAGGAGTCTTGTATCGCAACCCTATAATATCTTTAGTAGCAAAATCTCTGGATCATTAGTTTTAATTGCTGAATTGGTACAGTTTAACGATTTTGATATTTAGATACATAATACTTTTGATACCTCTGGGACAAACAAAACTTATACTCCCAGCGTTACATTTAATTTTTCTGGAGATTATCCATTCATTCCATACGGTGTCATATGTGAAGTTTCATTATATAAAGGAGAGAGCTAGCAAGTTACTAATACATTTGATTTTATAATAGATGATGCAACTATTAGTAGTTAGATTGCCACTAGCAATACTAGCTATGAAATCAGAATGGACGATTTTCTCAGAGGAACAGTAGCCTCCAAAATACAAGAGATAGCAGACTCTGGGTATTTCAATTTAGGCGCAAGAAACGAGTAGTATATTATAAGATATTAGCTAACTCCATGTATGAACTGGGGTCCACTATCTTATCTTACAGTTTCTGGTTAGATTGACTTAGACAAGCTTGGAACTGGATACATAGAAATAAGTTAGTGGAGGTATTACAATGAGTCTGAGAAATGTAATTTAACTTGGGGTTTAGAAATATATGAGGAAGAAGGGCATTATGTTGATAATGTCGAAATGGAACTTGTAAGATTTACAAGTCCAAATACTACTGAGTCTGTTACTTATACAATTAATAAGAAGGCATCCTATTTTGGAGTATTCTATGATATACTTCCAATAAATGAAGATTATTACAGATTATCTGGTCAGTTAAAACCAAACAACTTATATTTAGTTAAGGTAAAAGTAGCTTACGTATCAGAGGACACTCCAGATCAGTAGGATATCAGAGAATTTTACAGATGGATATACACAAATACCGTGTTCAATGAACATTATACTGATACTGACGACTTTAAGGATTTAACCCTTGATTTAGGTCCTAGTTTTAATGTGGATTATAAATCAGAATCGACAGACACTGAAACTAGTGTGTATGGTATCATATAGAAAGTAACAGAAAATCTGACTGATGAACAGAAAACTGAAGCTAGAAGAACAAAAACGTCATTAAGTGCTATATAGACGCAAAGAGATTTCTCTGTTAGCGGAGAACTTCTGATTGGATTGCTAGAGGACTATGATACATTTTACCTACAGTCTACATAGGATTCTTTTGATATTAATCTATTATCAGATAGCTTTGATTGCACATCCACTGCTAGTATAATGTATACTGATAGAGAGGATTCTAATCAGGACACATATCTAGCGTCAGATAGTTTAATAGTGGAATAGGGAGGTCTAGAAGCTTACAAAATTCCAACAACTTCTGGACAAGATGTAAGTGATTAGTTACTAGCTATTCCAACAAATATATGTGAGAAGGGAACTTTCAATATACAATCTTTTAATGATAATGTTTATAGTTTCAATATGACGTATAAAGCCCTTTAGATGGTTAAGGCATATTGTACGAAAATATCTTCAGTACTATCGTACAAGGGTAGATTCATACCTCTAGCGTATAATAGGGAAAGTTTCTCTAGCTATAATCTAGAATGGGATGATAGTACTTAGAGATGGTTACCTATGACTTTAGGATTATTTGGATTCTAGGAGGAAGGAGGCAATGATGGTATTGCTTGGATTGGAGGTTGGACTTCATCTGGTAACTCTGAGAACTAGATCGAAGTAGAAAAAGCCAACAATCTAAATTTCCACTGGACGACTGACATAGACATTGCCAACGCTGAGGCTACTAGTGGATGGAATGGAACAGCTATGTTCTTTGTTCATAGGTGGTCTGGAGATGACCATGATTGTATTTCATATTGGAATGCTTGGAGAGGATCAAGTAGATATTCTTGGCCAACGGACATACACTCTGATACTAATAGAGTCTAGCTGGCATTGAAATCTAATAACGGAGATACTTATTTCTATCCTATTAACTGTTCAAAGGTTGGAAATGGAAGCTCTAATACAGCTACTATGCGAACATCTTCCACATTTTCTGTGCTTTATAATGATTTCGCTTAGTATCTTAATAATATATATAGATATGATTAGGACTAGGTTGAACAAAGTTGTATAGTTCCACAGTATATTTACTGGATGGATGACTGTTCATACAGTTTAGTAGCTTCTCTGGATATAAAATCTACAGATGCTTTGAATAATTGCGATGTTCAGTTAATTTTGGACAACGGAAGAATTAATCTAAAGTCGGTAGTTTCTGAACTTATTGCTCTAGGAACTCTAGAAGGGGGAGTGGATGATTATCCTACTTTGCAAAGTAATATTAGTTGGACTATGTAGGCAGTTGACGACACTTTCCAATTTAGTATTAGTAATACTGATAGTAGTTCTGGAATATAGCTTCGTAATGAGATGCTAGACAAGATGAACGTAACCTTAGGAACTGCTATATTGGATTATGATGGAATAACTATTCTTGCAGATACTAGCATGGCTGCCAATAATACGTCTCTCTACATGAGAAACGATTCTACAGATGGATCTCAAACAACATATAGAATTGCTAGTGCAACTAAATTTATTCCAAAGAAAATAAGTTATTCAAAGGTAACTGGAACTAGTGATTACGGTATAGTTCCTAGTATATAGACTTCTAATCTAAATAGTAAAGAAATTAATCTTACTAGATATTTCATAATAGATCAAGACGGCCTTTTAGTCCTTAAAGATCCTAAGAGTTCAGAATTTAGTTTCAAGAGAGATGGAGAGAAAGATACTGGTACTATAGATGGATACCAGAATGTATGCATAATGGAAACTTATAGAGGATGGGGTTAATATGAATTTTAAAGAGCCTTTAAAACAGCCTATAAGCCTTGGTTTAATGTCTAAAGTACTTCCCACTAAAGGTAATCTGGCGTGGGAGTACAATCCATTTAGAAATTATAGAATAGACAGCCCAAAGTATTATTTCAGGAATAAGTTTTTTACAAAGGAAGAACTAGAGTTAGAGCTCGACCCTACAGGAAATACTAAAATTCCAACAGACGAATCTATTAAAACTTGGGATTCTTTTAGGTACCCAACATTAGAAAATGGAATCCATGATTACGAGGATGATCCAATATTCTATGATGTTAATTAGCTGGTGGATTTTGACACAGATGAATTAACGTTTGACGTAAATCATCCTGTAGACGTTCTTCCATAGTATTCTTATGATGGTTCTGTTAACTTAATCATAAATGACGGAAAAAATCAACCGAGACTTATTAATTCTAGATTTAGTCCTCTAGGAAGAGGTCTATATTAGATAGTAGATAGAAAGGGAGATAATGATACAAATATTTATGACTAGGGCTCACAGTTTTAGTCTGATACATCATTATATAAAACGTATGTAGGAATCCCAGAGCTTGAGTTTATAAATGTATACTAGAACGGTAATCTTCCTATAGGTAATTATCATTTTTACTTTAGATATGTTGATGCTGATGGAAATGAAACAGATTTTGTAGCAGAATCTGGAATGGTGTCAATATTTAAGGGAACTAATCTGAGTAGTGTTCATACTGGGTTTAGAGACGAAAATTCTTTTAAGTCTGTGAAGTTCATACTAAGTAATGTTGATCCAGCATATCAGTATGTAAATGTGTATTACACAAGAAGTACCGCTGATATAAATGAAAACTCTGTTGTAACTGCACACAAGATAAATCAAAAGTTCTTGGTTAACAATTCCCTGGTATGCCAGATATACATAACTGGTAACGAAGATACTACGGAAATATCAGTCGAGGAAATTAATGTAAAGTACCAAATAGCTGAAAATGTACAGACCTAGGAACAATGTCAAAATATGTTATTCTTTGGGAATATCTAGGACTAGGTAATTGACTACAAGGAGCTATCTGATTTGTCCTTAAGATTCATGGCAAGACCCGATACATCATTAGAGTACAATCCTGTTCCTCATGATTACAATAATGTGATAAGTAATACTTATTCTGATCCAAAGTTTATATATGGATATACTGGTTACTAGAATCACGAAATATACAGATTTGGAATTGTTTATTTAATGAGTAATGGTACATTATCACCAGTATTTAATATTCGTGGTGCCTTCTTTAATGACTATGACTAGTCATATAATAACTTTAACATTTACAATACAGTAGATGGACAAGAAGTTAGGAATTACATTACTTATAATGAGGACACTGGAATCATATATAAATCTTCTGAAAGTGAAGGAGAAACTAGGGACGTAGATTCAACAGAATCTTTAGAAAACGTGTATGGGGTAGTCCGAATTGAATCAAGTGAGAATTCTGAAATAAATAAAGTAATTGGAATAAGGATAGAAATTGATGATAAGGATAGATTGTTTCAAGAGTTCAGCAAGTATGACATAAAGGGATATTTCTTTGTTAAATAGAAAAGGATTCCTCTGAGACTCTGTTAGGCCCTTACTATAGGAGTTGATGGAGAATCTAATACACCTCTATTATATACTGACAATACTATTAATGTAAATTCTGATTCCAAGAATAAAATTAGTGAGGACACATTTTACATAACAGAAAGATTCTTGACTGATTCTAAAGTTCTAACACACACACTGGAGGACAGATTATACTGCGTAAAGACTTCCAACGTAAATAAGTATGGAGCTATTTGTCCAGAATATGATGTAAATAGTCCATATCTTAATACGCTATTTTGTGGGGATGAATATGTAATTGAACAGGTTACTAGCAGTATTCCATTGTCGTAGGACTAGGGGGAAAATAGACACTTATACATTAACAACTATAGTTATTTAAATTATGATAGCAGACCCTGCTCACATATTAGAGTAATTGGTGTAGAAGATAATGTAAAACTAGTTGAGGTTGGAAACAAATTATTTTCTGCAAGAGCAGGCGAGGCTGAGGAAGCATTTAGATATGAGTATATTAGTCAAGAGTTAAAATCGTCTGATGCTAATAATCTTCTAAGAGGCTCTTACGGACCGTACTTAGGGTTTGATGGATATAAATATCCCGGAACTCTAGTAAATATTTACATTCCGGATTACTCTTCTATGAATAAATAGGAGTTGTTTAAGATAAGAATAAATGATAAATCTCCATACTATGCCATATCTGAGAGATACGATATTACACAGGCTCCGTCTGAAGATTAGATACTATACAGAGGAGATACTTATATCTGCACATTTACTCATAGATTCAACAGAAACTTTCAAGATCCATCTGCTCCTATCAATCATAGAATTGTGGACGAAAACTGTTGGAAAGATAACTATGAGGTATCTGATGGAGTAGTAAAAACCGAAAACTTCGAGAATATTAATCTCGGAGATGTTAATGCTATCAAGATTGGAATGTGGATTACCTTCCAAGTGGTATCTTCTTATAATCTTAATATAAGATCCTTGGATGATTCTAATGCCGACGAGATGGCTCTTACAGGTCACGCAAGAGGATTCTATCCTTACTATGGTATGTCTGTGGATGGATCATATAAGACTCCAGAAGCTCTATGTTATAATAAGGGATTTGGAAAGTCTTTATCAGAAAGATATAATTATGAAGTTCCAGATGTTCCAGCAATCAAGAATGACTTTACTAACAGAATAGCTTACTCAGATATTCACGTAAATGATGCATTTAAGAATGGTTTTAGAGTATTTAGAAGTACTCATTATAGAGACTATCCTAAGACTTATGGTTAGATAACAAAACTAGTTGAGTTCAGAGGAAATCTAATCTGTGTATTTGAGCATGGAGTAGCTCTAATTCCTGTAAATGAAAGAGCTGTTGCTGGAGAAGGTGCTGGAGGTAATGTGTATATCAATACTTCTAATGTTCTTCCTGAGAATCCAAAGATTATTTCTGATACCTTTGGAAGTCAATGGAAAGATTCTGTTATAAAAACACCAATGGGTGTATATGGAGTTGATACTATTGGTAAAAAGATTTGGAGAACAAATGGAGAATCATTTGAATGTATTTCAGACTTTAAAGTTCAAGAGTTCTTAAATCAAAATATATCTCTTGGAGAAAGAGAATTAGAACCAATAATAGGAGTTAGAAATGTAAAAACTCACTATAATAGATACAAGCAAGATATTATGTTTACTTTCTATGATAATCTATATGGATTTGAAGAGAAAGTTTGGAATCTCTGTTTCAATGAATTGCAACAAAAATGGATAACCTTCTATAGCTGGGTTCCAAGTTATTCAGAGAATATATACAATCAATACTTCAGTTTTGATAGAAATACTTCTAAATGGATAACTAAACTTGGAGTAAGTCATAGTGATAACGACTTCTCTGACGGAGTAGTATTGTCAAATAATGTTATTCCTGATGATGCAAAGAGTGGTTATCGAATAGGAGAACTTAGCCTTGCTAACAGAACTCTACCGGAAGGAGAAGGAATCAAAACAACAATATATTATACATTAGAACGAGATAACTATAAAAACTACGAAAACTTTCAAATCAAGTACGAAGTATATACTATCCAGAATGATACAAAAGTATATACTGGTGAGATCTTAACTTTAGATTAGGTTAAAAATGGTGTAGACAAGTTATACGATTCCAACTTATATCTCGCAACTGATGCATCTAATTTATGTTCTGAATTATATGTTCGAGGAAATAACCAAGAAATCTCTACCTTAGAAACTATAATAGCTAAAGAAGGGAAATGGGAGAAATTATCAAACGGATTGTACAGGATTTACGAGGATGACAAGCGTTCTAAGTATACGGATTACGATCCTAATACACATAGATGTGTAAAGAAAAAAACTACTCTTGAGGTAACCTTAAATTTCTATCCTTGGTTGAATAATTGTGTAATAAATTCTAACTACCCAATATATAAAGATGATAGGGGAAGAAGAATAAATCTCTCTACTATAGATAAGGACAGAAGACTGAATGGGGATAAGGTTGTTACTTTGTTAAACATTAGGGCTAATATCTTAGTTACCTATAATGGAGAAACCCCATCTTTAGCTGAAGCATATACTTCTGGTTTCAAGAACGGAACCGAGGTCAATGCTGGATATTATGAGTCAGTAGTAGCTGTAATTCCATAGTACAATATGTAGTTCCTGACTACAGATTTTTGGAAGCATGGACAAGCAGGAATCATTGATATAGCTGATAAGATCTATCCTACCTACTGGTATGGAAAACAACATCCATTTGAGTTTGAGTTTGTGGTTGCAGATAATCCTTCAGCACATAAAATCTTTGATAATCTCCAGATAATAAGTAATAATGCAGAACCTGAGTCATTTCATTATGAAATAGTCGGAGATTGTTATAATTTTGCTAAAGATAAGAAGAATATGTACATTAGATAGGAGGCCACAAAAGAGCTATATCAATATAATGGATGTGATGTTACCTATGATCATGAGTATAGCGACTTGGATTCTGAACATAGACCTCTACTAGATTCTGATGGAAATGAAATTCCAGGATTCTACGATAGATCTACTCTAATGCCTTTGTACTATTCTAGACAGGATACTATAAATGAAATAGAAGACTCATACCACTTAAAGGATGATGTTCCAACTAAAGATTTCTCTGCCTTAGCAGGAGGAGAAATAGTTCACTACAAAACTCTTGATGAGTATAGAATTTGGAATCATGCTAGAGCTGTGGATATGCAGACTAAGGGCAGACTTAGAGGCAATATGCAATACAATGAGGATCAATGGTTAGTACAGATTAATCCAATTAATATTGTATATAAGAATGAAAAAAATTGGACTGACATATATTAGGATCTTATTACAGAATATAAACCTGATAAACCTGATGAGATAGAAAGAAGTAGAGAGTTATCTAATAAGATTCCTATTGAACTAGGACAGTCACCAATACCAGACTAGGTATTAGAAAAAGGAGAGATTTTTTATGATTGGGATAATCCCACAAAAAGTGATATCCCAGAAAACTCATTAGATAGAGCAATAGTATCTTGGGGTAACTTAGAAACTAAAAATGAAGAAGTAAAATTAAAAGATAAATGGATAAAGATTAGAATAAGATACACTGGAAATAAATTAGCAATAATAACAGCTATCAGAACGTTATATTCTGTTAGTTATTCGTGATATGGGAGCATTTAATTTATCAAGTAATCCTTTATCTACTCTGTTTCCGAATCTATCTCCATAGCAAGACCCTAATTATGGTAATGCTTTTTAGATAGATCTCGGAAACCTAAAGAGTACTACTTCTCCTATGCCAGACTATGCTAAATAGTTCGCTGAAGAAACTTAGCCAATACTTAATCAAATGAAGTTTAAAGTTGGATTAATGACTTCTGGCTCTAGCAATCCTGCCATAGCTTTCCAAGGTAAACAAATGGCAGATGAAGTTGTTAGTGATATGAATCGGAAGGCTGACTAGTTCTCTTCAATCTTTCCTACTGATGGAAGTCAAACTCCTAATAAACCTAGTTTCTTTTCCAAAATAGGAGGATGGCAGACAGTTGGTGCTGCAGCTGATATGCTAGGTTCTTTTATGCCTGAGAAGGATGAATACTCTGGAACTAAAGGTGATCTTACTTAGACATTAGACAGTACCTATGATAATATAGCTAATACCCTCATGGCTATTCCAGGATGGGGAACTTTAGCTGGAGGTATAATGAAAGCCGGATCTTTTCTCGGTAAAGGAGTTAATGCTTTAGGAGGTGGTACAGATGGTATGACTACTACTGATGCTATTTTAGGAAGCTCGTTTTTAAGTTTAACACCATTTGGACTAATTAATGGATTTGGAGGCAGTAAGACTAATACTATTACTAAAGACGAGTAGGTATTTGAGACTGTCGGATCTTCGTATACGGGCACTAATTAGACTGTTAATGATGCGCTTACTAAGAGTGGTAAGAAGTATGGGCTATTTAGTAGTAAGGCAAGAAATAGAGCAAATGAAGAAATAGAGGAAGCTAAGAGATAGTAGGGAGTAATGTCGTGGGTGGCTGATGAAGCTACTGACAGATTTGCTATACGTGATTCTATGGCAGCTATTAACGGAAATAGAAGAAAATATTATTTACAAGGAGGCTATAACTAGGCTGATGTTAGAGTTGGAAAATCTGGAATGTCATTAGACTTAATAGCTAAAGCTAAGAAGGTCTTACATGAATCTAGGAAGTTGAAAGGAGGTGGATAGATAACACCAACCGAGATTTTATTAGTGGTTCCAGAATTTCAAGATGGAGGATAGATAAATAAGAAATCTAGAACTTTATAGGAACTTATAGAGTATGCTAAGAAAGAAAATCCTAGATTCATCTAGAGAATGTCTGAACCTCCTAGAGGGATAGATTTTGTGGATGACGAGGGCAAGTAGGCTAGGGGTAGTCATTATATGGAATGGAGTACTGATGATAACGGGAATGCTATCATATATCCAAGAATACAAGAGGTTGACAAAGAGTTGAAATTCTTTAATAGTTCTGATGCTTACAATAGAGCTATGGAGAACAAGAACTATCTTATAATGACTCCAGAAGAAGCTAAATTATTCTTTGCGGAAGATCCTGAATATGGGACTGCCTATAAATCTGGATGGCCTCAATTCTTTGGCAAGTTTCAGCAAGGAGGTTCTATTAATATAATTCCTGAAGGTGCTCTTCACGCTCATAAGCATAACATGGATATGGAAGGAATTACTCCAAAAGGTATTCCAGTAGTATCCAACAAGGAAGGTGGTGAAGTGGAACAATAGGCTGAGATAGAAAGGGAGGAGATAATATTTAGACTAGAAGTAACTAAGAAGCTTGAAAAACTAGAAGAAAAATATTACGACGAAGAGACTTCCCAGAGAGAGAAGGATGAATGTGCTCTAGAAGCAGGAAAGTTACTAGTTGAAGAGATACTTTATAATACATAGGATAATACAAATAAATTGCTATAATTATGCCTATAAGAAAAATATCACAAGCTGAGGCAGCAGAAAACAAGAAAAAGCAGCAAGTTCTAAGAACAGCTGGATATAATATTAAAGTAGATGGTTCTTGGGGACCTTGGTAGGAAAAACAATATAGAAAAGTGACTTCAGCTAAAAGAGGCAAAACAAGTTAGGCTAATGTGGGAGTAATGGCTCTTCCTGTTGCTGGTTATGGGATTGCTCAGTTGCTAGAGGGACTTGGCTCTATGTCACTCCCCTCTATATCTCTTCCATTTATTCCAGCATCAGCTGCTGCTATGGCAGCTCCAGTAGCTTTAACATTAGCTGGACCTGCATACGGACTGTATGAAACCATTACTGGTCAGCATCATTAGGTAAATATCACTCCACAGGAAAGATAGGCTATGACATATGCTCCTGATGCTACTAGGGTTAGTAGACCGATCGTTGTAAGCAGAACTAGAGTAGGGAGTCAATCTCAATCAAGACCTATAGGGGAAATGTATATAAACCCTGCGCTAACTCGTACTAGATCTGTTAGTATGGCATCTGAGGCTGCACGTGATTCTACTGGAACCGCTACAGCCCCACGATATAGTACTGGTACTGTTCCAAGTTCAGCTCCCCAAGGTAACAAGCCAGAAGATAAGAAACCCAAACAAGATCCAAAGAAGAAAGGCGGATTTAAGGGGGGAGCTAAGAAACCCAAACAAGATCCAAAGAAGAAAGGCGGATTTAAGGGGGGAGCTAAGA